GTTGCGCTCGCCTTAGCTGAGCGCCCCATCGAAATCCCACCGATCGACGCCGCGGGTTTAGCCGCACGCCCCATCGCGATATCGCCTACTGCGGCGCTCGGTCTGCCGATTTCTGCAGCGGGCTTTCCGTATTTTATCCCCATGCCTGGCAGCGCTGTAGGCTCGCCCGCCGTGACAGTAAGGCCCTCGGCCTCTCGTTGTCCCACAATGCGAATACCCTCCCGCATCAGCACGTCAGGATTTACCTCTGGTGCAGGCCCCGAAGGCTCCGGCAGTACAGCACGCAATATATCTTTAGCCGACTGCCCGAAGCCCTGATCCATGCCTTGCTGCCAGGCATCGCCGAGCGCTTCCAGCCCTAGCGCGTCCCCTACGGTGTTCAGGCCCTCGGCGACCGCTTGCCGAGCCTTACCCTTGCCGCCTTTCGCCCGCATGATTGCTTCCGCCGCTTCCATCGCGGCTTTTACGCCTTTCGCAGTTTCAGGCGCGATGCGCACGGACAGGTCCAGCTCTTTATTCTGCAGGTCTTGCACGATCCCCGCGACCTGCCCGCCGCCCTTTGCCCTTCGCAGCGCAAGGCCAGCCTCATGTCGCGCCGTACCGCTGACTGCGCCAAACCCGGCGCGGCGCCCCTCGAGTGCGCCCAGCACGTCTTTCACAGGGGATCCGGTATCCTCGAATTCCCTGCTTACCAGGCGCTGCACGTCTACTTGTTGGATGCCGGGCGCGAACACTTGCGCGAGCCCGCGCACTGCGTTGATGTCTCCGCCACCTCCGCGCACGATCAGATCCGTGATCGAACGAATGAAGGCGCTACTCCGGCTTTGCGCGATCTCGATCAGGCTCGAGATGTCCTCTGACAGCCCTTGCTCCCGCGCTACCACGCGAGCCGCTTCCATCGCCATCGTGGCGCCTATGCCGCCCGCGCCTGGCCCCGTGACAGCCTGCGCGGCACCTTCCCCGATGGTTTGCGCCATCCGCAGCGCGTTTTCACCTCGGAAATTCATGGCGCTGAAACCGCGCGTGAGCTCGTTTACGGAATCGACTGAAAAGTCGATCCCCTGACTACGCACGTGCTCCACCCAGCTCGAAACGGTTTGTAGATGCTGATCGAGCCGTGTTTCTTGAATGCCTGCGGTAATACCCGCGCTAACGGATTCAAGCATGAGCTGCGCGGGATTTTCTACGCGCCCACCGCCTGTCATCTGCGCGCCCACCACAGAACCTGCGCCGCGCACACCGAGTATTTTCTCAAGCTCGAGCTGCGGCTTAAATGCCGCTCCCAGCGCTCCACCCTTAAGCCCACTGCGCGCAGCAAGCTCCGCCATCATGCCCGGCGCCTCGGAAGGATCTACGCCGTAGCCGGCAGCAAGGCCCGCCATTGAATCCGTGCGCCCCGTAGCACCGTAAGATCTCGACAGCGCCCCGCGCACCTGCGCAAACGATTGGTAGAGCGTCTGCAGCGCGCCCACCATGGGGCCTAGGGCAGGGCCTGCCACGGGGACCGCGCCTGCGAGGCTTTGTGCGAGTCCGCTCGGCTGTGAGGCTTGCCCGAGCGCGCCCACGCCTCGACTAAACGCGTTGCCTACGACGGTGCCGGAAAATGAGCCAACGGCGGTAGGCCAGAAACCGCCACCCTGCCCGCCTTGCTGTGCACCGCTACCTACGCGCCCGCCTTGCTGTCCACCGCCACTGCCGCCACCTCCGTGCCCGCCCGCGCCACCCAGCTTCTGCACTTTCGCGGTCTGCGCGGCGAGCTGCGTAAGGGAGCGCGTCATTCGCTCGATCGACTTTTCGAACGCGTCGATCGTCTTAGGATCGAACGCGCGTGAAATGTCCTCGCCCGCATTCTTGATATCCGCCGCGTCGACTTCGATCGATACGACTGTTCGGTGGCGCGTTTCCATGGGCCTATCCTACCTGATTCGCGGGATCGTACTCGGCGAGCTCCATGGCATCCCAGATCGGATCTCCGGTCAGCGCGGGGCCTTCCTGCGGCAAGCGTGTGGCTTCACCGCCGCGCCGAAGATCCTCGAGCGCTTCCACCGCGAGCACTTGCTCAATCGCCTCTCGCAGATTCAGAGATAAGAACCTTTGATCGTTGGGCGGAAGCTGGAATGTCTTCGCCCATAGCCACGACACCCGCTGAATCGCTTCCGCGTTTGTTTTCGGCGTCTGAATCACCCGCGAGATCTGCAGGAGTGTTCTTGTCTGTGCGGTGAAATCGACGCTCGTATTTGATCGCCTCCGCATACAGCGCGCTTACAGGCGACGCGTCGTAAAGCTCAAATGGTCGAAACCACGTAGGCATATTCTTTTTCTGAATCGTGACCTCGAGAAAGCAGCACTGCTCGACAAGCAGCGCGGCATTCGGATCAGCTGCCGATCCTTGCGGGAGGTACGCCGACTTAAGCCTACCGATGTCGATCTGCTCTCCGATCGTAGGCACCTTGAATACGAACGATCCTTGGTAGCGCTTGCCGCGTGAGCCTACGACATCGATCGAAAGCGTCGTTATTGGAGGTAAATCCTCCACTTCTTTTTCGTCGGCAGCAGAGCTCCACTGTCTCCGCAGTTCATCCGGACTAGCTGGCATTGCGTCCCCACAAATGCAAAAGGGCGCCCCCTCGTGAGGCGCCCCTGCACAGTAGCAGAAACAGATCAGCCCTTAGACTCGTCCTTGATCCGGATCGCCACGAATTCGCACTGCGACATGACCACGCCCTTGGCCTGCACCTGCACGCGGTGACTCGTGCAACGCACGTTCTGAATATCCGCGAGGATCTTACCCGTCACGCGATCCTCGATCGAGCCAGTCAGCTCCTCGTAACTGAGGATGTTCTCGAGCGAAGGCATGATCACTACGCCGTCGCGTCTCTTGATCGGACTCATGATCAACCGGACCATTTCCGCGCTCAGCGTCACGCGGTAGGCCACGGGCACATTTTCCGCGACCTCAAATTGATCGAGCACCTCTATCGGAGCGTGCTCGATCTCCTCACCGTAAGACACGCCTGTTGCGTACATGACAGGCGTCGGCCCGAGCTTAAACAGCGCGCGCGCCCCTGTGAGAACCATCCCTCTAGCCATCGGATAAACCCCTCAAGCGTGCGCGCAGTCAGCGGCCCGCCCCCTTTGCTGTTTAGGCGGACACGTTTGAAGCCGTCACGTGGATCGTGATAGGCACGAAGTTGATCGGATTCACGGGCGCGACTTCCACGCTCACCGGGTAGACGTCGCCGATCGTCTCGACCGTCATATTGCGCCACGCGACAATGGTCTCGTCGCGCACTTGGTTGTCGAGCTCCGCGCCGCCCTTTACCTGCAGGCTTCCCGCCGCGCCAGAAAGGCCGCGCTTGCCCACGAACTTCTCGAGCGAGCTGCGAAGGTTGTACGCGCAGGTGTTAAGCGACTCGTTCGACGACATCTCGACGAACACCAAATTGTCGTCGGCGAGGTACGTCGTGATCGAGCGGATCCAACGAATGCCCACGCCGTCTACGCGCTCGAGCATCATAAGGCCCGCGTCGATCAGTTCAGACGCGTTGTCCGCAACCGTCCACGACGAGTCGTTCCGGATGTTTGTCATCGTCGGGACCTTGTGAGTCAGCGGCTCGCCGATCGCACTGCCCGCCTGCATGCCGGCAGCAATGACAGCTGCCATCCATGGCGGGTAGAACGTCGCAAGCCCCGTGTCGGGATCGAAGCGCTGCACCTCTTGCGAGATCGCGCAGAGGTGGCGACTTGAGATCGCAAGGATCTGCGATTTGATATTCGCCTTCGTTTCGCCCGCGCCGCCCGCGGTACCGATGCCGACGTAGCCGTTTGCTTCGCTTCGAAGCGCGCCCGCGCGAGCCACCAAGTGTTCAAGCAGTAGGACATGCACTGCCGGATTCTCCGTGCAGACCACAATAATGTTTACGCGCCGAGCTTTGAGCGCAGTGAATGCAGCTTGCCAGTGCGTGATGTTTGGTTCGCCCTCGCTGCCCCCTGACAGGAACGTGGCTGCGATGTTCGCGGGCGGTAGCGGTGCGTTCGTGGCGCGCGTAGCCGTGACGTAGGCGCTGAGCGAATTGAGTGCGTCCACTGCATCCATGAGCCCGCGCAGAAAGTTGTACGTCGAGATCACGGTTTGACTCGTGACGTAATCGAGGTCTGCCACAAGGTCTGTGGTCCCTGACGACGTGAGCACCGAGGCAGTAAAGCCACTCAGTGCATTGAGTCGATCGGCGAGCTTCCGGATCGTCGGGTAGCTCGCATGGGTGTGATTTACCGCGTCCACCGTGACAGTGATTGTCCTGGCCGCAGCAACATCGCCTAGGGCGATGACCTGAAGTTGGCTAAACGCTGTTGCGCCCGCCTGCGAAGCGACGCTCGTGAAATTGAAGCGCTCGCCCACGGCAGCGCCCGTCGAGCTCCTACCGAACACGGCCACGTCGACCGCAGCAAGCGTGTCGATCGCGATCGTGGTCAGCGCGCCAGCAGCCCAGGCATTCGTGAGCTTCGAAATACCGCGCGTGGTCTGGCCCGTGGTGAGCGTGAATAGCGTGGTGGGCAGCACCTGATCGCTGACCGTGACCGTACCAAGCGCAGTCGCGCTCATTTCGGTACCGAGCACCTTACTGAACGACTGCGAACCGTTGACGTCCGAGGTGCCATTCAAGGTGAGCGTTTCCTGTACCGCGCTCGTACCGCTGAGGCCGTAGATCGTCACGCGCTGCGTGGTGTCCCCTGCGTTGCTCGACTTGATACGCACGGGCCCCGTTGCGGGAATGTTCGCCGTGCGCTCTGTCGTGAGCCCCGTAACTGCCTTGGTGGACACGATCTTGAACAGCGTCGCGTTCAAGGTAGCGAGCGCTGTCGAGTAGCCGTTCGAACCCGGAGCGAAGATCAGCGAAAGGCTCGAGCTCCCTCCGACGTCATCGAAAAGCTCGGTCTTGTCCTCGAAAACGACCGTGAGTTTCTTACCCTGATTTGTGCCGTTGGCGACGGCGACATTGATCTGGTTGTTGAAAAGCCCGTAGTCGCGGCTCAGCAGATTCATGCTGTTGGCCGAATTGACGTCGAGCAGCACCGCGCTTGCCTGCGTGGCGGGATTCACCTTGATCGGTACGATCCTCTGCGCGCCACCGGGGACCGCTTCGTCGGCGGACGGCTGAAAACAGAACTGCGATGCCGTGCGCAGCGTCCCCGAGCGGTACCGTTGAAGTGCGGCATTCGGACTCGTCAGATCGTAAGTGTCAGAAGCGTCCAGGGGCTTTCCGCCCTCGGCCGTTCCGATCAGCGCCACGATTCCGACAGCTGCGGGACTGGTAGAGGCAAGGGCGCTCGCGTCGATCTTGCTGACCGCCTGCGGGATATTGATCCGCCGCCCGTTGAAAAAAATCGAAGTCGCCATTTTTCGTTACCTTCCGGATCAACGCGGTGCAGACTTGAATTCCTGAAAGAGCTGCGCCCACTGCGCATCAGTAAGCTTGCGAGTCCCGTGGACGCGCTCCTCGCACGAAATGAAGGCCTTCGCGATCGGATCGTGCAGGCTTCCACTGCAGAAGGTTCTCACGGTGCTGTTCGGCTCGTCTACCACGAGCGCAGGAACAGGCGCGGGCAGCAATGTTTCAGCGTCCACCTGGAAGGTCTGATCAGCGGAGCTGTCCTCGACAGCCTCCGCATCGTCGCGTTTTGCTTTCGCCATGCTCAATCGCTCCCCTTCGCAGGATCGAATGTAGCTACGCCCCCGCGCAGTCCATCCACTACCACGTCGTTCACGAAGACTCTAGTTGTGAAGTTCGCGGGATCGCGCACCCATTCAGGAACTGTCACGAGGGTTTTCCCGCTAATGCGCACGGTGCGCACGAACATATTTTCAGGCAGTAACTCCGGATTCGGTACGAGCTCTGTGCCTGAGAATGACGCATCCAGAAAACCATTCTGCACGAGTTCTCGTCGCGCACCGACAAGAATCATCTTCGCGATCTGATACAGGTGCGCGCAGACGTCCGGGTGCTCCGCGTAAATCCACACGCCATAGGTACAGTCGAAAAACACGCCTCGATACTCTGCGACATTCGCGACGTCGCCCTCGTCCTCAGTCGTGGCGCCGATCAGATCCCCGATCATCGTTTCGGATTGCTGCTCGGCCTCGAGCACGATCGCAAGGCAGGGCATTTCGGCCCCTGTGCGGGGATAACCAAGAGTCACGCGCGGAGGATGCGCAACCAAGTAATCGAGGATGCGATCGCTTTCATCCTTGCCGATCGCGCCATGAAAGAAATGCGTAAAGTAGGCTTCTGCCCGTTCGCGATTTGTCGAGAGCAACTCGAATTCTGCGCTGAGCAAATTCAGAATCATGCGCTCGATCAGAATCGAATTGGTGTGAGCCTCTGCTAGGCCTACGTAGTCCTGCGGCGTGCTGTTTAATAGCGCTTGCCCTATGCGGGTAAGGATCAGATTTTTACGGCTCATCGGTATTGATCGCTTTCCACACCGCACGACTCAGCAGCGACGATAACTCGACCTGCACCTTAGGCCCGAGATTGCGCGCCACAATTCCGCCGTGCATCCAGCTGCGCGGATCGTCAGGCGGCTTTGACGAGATCGTTCGAAATGTCTGGTACGTCGTCGAGCTTGCACCGCTCGGGTAGTGCGTGACGCGCTTAACCATGCTCGTGTAAATGCTCGTCTTGTGCCACGGCTGCAGCAGACGGCTTAGCGTTTCCTTCGTGTCCTTACGCAATCCACGTTGGTGTGGCGAAAGTCTCCCGCCCCACGACGTGTGCCGTGTCATGCGTCCGGCCGAGTGTGTCGTCGCTACGGAAAGTGTGGGCGCGAGATTCTTGGCTACACGGTAGATCTCCGGAGGCATAGCGTTGCCTACGTTGCGCCCCCCTGTACCGGGTGTTCCATGTCGAAAAGGGACCGCTAGGTAGCGACTGCCGTCCGCTGCAGTTTTCGCCTTCGGACTCTTGAGCATCCAGCCGCGCATGTCGCCGCCTGGCCACCCGTTCTCAATCATGTTTGGCAGTAGCCCCGTGAGGACAACTTCCTCGCGTTTCGGGTAATGATCGAGCTGCAGTGCCCCGATATAGTCGCGCGACGTGCTGTGTAGCGTATTCTGCGCGAGCTTTACCCACGCCGCGTAAGCGGCTGCGCCGAGGCCGCGCAGGATCTGATCCGCTTCTTTCTGCGTAGGCACGCCGAGCGCTACTGCAGCGGCGACCGCTGAAATATCAATGCGCAGCGTGGTCACGATCAAACTTCCCAGGTGCTAGGCAGCGGCTTATTCACGTCGATCAAGTAGTCTAGCCGCATGATCGCGTGGAGCGGAAGGGCGATCGATTTATTCGCAGTCGTCTTTCGTCCGGACACGTCGTCACGCCAAGCGTGCGGAAAAGTCTCGACGATATACACGGGTCGAAATTCGTACCTGATGCTGAGCACCGTGCCATTCGGCACGAGCGCTTGCCCGATCACCGTCCACTGCAGCCAACCATCCTTTGTTAGCTCGAAATGCGTGCCTTGAATAACGGGTACGAATTTGTCGATGCCATTTGAGAAAATAGCGTGCACCACATTCGCCACACGATAACGACAGGAGTCGTGTCCAGCCGGCAGCTTCGCGCGGATCCCTCGCCGATTGTTTTTCGTGATCAGCTCGTCGAACACCATCACGCTATCGCGGAGCTCGATCGAATCGCGATGCCCTAGCCGGTGCTGAGGCGCAACCGTGATCTGGGCCTGCCCGCTCATCCAAGATCCCGCTTTTTCGTAGAGGTTCATGCTCTTGTCAGACATGAGCACGACACCTTGGATCTGAATTGGATCGATGTAGTAAAAGCCGGATCCGTCGCACGTGTCGCACGCGAAATCGGTCTGTCCTGTGGCCTGCGCTTGGCAGGGACAGAGCAGCGCTTTACGCCAAACCACATACTTACCGTGCTGCCCGATCAGACGTGTGAATTCTTCGTCGCGGAAATCCGCGCGTGTCTTCTTGAGGTTTTGACCAGGGCTCGGATCAAGGTGAGCCTCACCGTCTACGCTCGTAAGCGCGAGCGAAACCGGAGAATAAGCATTGCGCGTAGGGCTTTCCCGCGGCGTGTAGCTCTTACCGTTAGAGTCGATCTTCGGGCCTTTGATAGTCATATTAGGCGACGGCCATGGCGCCAGTACGCTTGTAGAAGGCTCTCAAGCGAGGTACCTGCGCCTTTATCTGCTTTTCATATTGTAAAATTCTGCTGCCATAGCCAGCGTTCGTGGCGCTGCTCGTTGTGCCTATACTTTGTGAAAGCCCGTCCATGGACAGCGAGAAGTTCGCGATACCGGCGCCTGCGATCAAGTCACCGAAGATGTTGAACGGCCCGAGCGACGCGAGCATCCCGATAATCTCGAGGATATCGCGCGGCACTTTACCTTCCTCAAATCCCGCCGTGTAGGTCAGCTCGTAAAGCTGCGGGAAAAAGGTGCGCCCGAGGTAGTAAGTGCTCAGGAACAGGTTGCCGCTCTGCCCGATCAGTACCTCGCTGAGGTTGCCGCTACCGGGCACAAGCTGCACGTGTCCGGCGTCGTTATCGACGCGCAGCCAGCTCGTTGGGTATTCCACCAAGCTCTGCGTGTTCTCGTATTTCACCGCGAATTTCTCGACGCTGATCACCGGGTAGTAATCAAGAGGGAAAAACGAATATGACGCCTGATCTTGACGGTAATAGTCGTGACGCTCTGCGTAGCGCGTCGGCAAAATCGGCACGTCGATCCAGCGCTCGAGCATGCGGATCGCTGCAATGATGTAGTGCTGAAAAACACCGTCGCCTAGTGTCTCGCCTATGTCGTTCGTAAGGTTGACGCCGAAGAAATAGCGCGCCTTCAATTCGTCCACAGTCAGGATGCTGCGGATTGCGAGGCCTGCGCCCTCTACAGGGGGCCCTGCCTGCGAAACCGTATCAAGGGCCGAGTTGTAGTAGCGCGTCCGGTACAGGTACGATTCGGCGCCGTGCCCGTCCGCCCATTTATAAGAAAACACGTTGCGCTCGAGTGCGGGACGCTCGCTAGGCAGCGTGACCTCTGTGTACGTGAGACCTCCATCTGCGGAGCGCTCTACGCGCAGTCGATCGAAGCCCGCAGCGAGCACATCGTTAATCGCGTCATCCGTAACCGAAATCTGAATGACGGTACCGAGCGCCTTCGAGCCAACAAAAGGCACCGCATTTTCGGCGAGGTCGATCGGGAATTGCATAGCTCTGAGCTTACCCTACGAGTGCCCCTGTGTTAACCGCGATCGTTTTGAACGTCACGCCGACCGGCCAGCCGTCCACGCGTACGCACTCGAAATGCAGCGCGTTCGTGATAGGCGTCACCGTGGAGCCTTCGTATTGATAGCCGAACACCGCGCCGTCGTAGACCACCTCATAGCGCGTGATTTCCGGCAGCTTCGCGAGCACCACGCAAGCAACGAGCCCAGCTGCATCGAATACGTCGAAGCTCACGACCTCGCCGACTGTGATCGTGCCATCTGAGGGCAGCAAATTCACGACCGCTGGCGCGACGATAATAGGCACGGGAATCAGCGGTAGTGTTGCTGCGATATCCCGATTTGTAGGATCGACCAGCGTGTAGCTAATAGCAGGCGTACTGAATTCTAGCAGACTGTCAGCGCTGCGATCGGAGGGGGCGTTATCGGTGAATCCCGCTGCTGCGGCAGGCAGAGCTGTTGCACCTGAAATGAATTGCTGTACTGGGCTATCGACAAATGCCGTCGAAGTCAGATCGCCGACTGTAAGCGGTGAAAGGAACGTGTCTCCGAGCAGGTTTGTGCTTTGATCTGCGACTCGGTTTGCCAAATCGTAGCTGATGCTTGGTGTAGCAAACTCTAGCAACGCGTCTGCACTCTGTGTGCTGGGCGCATTATCGATTGGCCCCGCAGCAGTTTCCGGTGTGCTCGTGCTGCCAGCCGGATCGGCCTGTAAGTCGTCGAGTTTGTCATTTAGGACGAGGTTCTGTGAAAACTCGATCCACGGCGCGAGCGTTGTATCTGTGCTGGTTTCGTCCTCAGGTAGATCACCCGTTGCGGGATCGTCGTGCCAGCGCAGCGTGACGTTGTAGCTCGTCGCGCTCGCTACGTGCGTGCGGTGTCCGATCTCGACAACGAGGTAATCGCCCGCCTGCGCACTCACGGATGTCAGCGTGTTCGTGGCTGCTAAGAGCGGTATGCGCCTGTTCGTGGCAGTCGTAACGAACTCACTTGAGAGCGCTCCTGCATCCGACGCGAGCAGCGTACCGCGCACGGTACCGTCCTCGCTTATTACCCGGATCTCACACTGCACGCGGCAGTCTTGTGCGGTGTCGCTTTCGCTGAATAGTGCATAGCCTTTGATCGTGCCCGTGATCGTTTGCGCTGCGCCGAGACGCGCAATGAATTGTGCGTTGAGCTTATTGAGAATCGACGCTGTCGTCTCGCTCGACGTGTTGACGAAAGGCGCTGTGCTTAGGGCAGCCTGATGCTTCACCGTGCGCATGCGTGCGCGCTGCGGCGTCGAACCTGCAGCGCTCCACGTCGCGCTAAACGCGAGCGCTGGCGTAGTAATGAGCTGCCCGAAGTAAAAGCGCGTTGCCATTGCTTAGAGTACAGGCTGGATCGAGACAGGCGATCCGTCGTGAGGCCCGAGTACCATAGCGCCACCTCCCCAGTTATTAGGCGTGTCCTGTCCAGGGTAGGCTATTTGCACCCAGCCGGGATCGCCTCCGTACACGTCGAATAGAAATCCTCCATTTACCCAATAGAGCCAGCGAAGGGATCCTTTGTACATACGCGCATTGCCGTAGGAAGTGAGCCATATTTTCTCACGAGGTCGAATAAGCGGGTTTGCGCTAGCGAGCATAACCTGTGCCCATACCGCTGCATCTCGTTGCGGATAAAAAGAGGACTGTGAAAGTTTCGCCGCAAGCACCATAAATTCTGTAAAGGCCTCGCCCGAAAGAGAACGCCCCCGCCAGCCTGCAAACGGCCCTGCGTAATTGCTACCCGGCGCTAGAGCGTCCATGAAGTAGAAAGACAGCATATTCATCGTAGTTATATTTAGAGCAGTACCGCTACTGAGTCGGTTAGGCGTGTTTAGGGCTTTCGTTCCAAATTGCGCGCAAGACACGTAAAGAGAAATTTCCCCATCTTCGGTGTCGTTCAGACGTTGCAGCCCGTACAGAGGGCCGCCTGACTGCTGATTGCTGGCGACGTTATTGTAGTAAGCTGAGAAATTCAGCGCGATAGATCCGTCCGCCGAGTAGTTCTGTTCGGGGATCGCATCTACGCAAACAATAAGCCCAGTTACCGCAATATTGCCCGTAACGTTGATAATATTCACAGCGGTGCCCGGCGTTGAATTCGTTCCGTAGGCAACCCAGGCGTGTGTGGGGAACGCATTTCCTGTACCGCCGCCGCCAGGATGTACGGTCGCCGTACATCCCGCTGCTGTGGCAAGCGTAGAAAACAGCTCAGCTGACTCCGCTGCCTTATCTACCTGTATGAAAAAGATCTGGATCTGCGTTTGATTCGCGGGTTTGATTATGCAGATCTCGTGTACGTAGTCGATCGCAGTACCTACCTGCGTCACGGTTGCGCCAGATTTCGAACCCGTGATCAGATTGCCTGTATCCCAGCCGTGGGCGCCTGTTCCAGTGCCGCGCAGACGCGGAGCCACCACGAGCCAGCCGACCGCGTTGTAATACGTGTATCCTACTAACTCGCCCTCGGCTCCTGTGCTGGCCTGCACGATGTTTTCGCCACGCTTAAAGGCGCCTGTACTGGCTGCCGTGATCGGGATCTTGAGTACAGAAGGCCCCTGTCCTACCCACCAACCTATGGCGTTGGGCGCCGTGTACGCCGAAAACTGCTCCCCTAGAGGGTCGTAGATGCTCCACGTGAGAGATCCGTTACTCGCGTCAGCTGCGACTGCGAAATTGCGCGCGTCGATTCGAACTGACGTGGAGCTGATGATTTCTTCGATCTGATGAAAGTGATTATTCGCCGCAGTGGCACCTCCCGTAATAACCAGGAAGCGCCCTTTATCTGCTGCAACTATTCCAGTCAGGCCTGTAACGGTAGCGCGCCCTCGCGTAGGCGTCGCAATGCTCGCTGCTGCAGCGCCAGCGTTTGTCGTGGCCTGCCCCGTCGCTCCCCACTTGTCTAGCGCAGGATCGCCTGTTGTCTCTTTTGCAGTACCGTCACTAGAAGCTTTGTACTTCCAGCCCGCTTTGCGCATCGTTTTCGTGAATTCCCAGAATCCCCGAAACCCGGTAGTGTTCCCTATGTAAAGGGTCCGACGAACGTGATTTACTGTGGGCATTTTGCGCTTTCCTTTTTACTGACTCAAGGCCCAGGCGGCACCGTCGCTCGGGCCCACCACCATCGCGCCAAGATTGTAGGACGAGAGCTGTGTCCACGCGGGATCTGTCCCGTAGACATCTGTCACTTGATCTCCGCTTACCCAGTAAAGCCAGCGGAGGGATCCTTTTGCGACGTGCGACGTTCCTGATACGGCTGCGCGCGCAGAGTACAGCGTAATCAGCTCGCGCGTTTTTGCGTAGGGACTAGCACTAGAAGCCATGCGGATTGCCGGCGTTTGACTACGCGCGAGCTCGAAAGCAGGGTTGTTGCCTACAAAAATAGAATCAAGTGCGCCCAACTCAAAATCTGTAAAATGCTCTGGTACTGAGCCATTTACGAGCGTGCCTATTCCGCGTGCACGCCAACCGTTGAAAAACACACGTGTAGTTCCGACTAAGGCACTCAGCGGCAAACGGCATATGTCGGTTTGCCCGGCTACGGTGGTCAGCGTGCCAGCGGTTGTGCGCGAGTTTCCGTAAAGTGTCTTCGTGCCGCCAGGATTGATCGTTACGTAAGGGGACAGCTCCCCTTCCTCGATATTATCAAGGCGATTAAACCCGTAGAGAATCCCGCCAACCGGCGCAGTAGTCGTCGCCTGCGTCGTGAGAATGAATAGATTCCACGAACCATCCGCCGAGTAGTTCTGCTCGGGGATCGCATCCACGCAGACGTACTGGCTGTTGAGAAACAGGAATGTGGAAGTATTCGCCGCGACAAGCGAGCCGTTACCCGCCGTCGTGTTCGTTCCCCACATCACCCAGGCGTGCGCGCCAAACGTGTTGCCTGTACCGCCGCCGCCAGGGTGCACTGTCGCGGTGCACCCTGATTGCGTCGCGTTGAAGCTGAAAAGCTCAGTTGCCTCCGTGCCCACCGTCGCGGCCTGCGTGACCAGGATCTGCATGGTCGTGTTCGCAGTAGGCTTGATAAATACGACCTCGTAGACGTAATCGATCGCCGTGCCGTTCTGAGTCACGGTCGCCGCCGAGTCTCCGCCCGTCACTACGTTGCCGGTATCCCAGCCCCACACGCCCGTGCCCGTCCCGCGCAGCCTGGGAGCCACCACAAGCCAGCCCGTGTCGCGGTAGTACGTGTAACCGAGCAATTCTCCCTCGGCCCCTGTAGAGGCCTGCACGAGGTTTTCGCCGACCTGGAAAGTGCCAGACGCTGCGACCGTGACCGGGATCTTGAGCACGCTCGGTCCCTGCGCGCACCACCAGGCGATGCTAGCGTCGAGCGTGGCAGTCACAGTCGAGTAAAGGTCGCCTAACGGATCGAGGATGCTCCACGTCAAAGCACCGTTGCTCGCGTCGCTGGCGACCGCAAACTGCCTCGCGTCGATCCGGACTGAAGTAGAGCTCAGCACTTCTTCGATCTGGTGCTGATTGTTGTTTGCGCTTGTCGTAGCGCCACTGATCAAAAGGAAACGCCCTTTGTCTGCGGCGACAATGCCCGTGAGCCCTGTGACCGTCGCTCGACCTCGAGTAGGGGCAGCAATACTCGCCGCTGCAGCGCCCGCGTTCGACGTGACGCCGCCGCCCCACTGATCCGCTGCGGGATCTCCGTTCGACACCTTCGTTGTGCCGTTGCTGGACGCTTTGAACTTCCAGCCTGTTTTCTTGAGCGCGCGCGTAAGCTTCCAGAAGCATTCGAATCCCTTGGTCTGCACGAGACCCAAAGGGTAATTATTGACGCGTACGTGATTAACTGTCGCCATGCGCAATGCTCCGAATCAGAGATTTAGAACCCATGCGGTCCCATCGTGAGGGCCTATAATCGTACCTGGCATAATGTTCCCGGTTTGAACCCATGCCGGGTCAGTGCCGAATACGTCTGTCGCCTGCTCGCCTGCGAACAAGTAGATCCACTTGAAAGTGCCTTTGAATACCTTACCGCCAAGGCGGGCACTGATTACCCAAATCGGTTCGCGCACACGAGACGTGGAGTCGGGACTTGTCGCGATACGCGTTACGTCGATCGTATTCAGGTTCTGTATAAAAGAGGCACTCTGTATGCCTTGCAGAATGCACGGCTCGAATTCTTCGAAACTTTCCGAAGTGAGCGCTCGCCTGCGCCAGCCGTTTAGGCAAGTGCGGGTAGTGCCTACCTGCAGCATTTGCAGCCCGCCTTGGGAAAGGGTGATCGTAGGCACCGCGCCTGCGCTCGTACGATTCTGACCGTATAAGGTTTTCACTCCACCGTGATTGATCGAAACGTACGGCGAGAAATCGGCATCCTCGATATCGTTCAGGCGCTGCAAACCGAGCAAGCTAAATCCATCAGGATTGCCGCTCGCAACGAACGAGTAAATCAGCGCCCACGATCCATCAGCTGAGTAGTTCTGCTCAGGGATCGCGTCTACGCAGATCACGTGCCCACGTACCGCAGTATTTGCTTGAATCGGGACTCCTGAACCTGGAGCCGTACCCGCCCCCCATGCCACCCAGGCATGCGCTCCGAATGCGTTTCCCGTACCTCCCCCGCCAGGGTGCACCGTTGCTGTGCACCCCGCTTGCGTTGCGCAGAAAGAGAACATCTCGGCAGAGTCCGCAACGGTTTCAAAATGACCAATGAGCAGCTGCGCTATTTCGGTTGCTGCCGTGGGCTTTGCGAACACCAGCTCATGTACGTACTCGAGCGCTGTTCCGTTTTGCGTAAGGGTAGCGCCGGAATTGGCACCGCTTACGGCATTCCCGGTATCCCACCCGTAAACACCGGAGCCCGTGCCGCGTAAACGAGGCGCTACGTTCAAATAGCCGACGCCTGCGCTAAATGTGTACCCTAGTAATTCACCTTCCGCACCTGTCGAGGTCTGCGTGATATTCTCGCCTCGAATAAAGTTGCCCGTAGCTGCGACCGTGAACGGAATACGAAGAATGCTCGGCCCCTGCCCGCACCACCAAAGCACGGCGGCTGACGTAGCTGCGGCAGTCGTCGTCGGATCGAGAATGCTCCACGTCAGGGCACCGTTGCTTGCGTCGCTTGCTACCGCGAATTGCCGTGCGTCGATCCGGACTGAGGTAGAGCTCAGCACTTCTTCGATCTGGTGCTGGTTATTGTTGGCTCCTGTAGAGGCCCCGCTGATCAGGAGAAAGCGCCCTTTATCCGCCGCAACGATCCCAGTCAGTCCTGTGATCGTTGCTCGACCTCGAGTAGGGGCAGCGATACTCGCTGCTGCAGCGCCCGCGTTCGTAGTCGTGCCCGCGCCTGCAACTTGATCTAGAGCAGGATTTCCGTTCGACACCTTCGTTGTACCGTCGCCGGACGCCTTGAATTTCCACCCTGATTTTTTCAAGGCGCGTACAAGTGAGATCATCCACGTCGGCCAGCCTTGCAATGCGGATGGCGCAAGGTTGTTCAGACGTACGTTATTCGTGGTGCTCATTGCGGCCTACCCTACCGCGACAAAGGCATCTTGATAACCGCGTTGCTGCATGCGGGAGGCCTGCGCGGGATCAAACTCGAGCGAATCTTGACCTTCACTGAGCAGCTCAGTTTTAGGGCGGATAATCGTTATCGAGATCGGGCGCTTTTCTGTCAGTCTCGCCATAGCCAACTCCGTGTACAGCTGAGCTCCCGCGAGGTCCCCTTCCAGGATCTCAGTCCCCGCGATGTCTGCCGCGCGGACAATAGCAGAGAACGCATTCGTCACGGGTGTTGCGTACTCGCGCTTTTCTGGAGTCAGGAGCACAGCGATTATCTCAGTCGCGCCCGCTCGGATCGCAGCTCGGATTGGCGCCACGTCTCGTACGGCGCCGTCGCACCACAATCCGCCGTCGAGCTCCACAGGACAGAATATCCCGGGCACTGCCGCGGACGCGATTACCGCGGGGATAATGAACGGCGATTGCTCAGTGAAAATCTTCGCGTAGCCGGTGTGCACGCTCGTTGCGCCCACGCGCAAGAGCTTCCCGCTATTCCGGAGTTTCGCTTCTCTGAGCCTCCTGTGTACGAGCTCGTGAAAAGGCGTAGCGTCCACCATCCCTAGTTTCCACAGTCCGCTCACGCGCCCGAGCGGCCACCAGGAGCGCCAAACATCAGCGGTGCGCATGCCCAGAATCGAGCGGAGGGCTGCGGCAGCGCTGACCTCGTAGCCCGTGGCGTACTGAGCGAGAATCGCGGCAACCAGGGCGCCTGCACTATTCCCTGCGTAGATGTCGAATTGCAGCCCAGCATTGAGTAAGCGCTGCGCCGCTCCAACGAGGTACGCGATTCGTGCGCCACCACTTCCCAGCACAAGCGCTTTCACAGCACACCTCTATTTGAAAAAGTCAATTACGGGCGATATATCCTGAGTCGCTAAAAACCATAACAGCAGAGGGAGCCCTAACCCGAAAAGCACCAATCCGAGCACGTCTATCAGCATCTGTTTCAGCTCGGATTTACGCATGTCCTTACTGTGTTCGTGCTGGCGACCAGCAATCTCTCAACTTTCATGGCTTACTCTCCTAAACTGTTGTCCAGTAGCGCGACACGAGCACACGCCACACTACGTCGATCGTATGTCCGCCGCCTTCGTTGTGCAGCACGCATTCAAAGCGCCACTCAGGCAGGCACAACGAGGCGTTGATGTTCTGCGGCTCGTACTTCGCCTTGCCAGAGCCGAGCAGCAGCTCTTTAGCCACGAACCGAGTCAGGTCGAACCGTTGCGAGATCAGATGGAACTTGGCCGTACCTTGGCCGTATTCGTTCGGAGGGCTCGTGCTGACAGTAGTAGTACCGCCGAACTGCATGTTGGCTGGCAGCGCGTAATCCCAGTAGCCGTCTTCTGCCGGAGCAGGCACAGGGTGAGCTTCGTCGAGGTCCACGTTGTACGCGCCGTTGCCTGCCGCAGGAACGATCACGCCATAGTAGACGTTGCAGTTGCCGGTGTTTCCACCTGACGATGCGGTGACGGGCGTGGCAGGCGCGTACACGCAGAACGAAACGTGGTCCCCTATCGTGGCGCCTTGGAACATTAGTTCACCGCCTGCCATCCAAACAGGATCGCGGTACTGCCACGACGTGTCAGTGTCGCCGTCTACTGATTTCGAGAGCTTGAACTGACCGCCAGCGCGTAACGCCCCAGCCGTATCGCCGATCGAATGCCAGTAGTGCCACTGGTTTGCATCCAACGTAACGGGCTGAGTGACAAGGCGTCCTTCGCGGTTCCGCTGTTCTATGGCGTTATTGAACGAGTCCGCAGCAAGCATCTCGTCATAGGCATCGAGATCGGCATCGTTCTGCGCCTGAGAGTATGTGGCTTCGATCGCGTACGGCACTACGCCGCGCCACATCGTGCAGCTGTGCTTCTCTCCGCCATCCTCGAACCAACAGTTTACCTGCGTGCCAAGCTCCGAGCTTTGTACGCTCGCTTTTCGCAGCACACTCGCGGCTAGCCATTCTTGCCAAACATATGAACGCTGCGTCATCGTGTCCCTCAGGCGTCGTATGAGTCAAAGCTGCCGCGATAGTTGAATGCAGAGCCCGTGGCCGTGGTGACGTACAACGTGATGCGCGCCGGCCCGGCTACTTGGATCTGCGAACCGTAAGATCTGAAGACTGAGCTATCCAAGCCAGCAACCGTGATGCCGTCTGAGACCTGCTTTTCGACTGCGTTTGCAGCACCGATGACTTTGGCGCGCAGGAAGCCAATACAAGAACCTGCCGTGTTCGTGACGTTGGAGCCGATCAACACGCCTGTGACGTTGGCCGTCTTGCCCGTCACTACGTAGTGATGCGCGAGGAAAGTGCGGTTGTCGGTTGCGCCGATCGTGGCCACTGTAGCGCCTGCGCCCGCTAGGCCAGCCTTTAGAGTAAGAATGCCGACGTTGGAACCTGTGGAACCAACAGTGAGCACTTCGATCTTCTCGATGAAGCACTTTGTGGCGGTCACCAGGTTGACGAACGTAACACCGTTCAACGTGACATCTTCGGTACCCGCAGTCGCGCCAGTCGCATCGACGTAGAAAATGCGGACTGTGCGCGCACCCGTGCCCGCTGCCGCATCGCTCGCACTGCTCGATGCGATCGAGCCGGTGAAGTTCGCGGACTGCTCCGTATAGGCAGTGCGATACAGGGCCGCTGTAGTGATCGCAGCAAGCGCTATGTCGCCGAATGCTAGCGACGGCGCAGCAGCCGATGGAGTAGTCGTAACTGCAAGCACCTGATCGCTTGGGAATACGATCGGGATCGAGTTGGCCATTGTTTTCTGGCCGATAGTCGGTGCTGTTGATCCGAGCCACGCACCGTTGTTGATATCGAGCCTTCCACTGATCAGCGCAGCAGGTAGCCGTGTGAGCAGTTGCTTCAACCGGCCGATCACTGTGAGCGCGGTGTCAGCGTCGCCCGTCGCGCCCGTTGCGGTATTGATCGCCGCGACGGTACTCTCTGTCGCCCGCGTGCTCAACAGCACGTCTAGGTTGTCAGTCTTGGCCTTGATCAACGCAGCCGTCGCCTGCGTGGCCAGCGTCGCTACCGTCGCCTCCGTTGCGGCGCCAGCAGGCAAGGCACTGCTCGCTACGTCGACATCGCCGATATTGTTGGTGCCCGCCGGCAACGGGTCGGTGATTTTCTTGACGCCTGTTGTGTCGCGAATCCCCGTAAGGATTGTCTCGATATCCGCTGCGTTCGTATTGAGCGCAGACAGCGTGCTCTCTGTTGCCCTCGTGCTCAGCGCTACGTCGAGGCTCGACGCGCTAATGGGCTGCACCGTGCTGCCCGTGGGATCTACGCGTAGCGGATGCGCGGCGTCGCCGAGAAAGTCTACATTGTTCGGGCTGAGGATCTTACCGTTGGAATCGATCGTACCGCTCGTCACCGACACCGAGCCGCCCGTCACATTCACGTTCTGCGGATCATCAGGTAGTGCCAAACCGGAATGCGCGTAGAGCAAGCTCCCCGAAATAGGAGGATGCTCCGCGGGTGCAGAAGCTCCGCCGTCAAATGTGACTTTCTCGCCCGCGGAGAGCGGATCTTTAAACCAGATCGTTACAGTGTCATTTCCGGGCGCAACGATGCCGCCTGCTACGAAATCGATCATTGTGACGATCGAGCTAAGTTCGATCTCTTGGCGCAGACGCGCAACGCTCACCAGCCCTGACGGGATTTCAGTGCTGATCGTGTAGACGTAGCTGGTAGGCGTCGGCATGAATCCTCAGTTATCGATCAGCCACAAAGTCAGCAGTACGTCTCGAATACCTGCACTGCCTGCACCTGCTGCGCGCCAGTAATCAACGTCGAACGTGTGCACGCCGGACAATGCGAGCTGCACGTTATGACCTGCGTTGCCAAATTCAGATCCTGCTACGCTCGCTTTACTCGTGATCGTAAACAGGTCCGTGGTGCCGTCCTTACGCACGCGCGAGGACACCTGCGTATTGTTGTTTGATCCGATAGTCGTGTACGACCAGAACAGGACGTAATCGCCCGCTGGCAGGCTCGTGGTGGTCAGCGTGAGCTTGGTGACCGGCGTAGTGCCCACGGTCGTAGCAAGCACTGCGTCGGCTGCGCGATTCAGCTCCGCAGCGACACCTGCGACCACTGACACGAGATTCCACAACCCCGCGCCGTTGGCCTGCATGACCTGCCCTGCAGTCGCGGCGCCAGAGCTGAGATTCTGCGCCGTAATAGCCTGCAGGCCTCCCGCAGAGTGCTCCGCTTGGTGTGCGAGGATCGAACGGACCACGCTGTTAACGTAGATCTTGAGCGCGTTCGCGGTCGTGAGACGCAGCTGCCCTTCCTCGCTTGGATCGCCCGCAAGCGCCTCGAGCATGAGATTCGCAACGCGTTCGTCGCGTGTGCTCATTCGTCGCGCTCCTCTGCCTCTGCCAGAGCTGCGCCAGCCGCAATCTGTATTTGCCTCTCGTGCGTGCAGCCTTGGCTCACGGCGCAACTCCCACGACACGAGGCTCCGCCTTTGCCCCCGGGCAGCGCGCTCGCACCTCGCCTAGGCTGTCTAGACGGCATGGCCATGGCTCGGCCCACCCGTCCACGAACAGCGCTAGGCTAAGCCCGCGCAGGAGCAATCCTCGCGCTGCGAACATGGACAGTGAGCGCTCCTGCACGCCTGTTGGGTACGTGACGCGATACCGCTCAACTTCACCGTGAGTCACGTCAGCCACACTATTTGCCCTTGCTCGGGGGGCGCCCCTTCCGCTTTGCCGGAGGTAGGATCGTGACTGCTGCGGGCGGATCAGGCTCAGGCGGATTGCTCGCAGGCTTTGGCACTTGCTCGAGCCTTTCCTCCGCCAGCCTGCGCTCTTTAATCGACATGCTCGGAAATCTTGCAGCGTGCACTCCCGTTTCACCCGACTGCGGTGCTTCTGGAACTGCTACGCGAGCTTGCGCGATCTTAAGCTGCTCGACCTGTCGGTACTTGGCGATCAGCGCGATAGCTCCCTCGAGCGCTGCGACTTTTCCGCTAGCAGACATGCCTACATTTTCGGCATTGCGCGCGAGATTCCGTTGCGCATTAGCTGCACGCGTAAGCCAAAGCTTAATCGCTTCTGCTAATTCCATGGAGGCTACGCGCCCCTCGTCTAGATCCTTATTGACGACTTCGCAGAGCATTTCACACGCCTTTGCGGCCTGGCCGAAAGACGTGACAGCGCCCTCCTGCCGATACATGTCCTTTTTCGCAGCTTCTAACGAGTCCTCGATCGAGGCTCCGATATCGGTAGCGATTAGGATTTTCAGCTCTGCTTTTTCGATGCTCATGCAAAGGTCTCCGCGCTTAGCCTGCGTTTATAGAACAGTCCTACTCTATAAACGCAGGCTCAAGATCACTTGTACGGAATGACGCAGAGCTGGTCAGGCACAGCGCCCGTGCTCTTGAGCGTAAACTCAAACTTGAGCTGTCCATTCGCGAGCGAGGTGCCCGGGTAGTAATCGTGGTTCGCCGCAGAGTTAGCTCCGGGACGCAGCAGCTCTCCGCCGAGGAACACGTCGTAATCCGTGAGGAAGTTGCCGAGCGACATGTCCGGCAGCTGCGCGTCGAGGTTCGCGCCGCCCGCCACGCCACCGACGTTCGTATCTGCTGCAACGTTGGCTGTGAGAACCGCGTAGACCTTGGCCTTACGATCTGACGACTTCGCCTGCACGATCGCATTGAGTAGCGAAACCTCGCCGCCGAACGTCGTCTCGAATAGATCCCATTCTGCCGTGGTGTCCGACAGCTTGATGCCGTTCGTTTGCGCCCAGGTGGAGCCCGTCTGATTCGCGTCGTCGAGGAACAACTCTCGCGAGCCGAACAGGCGCAGATCATTCGAAGCGCCCACGGACTCAATCGTCGCGGTGTTCGCGATGATCGTTTTCGCGATGTCGATCTCGACACCGCCCGTCGCAAATGCCGCGCCCGTGGCGAAGTCGTTCACGATGGCGTTGTTGTCGAACGTGTCCACGTCCGTGCCGAATTGCAGCGTGGTCGTGCCGCCCGTGCTGCCTTCGGTGATCGTGAATAGATCGGCATTTGCGAGGTCCCGGATTTTCCAGAACGAACCGGCATTGTTGATGTCGAGCGTGCTGTTAGTCGTGACTTCGACCGGCGTCGTGCCTTGGTTGTTGTAGACGACCTGCCTGGTGACCGAAGCTGCCGCTGCGATATCCGTATTTGCTCCACGCAGGAAATCCTGCTCAGTCAGATCTTCGAGCGCCTTACGTTCAGCGACTGAGTAATGGATCGTGAACCCGCCGATGTCTGCAGTCGGCACCGCTTCCAGCACAGTACCTGCGGAATTCAGGCGCACGAACGAGATCTGCGCCCTATTAGGCGTGACTCCCGTGAGCACCTGCGCGTCGGTGTTCGTCTCGACCTGAAACAAGCCGTAAATCACGCGCCCGCTGGACAGAATCGGGTCGTGCGTTACCGAGTCGATAACGGTGCAGATATTTTTCGGCGTGACAGCAGACGAGCCCGACACAAGGTCAAGCGCGTGCGTGCCGAAGGTGCCCGTGTGAAACGCAGCGACGGTGCCCCGCGTCGTCACGGCGCCGACAGCCACTGTGGTGTTGTTCGGATTCTGCGTGCTCGACAGCACCACGAAGTTTGCCGTGTTCGATCCGCCCGCAAGCGTGGCAGCTCCCCACGAAGCGTTCGCGCCCGTCTCCGTGGTGGCGATGGAGTTGCCGCCCGTGCCCGCCGTGCGTGCAGTGGCAACCAACGTGTCGCCCGCGCCTGCGGCTGCACTCACGAAGGTGTTGGCGGTGGTCGCCGCTGCGTACAGCGTGCCGGAGCCCGCGCCGAGATTGATGGCAGCGATCAAGTTGTCGAGCGAATCGCTTGCCGACGCGCCGATCAGGACGTTGCCGTCTACGTTCGTAAGCACGGTCTGAAACTGATAGGTCTTCGATCCCGTCGTGACGGTCTCAGTGTCCGCGAAGTTTGCCGTAGCAGTCAGTGTCCCGATTGCAGCGACACCAACCACGATGTCCGTAAGGAACTTGTCGCTGGCGACGAGCACACGCTTACGCTCGAGCTCGTGTAGCTCGAGATTAAGCTTATCGACGCCGCGCTTAATTCCACCCTCGAAAGTGCCGGGCGCGGTCAGATCTGAATACCAATCGCCAGCTGGGAACGAGGCTCCGTTACGATTGATAATGTTTTGCAGCTGCGATCGGACGTTTGTCAGATCCTCCTGCAGGTTCGTCGGATTTGTCTCGTACGCAGCGAGGCTCGGTGTGACGGTATCGTCATACGCGTCGCTATTTCGAACCTGAGTCTCTTGCCTGATAAATGTCCTGCTCACAGCAACCCCCTTCTAAACAACCCCGTAATCCAACAAGACGACATCGCCAGCACGCGGTGCAAGCGTGAAGATCACCTGATCAAAACCCGCAGCAGGAACAGACTCTGCGCGCGTGTAATCGTTGCTCCCGCCGAATCGCTGCCGCACCCCATTAAGGAACAGCGCCTCACTTCCGGGCGTGAATTTCTGCGTGGCAAGAAAAACGACGTTCGCACCGTTGATAGCTCCCGCGGGCTCCTCGCCGAAAACGCGCGTGCCTGCGCTAGTACCTGTGCTCTGTGATCCTACGTAACCGCGAGTCAGCACGATCCGCCTCCCCGCTCGTTACATACTACGCGTCTCGGGAGATACGCGTCGCGTAAAGAGTTGCCGCGCCGGAGGTCACGATTGCACTCAGGCGATCGCTGTACCCTTTCAGCGCATGCGTTTCGATGGCAATTACGGCAGTCTGTAAAAGCGGAATGCGCTGAGGTCCCTCTCCTATTGGGCTTGGAATATTGGGAGGCGTGTCTTGGAATTTGTCGAAGTGCACCCACGCTATGGCCCCCGCACTCAGCCCGCCTACCTGGATCAGGTAGCGCCCGGGAACGAGCGCGCCGAGCGCGGCAGGGAGCGTGGTTAATCCTGTCGACAGCGACAGCACGTAGGTGTGCCCGATGTCTGCTGCGAAAAAGGCGATGTCATCCTCGCCGTTATGCGCAGAACCGCTCACAGCTCACCTCGAGATTCGGGTGACTATGATTTGCGCGGTGCCTGCGTCGAGAATGAACGAGAGCACCTGCTTTGCGCCGGAGCCCCGCACATTCGTTGCGAACAAATAGCCGCTTGCCGCATTGAATAATGCGACGTCGTAGGGAGTGCTAGGAGCAGCAGCTGTTGCCGTCGCCCCTTGCCGCACCCAAATGGTCGCCGCACCCGCGATACTCCGGTAGCGGATAGCATAGCGCCCGGGTGCGAGTGAGACCTGTGCCGCAGCTACTGAGGCAGCTACCGCGACGCTATCTCCTAGGTCAGTCGCGTAAAAATCCCGTAGATCGTCTGCATTCGCAGCCATGAGTTTTCAGCCTTTCGTTTCCTCGTCGAACAGTGCGGCGTGCAGTGTCTCCCGAATACGCTGATCACTCCAGCGACGGTCAATCCCCACGCCGTAGCCCTCAGCAGTAGTGATCAGCGCCGCTCGATCCATCGCCTCGAGGTTAGGCTCCCCCGCAGCAAGACTCGCTGCAGGGGAAGGTACTTCGGGCGCAGGGGGCGCGAGCTCGAGAGCTTTCGCGGCCTCGTAAGCGAGCTTGGCGGCTTTCTCGTCTGCCACCACGACAGTGGCTGCCGCTGCAGCTGCAGTCTCTTGCGCAATCTGTGCAACGCGCTGCGCCTGCAGCGTTGCCTCATGCACACGCGAGGCCTCGTGCGCGGCCTCGTGCTGCCGCGTCACCGCGTCCGCTTGCGCTTGCCGAGCTGGATCGAACAGACGCCAGCCCGACGTGCCGAGTAGAAATTGCGCGTCCTCGTCCGGCATGTCGAACGTACCAAACGAGTCGCCTGTCGCGATCTGACCAGGATGGAATCGCAGCGCCAGTGCCACGCCAGCCAGAGCTTGATTCTGAATTTTCATGTCTCTGTCCCCTATGCGAAAAGGGCGGGAGCTCGCCGCCGCCCGCCCACTCTAGCCCAGTGCAGATCTAGGCGATGCACATTTATCGCTCACACGGGTAACAAATTTGCCCTTGTATCACCCGTGAAGCGATAATGTGCCACGTAACACGCTGAGACTTACAGCGAGCCCGCAGCGCGGCCGATGTTCTTGAGCACCACGTTTTTCGCGGGCGCGTACATCTTGATTGCGCCGTACAGCACCTGCGCCCAGCGAATGGAGGTGTCGATGGTAGCAAGAGGGATACGGGTCATCGGAAGTAGCTGAGACCACGAAAAGCTCTGCTGATTCTGCATGACGACGAAACCCTTGGTCGTGCCCGGAATGTCGCCGTTCAAATCGGTCACAACTTGCGTTGCGCCCGTGCGCGCAACGCGCGTCGCCATCTTCGCGGTGGCTGCTGCGCCGTTCTTGTCCGAGCGATAGATCTCGTAGGCCGTGGGCGCCTGCCCGCCGTCCTGAATCGTGAAGGTCACGGCATCGCCAGCGACCACCGCGACCGCTGCGCTCGTGACAGGGACCGACATGCCGTAGCGATTGATCGCGACGACCTTGTAGATGTACGTGCCCGCGTCGCCCGCGACGAACTTCGAGGCCGCGTTCGCACCCGCTGCCGGTGCCACCGTGATGGTGGGCGCGAGCGGGCGACGATCGGTGCGGCCGAGACCTGCGTCGAGGCCCAGCTGACCAGCCTGAATGAACACGTGGTCGTGCAGGTTGATCCGGCCATTCTGACCTTGAAACGCCGTCACCGTGGCGCCGAGCACGCCGGGTGCAGGCGCATAGGCGAACCGCTGCCGGTCGTAGACCTGCTTCGCAAGGTCGCTGAATGCACCCGTGGCGAAATAGCCATCGGTCGCGACACCGAAGTTGTCGCGGATCAGCAGCAGCACATCGTTCAGATTTTCTTCGGTCAGCGAAGCGCCGCGAAGATCGATCACGTTCTGCGGAGCGCCGTCGAGAATGAGTTTCTCGAGCCCGTCGATCTGCTCGGGAATCATGGAGCTGTCGCCGAAAAAGAGGGCGTTCTCAAGCATCTTGAGAAGCTCCATCGTCTTGTTCATCGTTTCCATGGCGATCACGTTGCCGTGAGCGGCCCGGATCACGTTGGCCACATGCGTCACGCGGCCCGTGATGCCAAGGAACTTCACGAGCACGGGAACGCGCTGGTAAGTCGAATCTTCTTCTTCGGGCAGATCACCCTCAGGCATCCACCCGAGGTTGAATCGACGCGTGCCCGCTTTGCCGTAGCTCAGCAGTCGGTTGAATTCCTCGACCGTGTTGGTGGCCTGCACCTTCGGAATCGTCTTGAACAGCTTGATCTCGTCCATCTCGAAAGTGAGATTCTTGAGCGTCGACTCAAGACTCTGCGGACGCAGCGGAAAGCCTTCACCGGGAGCGACGCCCGGATCCGTTACCGCGTTGCCGGCGTAGAGCGCTTTTCTGAGCTCTGCGATCTCGTCAGGACTGGACGCGCCGAATCCGTTGTAGTCGCGCGCGGAAACCATAGGTGCCAACATGTCAAATCTCCCTGGTAATTAATCTTTGTTCGGTCGCGTGCGCGACTGGAAATTGGAAGGTGCGATCAGGCGTAGCGGCGTGCGGCGTCTGCCTCGTTGGGATTCTGCGCAAGGAAGCTGCGCGCTGCGTGAATGACGCCATCGTCGATCACGTCGCCCGCTTCGAAGCGACCGATGATTTCCGACGTGCGCACGCCGTTGATGTCGCGAATTCCCTTTTCGAGATTCATGTAGCTGAGCGTCGAGAGCAGTTCGCTCTTACGCAGCTGACCTGCCTCGCCTGCCTCGTTGGGCATGCCCTTACTGAGGGCCTTCGCGCCCGAGAGCTGCGTGCGGCCCTTCGGCTGTGCCACCGGAGCGCGCTCGACGATTCCGAGACGGCTGCGGAGCTCGTCGATCACGCCGGCCTGAGACTTGAGCAGCTGCCCGCTCTGGTAAATCGCAGCGGCCATCGCGCGATTGACCTTCGCCTGCTCGCCGCGGTGTGCGCCCAGGCTTTTCTCGAGCGAGCCGAGCGCATCGGTCGTGCGCGCGACGAGCGCGTCGAGGAAGGGAGAAACGTCAATCGCTTCTGCGACCGTGGGATCCGAGGCAATGCCCTTGATCAGATCACCCTGTGCCGAAGATTTCGACGTGAACGGGGGCTGAGGGACCTTGCCCTCGTCGTCCTCGTCACCGTCGTCCTCGTCTTCGTCGTCGTCGTCCGCCATGAAGGCGGCGAAGTTCGCGATCGTGCCCGCGTCGATTCCTGCCGCGGTCATTTTCGCGATCATGAGCGCGTCGAGCCCGCCCGCGTCGCTCATCGAACCTTGCCCGCCACCGGAGGGCTTGCCATCGGACATAGTGCCGGAGTTTGCGATCTGCACGCCGTCGCCCTTCGCAAGCTTCGTTGCGTCCGCGACTTTGATCAGATCGGCGAGGCTCTTTTCAAGCTGAATTGTGTCGACTCTATCGGCCATTTTCCCTAGTCCTCCGCGCGATGATTTCGCATCGCAAACTCCACGATTTTCACCGCAGCCTCTGCGCTTAACGCAGGCTGCAAACTCTTAAGCAGCGCGACCGCTTCGGCCTTACGCATGCGTCTGCGCTTCTTCTTTCGCAGCGGCTCCCCGCCCTCGAGCGACTGCCGGCGCAAAGGGAAGCCCTCGCCCGGGGCAACGCCTGGATCCGTTACCGCGCTGCCTGCAGAGAGCGACTTCGCAAGCACCTGTAATGCCGTCGCCTCGTTCACGGGGCAGCGTGTGATCGCCACCTCGCGCACGACGGCCTTACGCACGATCTTGGGATTGCTCGGGTCGCGCTCGACGACGGTACCTTCGACCGAGAAGCCAAGGCGTCGATCGCTCTTTTGCAGAGAGCGAGCGAGATCCCAAATTCGATCCGCGCGAGCCGTCCCTTTCAGGAGATAGCCCTCGACATACCACCCACGGTGCCCGCCCGAGAGCTCGCGGAGCTCGACCTTTGCCGGATACCCGAGCACCGCGTCCGTGTCCGCGCTGTGGTTGTCGTTAAACCAGCCAGACTTGAGAAAAGGCCCGAAATCTAGGCCTTCCTGCAGCAATACCTCAGACTGCCTGTCGAGGTTGTCTGTCGACACGATCCCCGCGATGCGTCGATCCCGATCGCCCTCGCCGGCTTTCTCGAAAAACTCTGCATCCAGATCGAATGAAAAGTGCTGCACTGAACCCCTCTGGTAGGGGCCCAAAACGGAAAAGGCGCCGCCACCGTTAGGTGACAGCGCCTCTAAACGAATCAGGCCCCTGAGGGCTCATTCTTGCCGCACAGCCTCCGTGCTTGTCAACCCTACGACGTAGCGAGGTTCCGCTTTGCGCAACACGAACGCGCCTGACGCGAGCGTGAGCGGCAGCAGCACGCCGTGTTTACAACGTCTGCAGTTAATCTCGACCTCCCCCGATTTGTGCAACACGAGCATGGAGGTGGGCGCCTTTAATCGCTCGCCCGCTGCAGCACTTCGAAAAATCAGCTCACCGCAGTAAGGGCAGCAAAATGGATCACGCACGTCAGCAGCCATTGCGGCGCCAGACTACCACGGATCAGGAGGCCACCCTTTTGCGCCGCTGCGTAGCGGCGAGCCCGGGCACTTCGCGGTCAATCAAGAAAGCCCGCGCGGCATCCGGCGCGAACAGGTAGCCGCTCGAATCCTGGCTCGAGCTCAAGAGCTTTTTCGCGCGCACGAAATTGCCGATCTGAATATGTGAAATGCCTGCGAGCAGCGCGAGCTGTGCAGTCGAAACGCACTCGCCATCGTCCAGCGATTTGCGCGCCTCGACTGCGCGGATCACGGCGATCATACGATCGTCCCATGCGGGAGGCGCGTCGCGCAGTAGCGCAGGCGTTTCCTTGTGCCCGGTCTGCGCGTACTCCACCCAGGTAAATACGCGCTGCCAGAGACGCGTCTCGCGCACCTGCGCTGCTGCGTGTTTCGTCACGCGCGCGTACGGGTGCAAATCCTTGATCAGCGCCTCAGCTTGCGCGAGTAGTGCCGAGCACGTCTCGTTCGCGAACGTGTGCGGCGAGATGTCCCTCAATCGAAATCTGGCGATTCTTTCGTCCACGGTGCCCTGCCTTTCGCCTAGCTTATCACGCGACGGGATAACGAGCAACCTCGTTGACGCCTCTTATCCTGCGTGCGCGAAGGGCCGCAGTCGCCGCTAAGCGGCCTCCGGAGGTGCAGGCGGAGGGCTAACCGGCGCGAGCAGCGCCGTAACCTCGCGCTGCCACTGGTGCGCCGCAACCAGGTCTGCCGTGACCACCCAGTGCGCCGGACGTGCTGCCGCGAGCAGCTTGCGCCCTCGTTCTAGGTGTTCGATCAATTCCGAGCGGCCCATGCGGCTGTAATTCGAGGTCACTGGCGGTCTCCCGATCAATCTCGCAACGCGTCTGCATACGAGCGATGCACAAATCCGAACGTGCGCGGAAAATTGGCGCGCAAGAACGGTCGCGCGTACAGGTACAGGCGCGAGCACTCGGCCGCGTTTTCGATCGGCTCGCGCCTCGCGTAATTCGATACGTAGCCTTCGGCGCGGCTGAGCTCCCATAGTTCCCGGTGCCAAGCATGCACGCGATCGATGTCTCGATCGAATTTCTCCCACAGCCACACGTTCAGGGAGTGCCCGATCTCGTGCTCGAGCACGCGCCGCACCTTTTTCAACGGTAAGGTCTGCATGAGTCGTATTTCGTTCCCGCTCCAATACGCGAGATCGTTCGACTTGAGCGGCGTCGTTTCGCGATCGGTGTCTGTCGTGATCAGCGTGACGCCTCGACCTCGCCGAAATACGGCTGCAGGCGTTGCAGCAACCACAGCGTCTACGATCTCTCGAGTTGCCGGATCCGCGACGCGGATAGCCACTCCATCCTCCGGTACGCTCGCGCTCATGCTCGCTGGCTTTTCGTACCAGGTTTGCGCTTTACGCAAATTCCGATCGAGCAGCTCTGATCGCGTGAGGCTTTCGGGTACGAGATTTCCGAATTCGTCGAAGCCCCACCCCTCAGGCACGCGCACTAATGCGCACGCGCACCAAGGATGCACGGGCTGCACTGTTGCTAGCCAGTCGCGCGCTTTTTTGCCAACGTTTGATCCGTTGCCAATGAGCTCTGCAAGCTTGAAAATGCGAGGGGGCGAGCCTTGCCCCGCCGTAAGATGTAGTCGAACGCAGTGGTCGCACGCGGTTGGTGACGGAATCTTCGCGACCGAAATAGTTTCCGGATCACCATGCCTTTTTACCATTTCTCGCGCCTGACCTTCCTGCATGGCGCGTTGTTTTTCCGTAGCTGCGATTCGACCTAGATCACGACTCCAATCGCCGGAGGCGTCGCCGAGCTCTGAAATGATCGTACGCCACGCGGTGCGCTGCCGTAGCGAGCGATCAACAGCGTCGGTCACGTCCTCGTGCGTGAGCGACGACACCGTGTCTGTGATCGTGCTCGTGAGATCCGCCTGCATGCGTTGACTCAGCCCGCGCACGTATTCTGCTGCATGCTCCTCGTTGAAGGAAAGCGCCTCGCGCTCGGCCTGCGTGAGCGGCAGATCGCGCCCTGTCCATGCAAAGGTCTGCAGACTGAGCGCATGCTGCTTTTCTTGCTCCCCCATAGGCGCGGCAGCCTGAGCCTTACCGTATTGATACGCCGTCGTGATCATGCGCTGAGCTGTTGGCGGAAGCTCTCCGGGTTTCGGCTGCAGCACGTAGGCCAGATCCTCAGGCAGGATTCCGAGATCGATCAGTCGCGCGAGCTCTCCGTGGTGGAGCAAGCGCGGATCGATCATTCCCGCGATGAAGGCCTCGTGATAGTCGCCGATAATTTTCTTGATCTCTTTCATCTGCGCGGGCGAGACGAGCACGAAGTCACCGACTGAAAATGGGCGCTCTGCTTTCTCGAGCGGCCCGTGGGTAATGTGCTGCTCAACCCACGTACGAATCGCGGCAATCATGCGCGCGTAAATCGCCGCGTACGCACTGATCGCGTGCAGGTGCAGGTCGCGCATAACGCGGTGCGAGTGCCACGTTTTCGAGTCGCGCTCGTACTCTGCTTTCAGTAGCTGCCCCGGGATAATGGCTTGCGCGATCTCGATCGGCATGAGGTTTGCGGGAGCTGTTACGCGGATCACCGGGCACTCGCAATTCTGCGCTCTGCTATTTCGGCAAATTCTGCCTGCTGCTCAATGCCGACGAAGTAATAGCCCTCGAGCGCTGCTGCTTTTCCTGTGCTGCCACTACCTGCGAACGGATCAAGCACAATGCCTCCCTGCGGCGTCACGAGGCGCACTAGGTAGCGCATTAGTGCCGTAGGCTTGACGGTAGGGTGGCTATTGCCGGCGCCGCGATCAGAGCTACTCGCGCGAGCACAATAAAAAAATCGAGCTGCGCTTCCTACGTCTTTTCGCGCGACGCAGGGTGCGTTTTTCGCAAAGGTACCAAACGTGTTTTTAGTTTTACGCCCGTTGTCTGATCGATTCGCTAACTGCCCAGGAGCATCAGGGAACGCAGCGAGCACTTCAAGACTACCATCGTGCAGCACGTTCGTAGGCCAGCGACATCGCGTGCTGTCTTCTACAGGCACGCGCGCAGTTTCTATATTCAGTCCGCCCGTACCGTACCGCGCCTTGTTATTCTTGCGTGTCCCGCGCGCCGGCTTTCGCGCCAAAACAATCGGCTCATATGCGGGTTTCAAGGCCTCTACTGATTTCGGGAATCCAGACCCGTAAATCCACATCAAGCAATCTCGGATCTCCCATCCAGCAGCTTCGATCGAGGTCATCATTTTGTGGTGCGTGCGCGTGCCGCCGAACGCGAGCAAATGAGCGCCTGGCTTGGCAACACGTAACACCGCGCGCCACGTGTCCACGTCAAACGCAATGCCCGTGCTATCCCATTTCGCGCCCATAAAGCCGCCCGTGCCGATACGCGCACGACCTGCGGGCGAATTGAGATTCCCCGACGTCAGGTCGTAAGGCGGATCGGTCACAACAGCATCGAAACTGTTTTCGTCGAGTAGCGGCAGCTGCTCTCGCATGTCCCCGTGAATCAGCATGCCGCGCAGCCTACCTCAGCCCGGGACGTGCGAGTTGTCGATCCAGCCGCGCGCGTGAGAGGCTGCCACGTCGAATCCCGGGTCACCTGCTACCAGCACTCGGCCCGAGCGGTGCCTGACCGCCACACGCCCAGGGACGCGCTCCCAATCGTCGTCAGGGAGCTCGGGAGGCATCACGCTTTTCGGCGCCTGCGTAACAGGTTCGGCTCGTAGCCCGTCGCGCCAGTCGAACCACGCGATAAACAGCACGTTGCAGGTCGCGTGTGCGAGGTGCGGCAGTCCGGTCTCCGGATCTAGGAGCTCGCCCCTACGCCACGCAACGAGGTGCCTCTCTACTGCGCCGAAATACTGCTCGCGCGCGTTCGGCACTTTCTGCCAATTCCAAGGCTCGTATTTGTTGGCCCCGTACCACAGTACACGCACGACGTCGCGAACCTGTTCCCACGGTAGAAGCTGCCACGGCTCTTTATCTCGAAATTCTTTAAAGCCTTGCATCCCGTCTATCTATCACTGAACGCGGCGTGTGCCTCGATCAAGCTCGCGTAAAGGCCCTCGACATTGGATCGATTGCGAGCTCGCTCGAGTGCTGCGCTGCCGACCAACAAACTGCGCGCCTTGAATCGAGCGATCCGATCCTCCGGCCAATCGGGAGCGTAACGTTTCAGATCGCGGAGATTCGCGATCTTGTCCGCGAGCTTTACGCAGCGCACGAGATCCGAGGTCTCTGCGCGCAACATCACGCCGATCTGGTGATCGGTTTTCGCGGTGCCCTTCACGTGCGGATCGGTAGTGAGCAGCTGGACGTCGCGCGCGATGTCCTCGCTAAACTCGCGTGCGATTTCTCGATAGCCGTAGGGAGTGTCCTCGATCACGTCGTGCAGAAACGCGACGACGTAGACCTCGTTGCCGAGCATGCGTGGCGCGAAACTCCCGCGCAGGATCGAAACTACGTCGCACGGGTGCTGTAGGAACGGCACGCCCTCAGCGCCGTCGCGCACCTGCCCGCGGTGCGCCATCGCGGCAAATTCCAGAGCCTTTAGAACGTCCTCAGTTCTGTGCACGGCTACCTTCCATTCCGCTTCCACCACCCGCACCGCCTTTGGCCTTTGCTCGGAGACACGCCCTCCCGTCCGGGCGATCATGATCTCGCATGAACGCAGCCCAGTTCTTACTCCAAGTTCGAACCTTGCAATGTGGACATTGCAGCCTGCTGTCTTTCTTTTCCATCGAACACCTTCCCTTCACTCCAGAGCTTATCGCGTCCTGCGATAACCTGCAAGCGCTTTCAAAGGCACGAGGAGAATCACCCGCTCCCACGCCTCGAGTGCGGCCCGGTACTCGGCTGAGCTCAGCCCGTGGCGCTCGCGTGCCGCGCGTACGCACTCGGCCGCGGCCTCTACGCGGAGCTCTCGCTCAGTGCTCACAGCTTCGGGCATCGCGCAATCGCCTCCGGAGTGAAATGCCACGCCTGCAGGCGCTTGGTGCACACGGGACAAGTGAGCTCGTCTTCGTGCACGTCGCACAGGTTACCCGCCTTCACGCGCCCGCACAGTGCGGTTTTCCCGCCATCCTGAGACGCGTGCGTCAAGAGCGTGCCTGCAAGCGAGCTGTCCGCGTACGCGCCAGCGAGCACGCCGTGGAATGTGACGGGCGCGCTCACGACTCACACTCGAATTGCTGGCGCTGCTTGCGAAAGCCGTCGTAGCCGTGCAGAGCAATACAGCGGTATGTACGAAAACCGCACGCCTCGATCCGTGTGAGTGCTTCGGCAGCAAGTGCTTCGTCCGCGTTGTGGCTAAGCAACGAGATAGCCGACAGTGTGTCGTCGATGAATTCGACGGTAAGTGCGTGAGCGCGCAAAGGCTTTACAGCGCTAGCTATTTCGGCGCGTGATACAAGCGCGGCAGTATGCCGCCCTGCGTACTCCCTGTTAAACTCATACACGTTCGCAACGTGCGCGAGGTACAGGTCTCGTATTTCGGCACCTGTTAGATAGGCGATAGCCGCCAACTCTTGCACCGGCATGATCCGAACACTCACGATGCCACCTCCCGCACCTGCGAAGCCACGCCAACACCGCGCACGTACCAGTACGGCTCCACCTCGAGGGGCAAGGCCAAGCTATGCCCCGGGCTGAAATCCACCGGGCCTGCGCTTGCTGCATACTGCCGCGCTTCCCCGTAGGTCCGCCAGCCCCCGTGATGCACGGTCGCGCCGAACACGCGGTCACCGTTCGCAGTCACAATCATCACCACGAAGTGACACAGCAACGCACGTGCCTCGCTGGTTTTGCCCTCGTGCGCGTGCTCGAGATCAGTCAGCCAGCCCATTTTATCAACGCCCATGGTTGCCACGGCCTCACGACGTTCCGGCGCAAACCGCCAGCTCTGCGCATCGCCTACCCGCCGCCACTCACGATCCATTTCCCGCTCATTTTCCATCGAACACCTTCCCTTCACTCCAGAGTTTATCGCACGCTGCGATAAACAGCAAGCCTCGAATCAGCCGTCGTCGTCCTGCAAGAGATTTTGCAGTCGTTCCCGCAGCTTCGCGTCGCGCTCGTCGTCGTCTGCATCGTCGTCGTGTTTCTCGAGCCACTTTGCTGCGGCGCCGAGCAGCCACTTGCGCACGTCGTCTGCGTCGAGGGCCGCATCAGCGTTCGCGTTCGCGACCTCGTTAGCAACGAGCTCGCCGAGCTCAAGATCCGAGGTCACGACATCGTACAGAGTGACCGGCGCGAACCAGTCGGAGGCCTCCCAGTAGGTTCGCGCGCTTCCTACGGCCTCTCCGATTTTCTCGCACAGCCGATCCATGCGGTCGCGATCGGCCTCGCCGCCCCACGAACCCACGTGATTATTTCCATTCCACTTGGCGCCGCGATAGAAGCCCGCGAGCTCCACCAATTCAGCCTCGTGCGCCCGCAGCACGGCCTCAACCTCGTCAGGCACTGCGGTGGCCGACACGCGGCACACGCACAGCCAGCGGTGGTGCCAGGCGGGCTCTGGGCAGCCCGCGCCAACGGTGCCCCACACGAACACCTCAGGCGCTGGCCCGTCCGCAGGGATCAGGTACACGCTGTTGTTTGCACCCGAGGTCTGCACGAGATCCATGTTTCCGTAACGCATCTTTTCCACGATCACCTACCCTTCACCCTTGAAGTTATCGCGCTTTGTGATAACTGTCAAGGGAGTACCTCCGTTATTCCACGCAGCTCGGCGAGGGCCGATCGAAGTGCTTTGATGGCGGCTTCTGCGTCCTGCAGGGGAAGGGCGCCTCGTATTTGAGGGCGCACTCGCTCAAGCGCGCAAACTGCCTCGAGTAGTAGCGCGTGCAAATCCGCGGCTGTGATTTGCACAACTTCGGGAGTGCCCCGAGTCGGCAAATGGTAGCGCGAGATAATCACAGCTCACTACTCAGCACGCCGTTACGCAGCCAACCACAAGCCTGCACCGGGCGCTTTCCGTTCCTCTGCACAACAAACTTTTCCTCGGAAGCAAGATGCACGTAAACGGCGTCACCTTCCTTGCAACCAACTGCGAGCACCTTCCAGCGAGCTCCAGCAATCAGCAACGCGGTGCCTTGTTTAATTTCGTCCATGCTTCATTTATCGCACGCTTGGATAACAGCGGTCAACCCTAAAGCTCGATCTCGCACGAGCGCTCGACCGCGCCCTGCGCTTGCGCGTAAGACTCGGCCTTGCCCTCAGTCGCCCGCGTACAGTAGCGCCAGCCCGCAGAGAGCGGCGCAAGGTCGTAGTAGACCAGGCCTAGCGGGAGCTCGTCGAAAACACCGGGTAGCGCCCAGCCGCTGCGATGGAGCTCCGTGGGAGCCTTACGCAGTCTGGCGATGGCCGCTGCGGGCACTCGGCCTACGTGCGTCCGACACTCCGGAGACAGCCCTGTCAGTGTCACGCAGCCAAGCCGTGGCACAATGGCCACGGCCGCAGGAAAGCTCGACGTGAGCTGCGACGCCTCGTAAAGCACGATCAGCCCTGGCACGCAGTTTTTCTCGGTCACGGTATCGTTGCAGCGCTCGCCTGCCTGCAGCGGCTGAAACGCGCTAGACAGGAGCTCACCCTCGAGTTGATAGCGCCACTTCGCGGAGTCCGAACCTCCGATCTCGACCTCGCGAGCAGGCGACGATTTCGCAGTTTCTGAAAACAGCAGATCGGATGCGAAAGTCATCACGCACACACGGTAAGGCCTCAGCACGCCTGGCACCGCAACGCGAACGGGCCACACGCCAAACCGAGCGTGCAGCCATTGCACCGAGCGTTGCAGACTGCGCGGATCAACGGGCTGCGTCATTTACGAGCGCCCGCGTCCGCAGCAATCCGGGCGATCACGCGCTCGAGGCACTGCGGACAACCGAGCAACCTTCCTTTCTGCACACTGTTGTAAAACCAGTGATCTGTGTCGACGAAAACAAACTCAGTAGCCCGTAGCTCGCCGTCGACATTACTGCCTATGCGGCGCCCGCACAAAGATCTGCCTATCCTGTCGGCGTGCGTAGCAGCAATGCACTTAACGTATCCAGGTCTGTCCATTGTCTAGATCCACGTTTCGATGATCTTCGGATCGTCTTGCTCGCAACGCTCCAAACGAGAGAGCCCCTTCTGCGAAAGGAAAGCGCGCAACGCTTCTAGCGTTTCGAATAGGTAGCACTCTTTCGGCGCAGTCAATTCCCAACGCCTCGTCACGTAATGCTCCGGGTAGTCGCCTGGATGATCATAGACCGTCCAGATATCGAGAAGGTTCTGATCACTCACGACGGATCCCACCACACGTCGCCGGGCTCGATATCGAACGCAGCTGTCGCGTGAATCGCTACGTTACTATTCGTGCCGTGCTTTTCGATAATCGTAGGCAACGTATTACGCAGCGCCGTTACGACTGCCGTTGCTTCCTCCGCCGCAAGCACAGGATCGCTGTGCTCTTTAATGCTGCGCACATAAACCATGGACCAGATAACGATCGCACTTTCCACAGAGCACCTCTTACTGTTCCAAAGGGGGGTATTCGTGATCATATGCGTCGAGGTTCAAATCCTCGTCATCGATCTCGGCCTTTTCGTGGAAAACCTCCAAGATCGCAGCCCGCACAATAGCGTCGTGCTCTTTATCGGAAAGCATGCCCTTGGATTTTTTCAGCGCCGCCCGTATGCGCGCAGTTAACATGGAAGCATCCGCTTCCATTAGAGCGATCGTTGCAAACACGTTTGCGCACCCCTCATAGTGTTCGAATACCTCTTGCAGATCGTGGAAAAACTCCTCACTTAGCTTTGACATAAGAGGGTGCAGCAACTCCTCCGCAATTTCACGCGCGAGTTGTACCGGCGGAGAATAGGGAGGTCTGCTCGCCAAGCCTCTACTCTGATCAGCAAGCTCTCTGTAAAATACAGACGCATCCTCGTGCGAATGAATTGACGCTTTGCGAACTTTATCGATCGCGTCCAGCACGTTATCGTGTAGCGCTTCTTCTTTATCGCGATCTCGTTTTGTGTGCTTCATAGTTTTCGCTCTGTACGATAAGCGCTCAGTGCGAGCAAGGCAACGCGAAAGCACCGCCACAACTCACGTCAAAACGTCGCCCGCGATGGCCACGCGCACCGTCGTCACCTTCGCAGTCTCGAGACTGCTCAGCGTGATCGAGCTCGTGACCGCCGTAAGCAACGCGTACACGTACACGCCATCCGCACTCGACGCCGCGGCGTCGATCGGCTTGCGCAGCTGGATCGGCGCCGAGCCGATCAGCGGATCGGTCCCGAGGTCACTCGTCAACGCAGCGAAACCAAGCACCGCATTGATGGTCAGCACCTCGACCTTGCCGGATAGCGAGGCGTTCGCGCCGCTCACTCGGATCTGCCCACCGTCGACCGTGAACGGTAGGAAGGCCAGCCCCGCCAGCACCGCGGCAGAATTGAGCCGCTGCGCGCACTGCGCGGCAGACTGATCGCCCGACAAGAACGTGCCCGAAACCGTCACGCCGTCAACCTTGAAACTGAACGCCTGTCCGCCCGTAAACGCAGTGGGGAACGTGCCCCCCACACCGAGCAGCGTGGCCACGGTGCCAACCGTCCCGCCCAACGTGACCTCGAGCGCCCCGTCCGCGTCGATCCAGATCAGGCGCGCTTGCGCGACGTCGCCAAAGTCGACCACCACGTTCTGCTCGCCCGCGTTCAGGGAGTACGTCCCCGACTCCGCGCGTGCGAGCGAATCAAGTGCCTGCGACACACTGCCCGCAAACAAAGCAGGCGTGAGGGTCGCGCCGAGGCCCACGTCGAGAGTCATTTCTACGCTATGCCGGACGCCCATTTTTCAATCCTCCGTGATCTCGATCGTCTGCTCAGCGCCACGCACTACTCGAGTCACGCGCGCCTTACGTAGCTCGTTCGTCGCAAACTGCGCGATCGCCCTCGCCGATTTCCGCGCTTGCTGCGAAATCAGCTTGTCGTCGCCCTCGTCGTCGTCGCCCTGTGCGGCCCACGGCGGCGTCTGCCCGTCCTGGTGGAGCAAGTTATCGTCGGGCTCCTCGTCGGGCTGCGCTGGCCCCGCCGCGCCTGCGCCCGGGGGCTGCCCGGGCTCCCCTTGCCCAGGCTCCCCGCCTTGCTGCTGTTGCTGCGCGGCTGCGTCCTTTTGAAGCGCCCACTGGATCCAGGTGGAATTCAGAATCGCCTTACCCTGTTCGCCGGGCAGTGGCTTCATGTCCTCTTGAGCTCGGATCTCGTTGACCGTCTTGTAGGTAGAGCCGTCCTTCGACAACGCTTCGCGATCCGCTTCCTCACCCGAGCCGAACATACCGCCGAAAATGAATTCGAAGTCGGGCGCGAGATCCCAAATCAGGTGGCTGTTGATCACGTCCGTAAAGTGATCGGATAGCGGACGCAGGCCCTTGTCTTTCGACTCCGCGAGTTTCGATTCTTGATCGCCCGTGTTGAGCGAACTCGACTGCCCAGTGTTGCCGAACTGGAAATTGATCTCGAGCGGATCGACGCCGTACACCGCGCAGATCAGCTTAGTCACCCAATCCATCCACGCCGAGAATTCCATTTCTCGGTTGTTGGAGTGCATCGACACCCATTGAATGTCTTCGCTGTTTAGGATCGGCGTACGCCACGCATTCTCGACGCCGGAGATCATCGAATACCACTGGCGCCGGAAGGCACGCATTTGCTTATCCGGGATCGTACCCTTGATATTAAGCAGCCCCTTTACCGCGCTGCCTTGCTGGAAAAAGGCCTGGTTATACTGGAATCCGAAAAGCCACGCAGTCACGAGGCGAATGATCTGCTCGATCGGCGAAAACCCAAACCCGTTCGTACGCAGGTCAGAGCGGGGATTCATGATGCACCACGCGAGCTCATCGTATGCGAACTCAGCGATCACCGTGTTTTCGTAGACCTGGACGTAGCTCACGCGCTGCCGCATTTCCGCCATGCCTGCATGCTCAACGTCGAGCACCGCGGGACGGATCGTTTCGCTTGGTAACGCAATGAAACGCGACACGCGCCCTTCTCGATCGGAGAGCTTTTCAAAGGCCCACTGATCGTAGGTCAGGGTGTCGCGCAGCCCCTTTTTCAAGAACGAGCGGAAGCTATCCCGGTCTCGAGCTCGCTCGCCGGTCTGCAGCACGCCGGTAGTCTCGAGCATGCGCTCAATTTCCATCGCGCGTTTACGCTCGACCGGAGTCATGCTCCGATTTCGATCACGCCGATCTCGCAAGATCACGCGATAGCCCTTGTCATACTTCCCTTGTTGCGGGCGAGCGAACTGCGCCATTTGATTCGTGCGCAGCTGAATGATCGCAGCGAGGGGGGCGCACGTCATGGACATGTGCCGCAAAGCCTCGTAGGTCAGCATGGACGGACGCTGGCGCCACCCTCCCCAATCGTTGATCGCGTAGGGATCGAAGAACATCGCCTTAGGCTTTTCTTGCGTAGGCTCCGCGAGCCCACGCGCCTGCAGCGCCTTCACCATTTCATCGGCGGAGATATCCTCGTTGCTCCCATTTGCCCACGCGCTGAGCGCGTTAACAGACCGTCGCCGGATATCGTCAATGATCCCCATTTGCCTGCCTTAGCCGTGAGGGCAGGAACATGCCCCGAATGCGTGCGTGAGCATATCCGTTTGCTGCACCGCACGGTAACCGTGGATCACGCAGTCGCCCGCGATCGAAGCTTTTGCTACACGGTCGCGCTCGCTGTAGTCGAGCGCCACGTTTGCGGCGCGCCCGAAAGTCGGCACCTGCCGATCGTCTGCGAATCGCACCAACTTGAGATGCGAGGGGGCGACAGAGAGCCGCGTCGAGGAACTGTGCGCGTGCTGGTTTGCGTCGAGCGCTTTGAACCAATCGTTTCCCTGACTGAGCTGAAACACCGCACCGCCGATGCCCGCCGATCCTGTCGCCGTGTGGCTGTCCTCGTCGGTGGGTAGCGTGCTTTTCGCCGCCAGCGCTTCGGTCACACCGATGATTTGTCGCTCGCGCAAGATCTTGGCTACCGCGTCCTGCGTGACCTTGTAGCGCGACGCGGCTGCTCGCAAATTCTTACTCGTGCCCAGCGACTGCACGAGCTGCCCCATAATGGCTTGAGCCATTGCTTGCTCGTTGTACATTTGCTGCGGCGATTCTTGCGACACCACGCCGTAGCTCGTCTCGATAAAGCTCACGAGATACGGCATGAGAAACCGCTCCGGAATCGCGACGTCGGTACCGTCGTCTGCAAAGCCGTCGAGTCCCTTGCGCAGCACGTTGCGCTGCAACGCGTGGAAAAGTGATTTCCCAAGAGCACGCGCGCTTTTCTTGACCCTGAACGGATTCTGCTTTTCTTGCTCAGCTGCGTACTCGCGATCGAGGCGCTCTGCATACTCGCGCGCTTCCGCTTGCGGTTCGTACGTGTCCAGGTGTTCCTTGGCTGCGGCCTCGTGCTTCTCCGCTTCAGAATGAAAGCCGTACTTCCTGTGATCCTCTGCGACGATCAAATGCGCTTCTGCTGCGCGTTTGTGTAGCACTTTCTTGTTTTTTGCGCGCTTATTCGACGCTTCCATATCCGCAATCTCTGCGTCTGCTTTCTTAGCGCGCAGCAGACGGTGGATTTTCTCGTCGACCGCAACGGGCGCGGGAGGCGCAGAGCCCTCGATATACGCGTATTGCCAGCCTCCCTTACCGTCTGGCTTGCGCGTAATGTACTTGTGCCCAGGTCGCTCCGAATTCCAGCTCGATCCCTCCGCCTTAAACATGGAGGATTTTCCGAACGGCTTCTTTCCGCCGAACGCGGGAGGCTTCTTTTTCGGCTTGGCCTGATCGCCACCGAACGGCTTAGCCTTTGGCTTCGCGCCGAACTGCTGCGCGGGCTTTCCTGTACCGCCGTCTGCATCCTGATCGTCAGGTACGCCGTCGTCGTCGGCATCCACGTCCTGATCGTCGGGCACGCCGTCCCCGTCCTGATCAGCATCCTGATCGTCAGGCACACCGTCCCCGTCCTGATCGGGCGCGTCCTGATCGGGCTGCTCGTCGCCGGGACCACCGCCGCCAGCCTCGAGCCCTTGCCCGCCCTGCACCGCACGCACGAGCTTGCGCACAAGCTTGTGGTACGTGTCGAGCAGCGCCATGGAGTTATGGTGCTGCGCGCCGTGAAATCCCTTCGCGGCGTAGTAGTCGCGCTCTGCATCGGCGATTTGCTGCACGAGTGCCTGAGGGTCTTCGCTCGCGTCGCCACCTGCGTCCGCGCCGTCGTCGCCCTCCGGCAGATCCTCCCCATCGCCCTCGTCGTCGAAGCCCTCGTCGTCGCCTTCCTCGCCCGCGCCGTCGTCGAGCTCGTCACCGTCACCATCACCAGGCCCGGGCTCGCCCTCGTCGCCATCGGGCTCCTCGCCCTGATCGTCGCCCTGCCCGTCGTCGGGTGCCGTGTCAGACGCGTCCGGAGCTCCGCTGTTCGGATCCTGATCGTCGGGCACACCGTCCCCGTCCTGATCATTCTCCTCGTCAGCGCCCGCCTTTTTCTTGGCGAACGGCGGCACGGCTTTCAGCAAAAGATCGATCGCGTCTAGCATAGGTCTCCCCTCGGATTCTCGCCGAGAGTACCCTAGCGCCTACGCGAGCGCGAGCGTTGACCTACTTCGCCGCGGACTCGCGTGCAACGCACGCACGGAATCGGACAACATCCTCGCTATCCTCGAGACTTGAATCCGCCCTGTCGTCGCTGTCGTCGCGCACGTAGTTTTTCAAGCGTTCAAGCATATCCTCGCGACTGAACGAGGCCTTTCTTGGTTTCTGATCCTCCATCACACCCTCCGGAGCACGAGCTTTACAGCTCGCATAGACTTCATCCAACCACGGGCGCGCGCGATCAAATGTCGGCGTAATCCCGTCTGTTTGAATTTTCGCACATAGTTCGGATCAATAACAACGTCGGGCTGATTTTCTCCGCCCGCCCACACTAGGCGCGGTTTCGGGCCTGCGTTGTCAAATAGCGAGAATTCATGAGCTCTACGCGCTATCTGCTCGAAATTCCCAGGAATGACGTGGTGCGCTTCCCGCACGAAATTGTCAGGCACGTAACGCCCGGTATTCCGCGCTCGGGAGCCCACGCGGGAGACAGCCTCAGCGAGCGGAATGTGTGGCATCACGAGGTGCACGTGGTAGCCCGCGGCTTTCAGTGCCTCGATTCGCCCAATGAATTTCTCCGTGTTTTTCCCCGTGCCGTCGAGAATCAAATTCTTGCGCTCTGCCACAGCGCGAGCTCGGACCTTTTCGCCGAGGTCGCTGGACTCCTCGTGTGCCATGGCCGCGGCATCTTTCGCCGTCACCGTCGATCCGTCCGCTGTGAGTCCGTACGCGAGAGCTCGCTGATACTCAGGTAGCTTTTCCTTACACGCGTCTGGATCGGACACGACGAAATCATTGTGGTCGCCCACTAGCGTGGCGAGGATCGAGCCCTTGCCGACGCCGGAGCCTCCCATGGTGACGATCGCCGTGGGCGTGCGATCGAGCGGCACGGGCTTCACGTGCTTGGTAAATGAATCCACGATCGCCGCGTGGAGCGCTTTACGCTCAGGCGTGTAATCCTTGAAGCGCACCGGGCGAATACGACCGACCTCGATTGTGTGCGCGGTTTTCGTTTCCGCAGGAAGCCCGATCGAAGTCGCGGATTCGAGCCAAGCGCGATCGCGCTTGGTTGCGTGCGTTGCGCGCTCCGCGTCTGAAAATACGTGCACCACTTCGGCCGGGCTCACGATCGGGAAACTGCTGGGCGCCTCGCGACGCTGCACCGGCTTTGTGCCCGTGTGTCCGTAGTCGTAGTTCCAGCCGCCCTTACCATCTGGCGTGCGACGAATGTATTTATGCCCGGGCCGCTCCTCGCCCTTTTCCGACTTGAGCAAATCGAGCGGGATCACGTGCGCCTTTTGTGTCGGCTGCTGCTGCGCTTGCTGTCGAGGAAAGCGAGCTCGAAATCCGCGCTCCCTCGAGCGTCGGATGTCCGAATATTTCTTAGGCTGCGCGAGCCCTTGTGCGAGGCCTCCGCGCAGCATATCGGCGAGGCGTGCCGTCTCGCGTGGATCCTTCGGCGGTAGGCTCACGTGTCCCCCCAAATGCGCTTTCCTGCGGTCGCGCCCTGATAAATGTGCGAGGCGATTTTGCCTGCACGGTGCTGATCTTCAATGTAACTCATGGAGTCTCGATAAATCGAGTCTGCATTTATTGCGCGCGCACTGTCTGGCATGCTGTCGCCCAACGCTACGTTCGGTTTGCCCCCTGGAAATGTCACCTCAGCGAATACGAAATCCGCGTGATCCTTGTGCGCTTCGTGGAATTTCGAGAAGTTTTTCGCGCCCTCTGCGTAGCTGTCGGCGAATACGCGTGCGTCGACCATACGCCCCGCGCCCACCGCACGTGCGACAGCGCCTGGCCAAGCGCGCTTTGGATCCGAGTGCACAAACATGAACGTGGGCTTTATCCCACGTTTCGCGCACTCAGAAATCAACCACTCGTTCTCCGTTGCGTTCTGCTCGCCTGCCGCGTCCCAGGTAGCAGCTACTGACTTCGGCAGATCAGGACGCGCGGCAAGGCCTACGCCTTTGCCCGCCGCACAGCCGCCGCTCGTGACCAAGATCTTACGGTCTCCCGGTGCCATTTTCGCGATCTCGTCAAGGCGCGTGATAAAGGCACGCTTCGCGATCGCGTTCGCAGTCTGATGCAGCGCAGTGTTGTACAAGCTCCGCGCCTTGGCACGCTCGAGATTCATCGGCTCGCCTGGCTTATCCGGAGGCAAGTCGTCGCGCTTCCAGTCGGCGAGCAATGCCTTCGCGCCATCTGTTTCGAACACGTAATTGTTCTTTTTCGCGATCTCGCCGAAAGCCTGAGCTGTACCGTTCGGGTCGCGCTCGAATGCGTCCGCGAAACGCGTCTCGATCGCACGCTCCTCGTGCGTGAGGTTAGGCAGCTTCGGCACACCAGGCGGGGGCAGCACAGCATCGCCCGGAATGCCGACGCGTGCGGCTTTCTCGTTCGGCTTCTGCGGCGTGGCGCTCCTCGAGAGCGGCTTACGCTTGACGGCTTGGCCTTGCGCAGATCGCGCCGTGCGTGGTGGCGCGTTCGTGTAGAAATACTGCCAGCCGCCCTTACCATCTGGCTTGCGCCGCATGTACTTGTGGCCGGCGCGTTCTTGCCCCGGTACAAATGCCTTTTTCATCGCACGACGGCGCACGCAAAACGTCGTCTGCGATTCCTTCGCACCGGCTTCTACACTGCGCAGTTTCTTGTAGTAGTCCGGACGCTCGCACAGGTGATCGAGGGCGATATCCGCGGCTTTCTCGAGATCCTTTGTGTGCTCGAGCTCGACCTGCATTCCTGCCTGTAGATCGGTCGCTGTCCAGCGCGCATGCTCCCACTCCACACCGAGGCGCTTCGCAGCGCTCATAGCTGCATCGTGCGAAACACGAAGTGCTTTCGACTTCCGCGTAGTGTCAGTGGCGCAGCTCGCGCAAGGCACAACGGGATCGCAGCCAGAGCAGCTCTTTTTCAGCCCCTTTTTCGCCTTCGCGCGAGCTCGGGCCTTACGCCCCTTTGCGCGGTGCGACCACTCGAGCGCCTTACCTTCTGGCAGCTTGCCCTCAGCTTCTGCAGCGAAAGCCCAACGGCGCTGCTTTTCGCTAAACGGGTGCTGCATCTTGCCCTTCGCGAAAGCTTCAAGCTCGTCGAGCGGATCGAGTGATTTCTTTTTCTCAGCTGCCGCCAGCTGCTTTGCTACGCCGTGCGCATAGCTTTCAGCCAGCAGAGAAGCTCCGCCAAATTCGACATCCTTTGGTGCCACGTGCGACATCTCGCGCACAAAGTGCTCGGCCTCCGCTTTGCTCGTGAGTGCTCCGCCCGCGTTGATGGAGTATCCGCTCGGAATATGCGTGACGTGGTAAATGCCGTACTGCCCGCGCGTGATTCCGTAATCGCCGATCGCCGGCATGGACGTGACCTCAGGATCGCGGATTTCCTTACCGTCTTTATCGCGGATCGCCAAGTGCACGTCGACCGTGCGCAGCTTCTCAGGCTTGATGCCCGCGACCTTTTCAGCTGCGCGCATAGCGTCGCGGTGCTTCGCGACCTTTTCGAATGCAGATTCCATCGCCTCGTTCAGACCAGGCGCCGCTTTGCGTGAAAACACGTAGGGGTGGCTGTTCTCCCAAGACTCGCGCCGCGCCTTTGAAGCGACGTCGAGATCCTTACGCGCTTCGGAGAGCTGCTGACTGTGGGAGGCAGCCTCGCGCGCGTGCTCGTGTGGCGTATCGCCCGCGACGACGTGTGAATAGACGTAGTGCCAGCCCCCGCGACCATCGGGCTTGCGAGTCAGGTATTTGTGCCCTGCAACCTCGTCGCCCTTCGCGGCCTTGCTGAGCTCGCCGAGATTGTCTAGCGCATCGCCACTCTTGAGAGCCAGCATTCCCCATTTTTGCGACTCGGCGAGGCCTGCGCGCATGCCTGAGAACGCACCCTCAGACATACCTGCCCGCTCGAGAGCAGCATCTAAACGCTCGCGTGTGACCTTCGCATGCGCCTTGGCCTCAGCGTGCCGCGTCGAACCCGGAGTGTGCGCGTATTGGCTGGCGACACGCTCTGCGCTCGCGCGCTCGTGCTCGCGCGACGCTGCCACCACAGCGCGCTGTGCAAGTGGCGCCTTACGCTTCGCATGCGCGTCTGCGTAGTCGTAGCGCCAGCCGCCGTGCCCGTTCGGCTCGCGCTTGAGATACTTGTGGCTGGTTGCCTCGTCGCCCTTGGAGGCCTTGATCAAAGGCAAGAGTGCATCGATCGCGTCGGCTGATTTATACGCGAGCGAAGTCGTCTTGAGGGCAACCCTACGCACGGTGCTAGGACTCGCGCGCAAACGGGACACGGTTTGCTTGTTCCAGAAATGCTCGATCTTACGTTTCGCTTTGCGCTTGGCTTTACGCGCAGCGAGCGCGCCCTTGATCTTTGCGTAGACGTAACTCCAACCGCCCTTACCGTCAGGCTTGCGCTCCGTGTACTGATGCCCTGCCTGCTCCCCGCCGCGTACAGCATCAGCCTTCGCTGCTTTAATAAACAGCACAGGTGCCGATTTCTCGACTTTTGCCGGACGCCACGCATCGGGCTTCGTGTCAGGCTTTACGCCGTCTGCATTCTTGTCGTAGGAGCTGTCTTTTATGTAGCCACGCGGCACGACGTCGAACGTGCAGTAGATGCCCATAATACCGATCGTGCTCCCCCAATTTTCGGTTGTGATCGGCGACGCTTTGTAGACGCTGTGCCGCTCAGTAAGGATCTTTTTTCGCATCTCTTTCACAGCACCCCACAGAGCATCTTTCTCGCCCTTGTTCGCGTAGGTGCTGTGGAACTTGATCGTCGCCTTAGCAGTCGGGCGAAATGTCTTCGGGTGCGTTTCGCGTATCACGCTAACGGTCCCTTTTTCGCCGAACGTCTTCGGTCCTTTCTCGATATCAGAGAGCAGCTTGTCTATTTCCGGTGGCGGCAGCTCGCCCTCTTTTTTAGAGGCCGCATGCTCCGCGCTACCCTCTGCGGGATATTCATAATCCCAGCCGCCCTTACCGTCTGGCTTGCGCGTAAGGTATTTGTGCCCCGGGCGCTCCTCGCCCTTGGCTAGAGATTTCTCGTATTTGAATTCCGCGGTCTCCCGCTCGTATTTCGGCACTTGATAAGGATCTACGTGTTTCCACCGCCCCTCGTGCCATACGGGCTCGAGATTCTTTTTCTTGCGCGCAGCTGGTAAAGGCGCCGTAAATAGCGGCGTAGCCGGCTTGTGCTCATCGATTCGCGCTTCGGAATAGCCGCCAGGCAAGCGCCGCGTGCGCACATACGAAGGGTAATTGCCGAGACTGCGCGGCATGTCGAAATCAACGTTGTCGGAAGTCGCGCCGTCTCCCTCCAATAGGTGCCCGAAAACCTTAATCTCTTTCGAGTGCCAGCTCCCGCCCGCCGTGGCCAGGTACACCTTACCGTTATGCGGCAGCAGAAAAGGCGCGCTGTGCCCCTCGGTCGCGGCTTGCTCGATCGCTTGCTTGAGCACGCTCGGATCAAAGGCGCCCACTTGTTTCTTGTGATCGGCGGGAGGCTTGTAGCTGTATTTCCATCCGCCTTTACCATCTGGCGAGCGCAGCAGATATTTGTGCCCCTCGACCTCTACGCCCTTCGCCGCTTTCTCGAGTAGCGCTAGGGGATCGAGCTCAGGCTGAGCTCTCACAAGGCTCAAGCCGATTGCGTGCTTTCGAAGTGCTGAGATCGCATCAGTCATCGCTTCCCCGTTTCCACAGCGTCCCGGATCGTAGCCCATTCTCGCACGTTGAAGCGTATCGAAGGCTTCTGCGGCGCCGCCCCATGGAAAGCGTATTTACCACTGTTCCGGCGTGCGAGGGCCTTCCTTCGGCGCCTGGAGGCCTTCACTTCCTTTTCGGTCTGCACGGTCCCGTAGATGCCCTCGAAATCGGGGGACTCCTGCGAAGGGCTGTAGCGCTGCACGACGTAGGATTTCACGAGAGCTCCGTGGTTGCTCGGGTCGGTCACGAACGCGGCGAAATCTTCGAACGCGACCGCGCGCACTTGCCCCAAGAATCGAGGATCGTCGTAGTGCGCTTGGTAAGCCTGCACCGCGGCACCGAGATTCGAAAACCCGAGCATGCACTTCTGTTCGTCTACGTGCACGAAGTCGGGCGACTTGAGCTGATCGATCACGAACACGTAAGGCGCCATCTTGTCGGGCCCGACGTAGACGTCCACGTGATCGCCATCCGTGCCTTGCGTGCGCCGCACATAGCCGTAGTCGTGCACCATCTTTGTTTTGCCTGCGCGCTTCGCGTGTGCGTCGTACCAGTGCCGGTAAGATCCTGCCTGGTTTTCGACGCTCACCTTTAGCCCGCGGAAATCCCGACGCCTGTGCAGCTTGCGCGACTTCTCGAGCGGAGCTTTCAAGCTGTCGATCACTTCTGTAATCGCATCGTCGCTGTCCTCAATATGCGCGCCGAAACGCGCGAAAGCCTGCCTGATCGCAGGTTCAATCATGCGCCGCCCCCCGGGCTCGCTCGCGAGCTCTGCGTACTCCTCTCGATATTCAGCCAGCGCATTGATCGCGTGCGACACTGCTTGCTTTCTGCCCTCAGGCGAAGCAATAGGCTGCAGCTCGTAGGAGCGTTGATCCTCTTTTGATAGAGGCGCGTCGTAGGTCACGGTGCCGTGCCGAAAAGCAGGATGCTTTCCAATCGAGGAAAATCCTTTAGGCGCTGTGAACGTACCGATCGGCCTATTCTGCATACCGTACACGTAGTGCCAGCCTCCCTTACCATCAGGGTGACGCTCCGCGTAAAGGTGCCCCGCTTGCTCCTCGCCCTTTGCCGCTTTACGCAACACGAGCAGCGCCTTCAATACAGCATCCTGAAACGCGTGGCGCTTATCCCAATCGAAATCGAGCGCGAATTTCGACGGTCTGCCGGGTGTCTCGACGCGCGTATAGAAATCCTCAGCTGCGGGCTTATATTCGTAGCCCTTGCCTTTATGGTGCTCGCCCGCGTGTCCGCCCGTCGTGAAATGCATCTCATGCGCTCCGCGGTGCGAATGAATTACTGAGTCTTGATTAAACTGCTTTCCGAGCGCGCGCATAACACCAAACTCGCTAGGCGAATCGTGGTGCACCATGAAGGCATTACTTTTCTGCGGCTTCGCGCTCTCGTGATGCACGATAAAGCTCGCCTCACGCGAACCATAATGCCCCTCGACCTCGGTATAGCGGAGCTTGCGCTTTTTCAGCTCGCCTCGCAGGCGTTCGTGTCGCGCTTTGAATTCCGCGTGATCCTCAGACATGTCCTTTTCGCGCGCGTCGTTTCCGTTGCGACCTGCGCTGATAATCGAATAGGTGCCGTGCTCGAGCAGATCGTCCAGCTGCGGACGCGTGAGACGCACCTCGCCCGCGGGTTTGCGTGGAGGTCTGTCGCTCGGGTGCCCGGGCAGATCATAGCCGTAGCGCCAGCCTCCCTTACCGTCTGGCGTGCGGCGCACGTACTTGTGCCCCGGACGCTCGCCTTCGCTGCCCTCGCGCGCTTTACGGATCGCTTCGCCCCACGGAATGATATGCATACTTTTCTCCGTACCCTCTGCGCGGGCTTTGACGGCTGCGTAAGTGTCAGGGTGCACCGCAGGCGCATCGCCATCGTCGCGCGTCGCGTTGCCCTTCATGTCCACGCCCAGCCACATTCGCCAGTGTCGATCAAGCTGCCCGATCGAGGAAATCACTCCGGGCTTAGCGAGCAGTTCCTTTGCCATCTTTTCGCGCTCGGCCTTCGGCAGCTTGCTCGCGTGATACTGCTCGACCTCGAGTTTCTGTTGCTGCTCTGCGGCAACCTTGTCCTGCGCTGCGCGCTTCGCTTGCGCCGCTTCGCGTTCGGCCTGCGCGGCTGCCTCGCGTGCTGGAGCGCCCGCTTCCCACTCCGCTTGCTTTTGCTTCTCTGCAGCCTTCGCGGATTTCTTTTCAGCCTCTCGCCGCGCTTCGCGTTCGGCCTCGACCTTCTCTGTCTCGTGCGGCAACGAAATACGATGGCGCTTGAAAGCATCCGGATCCGGATCGCCGAGCTCCCCTTGTGCTTCCTGAATCGCTGCTGCGGGGACCTGCAAATCATCGCGTGCCATCACGAGCGTTTCTTCTTCGCCCTCGTACGCACCTAGATCAGCCTCGTGCTCCGCGTGAAACAAGACGGCTTCAACAGGCACGTCGAGCGTGACCACGGCGCCGCGCGTTGCGTACTGCGTGCCGAAGTCGTGCGCGCTTTCGTGGTCGCTGGTCCAGCTCGACAAGCTGCGCACTGCAACGGGAACGGTGCCGCCCTGCGCTTGCTTCGCTTGCTCGACAAGGGCCTTACCCTGGTCGTGCGCAATGCCGCGATGAATGCGCACTGTGCGCTCGCCCTTGGCAGCGAATAGCGCCTGCGTCGCTGCGTACTGCCTGATCGCCATCGCTTCGCAGTCGTCGATTTCCTTTTTCGAGATACGGGACGCACGCGTAACCGCTTCTGCAAACGTACGCTTTTCGTCTGCGCTTGCGCGACCTCGAGCGATCTTGCCGATCAACGCGAGTTGTGGCGTGGTTTTCGTCATCCATTCATTTCGCCAAGCGTTACGCACGTGTGACTCGTCGGAATGATCGGCGAAAGCATCATCCGTGTGGGAAATGCCTTTCATGGACGCGGCGAGCGCTGCGATTTTCTTTTTATGCGCAGGCGACATGCCGAGATCAGGAGATACCGCGTAAGTGTTCTGCGCTGCCGGCGTGCGCACGCCCTTACTGTCCTCGTAGAAGTAGTTATGCCCGCCCTTACCATCGGGCTCACGGCGAATGTATTTGTGTCCCGGGCGCTCGCTGCCTTCGCTCTTTTTCAGTTTGAATCTGGCGAGCACTTCTGGCTTGCGCATTACGCGCTCGATCGGACGCCCAAAACGGTCAGTATCTTCTCCCTCCTCGGATGATTGCGAGCCCAGCAGGAGGGCGTACTTTCCTTGATAGGCTTTTGCGTGATCTAATGCCCGCGAGACGTCGCTACCGTCTCGGCTACCTAGATCAATTGCGCTAGTCCCGTCGAGAACATCATCCGTAGGTTCACCATCCTCCCAGCGGCGGGACTCTGCTAAAATAGAACCGACCTCAGGTGGATCTGCGTCGTCAACAATGCGCAAGCCGATCGTATGAAATTCAGGCGCATATTCTTTCAGTATCGACTTCACGGCGTCTATGTGCAACGGCGAGATGTCAGTTCTCTCGCGCTGCTTGAGTCTATCTTCGAATTGGAGGTCGGAGAATTGCCGCGTAGGCGCGAGCTCGCGCACTTTCGCAACATGCTCGCGCAGCTGATCGAGCGACATCGCGCCTTCATCGAAAGTCGCGAATAAATCGAGGCTCAAGTCGAGCGCGAGGTGCGGCTCAATCTGAAAATCAATTGCGCGTAGCCCTTTGATCTTGGTGTTGAGCTCTGCTGCTGCACGCTTACCGATCGGCTGCACGTAGCCGATATCGATCATCTTCGGTTTATCGCCCTCGATCACGAATGAGTTTTCCTTGAATTCAGGCGCTGTGAATTCGTGCTCGCGCAGCACCTTCGCAATCGTCTGGTGCGCCTCCCACAAGCCTTTCGAACCCCACCCCCCGGGTCTGCCCTCGACCTCAGCGCGCACGAGCGTGTCAGTGTCCGCGTCGTATTTTTCGAACGAGGGCACGAGGTCTTTCGTGCGCGGATCCTTGCTCAGCACCTCGAGAGCGTGCGCTTCATTCTTGCGCGAGCTCACGCCGCGGCGACCGACCTTGTACGCGGAGGCTCCATCCGTGAACACGATGCCCTCAGCGCCCGCCCCTAGCAGGCTCAGGGTGCCCGCTCTCGCGCCAGCCTTCACGGCACGTGCCGCAGCCTGCGGGAGCTCCGCGTGGACGGCGGCAGGCGCGTCCTCGAGTAACTTTGCGACGTCGACCTGTTCCGGGCGCTCCAACTTTTTCAGCGCTTCGGCCAGATCCTGATCAATGACCAGCTTACCGAAGGCGTCGGCATCCTTGCGGAGCGCGTGCGACATATCGATCAACTCGAGTGCGAATTTGTCCCGTTGCGCGTCTTGCTTCGGCGGGAACTTCAACACGTGTCGTAGCTGCGCTTCCCACTCATATTCGAGATTCGCGCCGCGAGGCGTGTAACGCTGTCCATTGCGTGCGTACAGACTCTCAAGTCCGTCGAGATCACTCTGCTGCGGAGACAGATGCCGGTAGCCGTCGTAGGGCTCCGCCTTGCCCGCCTTGCCTACGTCGAACATGAAGGCCTTACCGTCGTCATCGACACCGATCTGCGGCGTGTCGCCGAGCACGTAGCCGGCTTTGTGCATCGCGAGCACCGTATCGTGGGCCGCGTCGAGCTGCTCTAGCGTGAGCTTGTCGGGAATGCCGAGATAGCGCTTGATCGTGTAGCCGCGCCCGTCGTGCTCCACGAAGCGCTCAGGCAGTAGCCCGGGCACTCCGGCATCGCGGAGAGCTTGCTGTGTCTCGTGCTGCTCGCGTGCGACCTCGACAGCTTTCTGCGCTGTCTTGTACCAGGGGTTTGACGGCTGATAGGGGACAACCGTGCTGACTTTGACAACGTTGTCCCCTGACTTGAAAACAAGACCGTCGTCGCCCTTACCAAGAAACTCGGCAGTACCTCCGGTCACGGCGTCGATATCCGGATCTCCGCTTTTCTTATCGCTGACTACGCGGCCTTCTAAATCATCCTTGTACATAGCAAGCGCGTCGTGCGAAATCTTGTGCCCGTAGCCAGGCACCGTCGCGTGAAAGCCGACGCTCGCGTGCGTGTCGTCGGAATCAAATACTTTCCATTTGAGCGTGCCGCGCATTCCGAGCTTTTCGTGCGGCGTAATGTCGATCTCATGCCCCGCTAAATAGCGATAGAGCCAGCCGCCCTTACCATCAGGATGGCGCTCGAGATACTTGTGCCCCTCTACGGTTTCGCCCTTGGCTGCCTTCTGCATGGGCGAGAGCGTAGCAAAAGGCCTGACACGCGTGCGGTTTGAATGTCAGGCCCGGGGGAAGCTGTTATGTAACCTCAACTGCCCGGCAATTAAAACAGCACACCGAGAACACCTGAGGGGCGGGCGCAACCCGCGCGCATAAACCCGGAGTAGGTTTTGCCCTAATGGCACAGCGCTTATATTGCCTGGTGTGTATGGATGCGGCAAACCGCGTTTCAGCGCGCGGGCGCAAGTGGCAAGTGACGTGGCGCGGCTGTGGGCTGATCTCGCAGTGCTGCGGCGTAGCTCGGTCTATTTTCGAAGGTGGCGGCAAAGCTCCCGCGAAAACGAGAAAGCAAATCAGCAGTGCGAAGATCAGCGCCACGCGTTGATCCGTACACGAAGGGAGGCTGCGCTGTCTAGTCGATCAGTACGGGCCGATTATCCCCGTGCGGTCTGTGTTAATTGCAGAGGCGTTTTTGCGTTCAGAGCTCGTCGAGCGCGATATGAGCCGCTTCGTGATCGGGCAGCCCTTGCGAGACGAGGCGGTAAAAATCACTCAGCAGTTTCGGCGCCAGTATGCGCGACGAGTAAGAAATCATGTAATCAGCCCACGTATCGTAATCGCTAGGCACCGTCGCAAATCCTGTCCATTCCATATGGCAGCCGCGGCAGTGGAAGCGCCCTACCGCACACGCGCTCGAGAGCGAGATATGAAGGCAGCGCTCGTAAAGCTCCTCGTGCAGATGCCGGTACTCGACTTCGCGCCCTTCGCTCAGCGCAGCCTTTATGGCCATTTGCATACCAGGAGAAACACCTCGATCCCTGTAAACAACGTGTGCCGCAGAGGCCGCACGAGCCCAGGCAAAGCCCGCATTCATACCCTGTGCACGCTCGCCCGGATCGAGATCGTCGAGCGCCTCTGTGTACATCTGGTGCGACGCGAAAGGGGCCTCGCCACGCAGGATGCTGTCTCGAATACAGCGCTGCAGATATTCCCTATTCGCTGCGACGTCTACAGCTTTATTCTCTGTCGCACCGCTCGCGTAGGGACTCTCGATCACTACGAGCCTAGGCACGCGCGGCACAACGAGCGTTTCGCTCGGCAGCGGTTCACCCAGACAGTTAACAGCGTGCGTCTGCTCCATCCGAGACAAGCGATAGTCAGGATCGACGATGGAGTAGTAAATAGAGTTGCGACATTTTTTGCAGATGAAGTGAGCCATTACGCCTCTTTTGATAACCAATATTTTCGCACCACGCGAGGCGACACACCGAGCTCACGCCCCGCAGCGCGTGCCGAACCTGAGTGCACTCGGATCCTGCGAATAAGCGACGAGGGCAGTTTCTTGCACGCGCGCTTGTCCTCTTTCGATCGTGTGTTCTGGAATGACGCGGGTACCTTACGCGGCTGATCTGTACGCCCGTGCTCGAGCAGCCACGATGCCAAAGGCATGCACGCGAAACCCTCGTTGATCACCCAGCGTGTCTCGAAATCATCCTCGCTGATTAGCGCGGCGACCGGACGCACGACTACTTCGACACTTCCGCGTGTACCTTGGTAATGCCAGCCGAAACCATTTCGCACCGCGCACCATTCCCAGTCCGGAGCTCGCTCGCGAAGGTAGGCCGCGTTCACGGTATCGACTCCGCGTCCCATATAGGTTCGAACGAAGTAATTCCTACCCTGAAACGATAAAGCTCGCCGCTAGCAGCACGCACTGATATCGGCTGTCCTTGCCCTTGCCCTGTGGCGATCTCCCTTCCGTGGTCAGCGCAATACAACTCCTCGCGCAGGCCCTCAGTATCCTGTTTTGCGTACGCGATCGCCGCGTCGTAGGGCTCCTCAACAAAAAACTCTTTCGCGTCCGACTCGTCCGCATTTAGCTCATCCCACACTCGATAAATCATACGCTCTGATTCCCTTCGCTCGGCATAAATGACAGATCGATAGCGCAATCGCCGTGCCCCACTGAAAGCGTCCACGCAACGCGCCCGTGATTCTTTTTCTCAGAAGCACCCACGACAATAATCGCGAACGTGCGCGTGATAGCGGCGACGACAAGAGACGGATCGGCAACACGCTCAGCCCAGGGGACACAAATCAGATCCATGTCGCGCCCGAGTGTCCCGTGTATCGCTAACGCGTAACCATAGGAACGCGCGATCACAGCGAGCTCCGGATAAAGCGCGCAGTACACGGGCGCGTAGGTCGGATCTTTCACGGCTCGTCTCCCTGCTCCTCCGCTAGCTCGGCCTCGACTTGCGCGAGAATCCGATCGAGCAAGAGTTTCGTTTCCAGCAGCGCATTACGCTGCATGCTCGAACCCCACACTCCCTCAAGCGACGTCTGCGAAATGTAGTGCTGCATTAATTCTTTCACTGATCCGAACACGTCAACCTTTACGGTGCTCGGACTGTGAATAATCAGAGTCACGTGACCTTGCTTGATCATTCCCACGGTATTACTCCCATCCGATCGGCGCGCAGACGCACACCTGTTCGTACTGAGTCACAACAAATTCCGGACGCAGGCCTAGCGGGCATTTCGTACGCGCGCATTCGCGATGCTTATACGTCAAGCCCGCCACAGCACCGATTATCGCGACGATTAGGACGATCCAGATCGCGACGAAATACTTTTTAGTCGCTTGTACGCTGTCCATACGGCGGAGCTCCTACTCGTTATCTAGTATCGCGAGCGCTGACAGTAACTGCACAGGCGCGTACGCAAATGAAACGACGTCAGCGTGAGACATAATGCGCCCTCGCAACGCGTGCCCCACACCGAGATCGAGCACGTCTACTTTGGTGCCTGATGGAGCTCCGCAAAGCGCGGGATCGGAGGTCACGAAATACGTGCGGCATGCGACGGGACGCACCGCGTACACGCTGCACGTATTGTCCGGCCGCAAGAACACGCAGGCTTCGTTTTCCTCCCACCACAACGTGCACAGTGCGTCGTTCTTTTTCGTGTAGTCGTCGAGGTCTTCGGTGCTCGCCAATTCCGTGTCAGGATTATCGCCGAACGTCTTCGCGTAATGCGGCTTGAGCTTTTCGACTTGAGCTAGCAGCTGCTTTCGCTTCGCGCGTAGCTTGTGCGGATAGGCCGCTGCGATGGCGAGAGCTTCCTCCGCGCTGATCAGAATCAGCATCTTGCAACAGTGCGCGCAGCCTTTTGTACACGAGGGCTCGGCCTGCGCGAGCACCGCATCCATCGCAAGATCGGCGCGTAAGTATTCGTGCGTCAGCTGCTGTCCGATTATCGCCAACGAGCGCTTTCTTGATTCAGGGACACCAGGAGCTTTCATGTGTCCCCTCATAGCGCGTCGAGCTGCTTACTCTTGAATTGGCCAGGGTTGCTCCGCGGTGAGTTGCGGTATTTCTTGATCGTACTCTCTGCAACGCCGAGCTCTTTCGCCGCGGCCTTCACGGTGCCTTCGTGTTGTTTGATTTGCGTGATTAGCTCCGCAGACAGCACCTTGCGCGTGGACGCAGGTAGCTTGTGCCCCGTGACGGCACCGTGGCTCACGCCACGCTTAATGCAACCTACGTGCGCGGGAGACAGATCGTATTTCTGCCCGATCTCCTGCAGCGTCCCCTTTGCAGCGTAGATCTCGAGCACCTGTTTCTTGGTCAGCTTTTCCGGCATCTTTTCCCCCAATGTGGCCGCGAACGTCTTGTGCTGCTCTCCTACTGTCACCATTTTACCGAAGCGCCCACCGAGAGCAGCAAAGCGCAGCGCTATATTGTTGCCCGGGCCTGCCTGATTTACGAACCAACCGACGCACACTTGCTCGGCACCCGCCTCTGTTTCGTGGCACGCCATTAAGCGTAAGGCGCCGTCGCTGTTATAACCGCGATTCTCTGGCGTCGCGATCGTGCGCACGAGCGCAGCGTGTTTCGTTGCGCAATAGTTACCCGGGATATCGCGCTCGGGAACAGTGCTCGTTTTCCACGGGCACGCTTTACACTGCACGCGCGTTTTCATTCGATCACCTCACTAGGGACTCAAAACGCTGCGTACCGCGCAGTCCTTCGACTCCAGCAGCTTGCGCAACGCTACCGTCGCCTCAGCGTTGGCAGGCATTGTATCCGCCATCTCGTACGCGAGCTCGCAGTAAGGCCTACTCACTTCCTGCAGGTTCTTCGGCAAGTGCTCGTACTTAAAGAAGCTCAAAAGCTTCCGTACGACGGGGTTATCGGACGCACAACCATTCACCTTGTACAAATCCTCAACGCTTTGCTTTACATCATCGTTACTCATTCTGTCACCTTTCTACACTGCACGTCCTCATCGCTAAGCGTGCGCGTCATATAACGTTCGTGCCTTCCACACCGCGTGCCACGCGCGCCCTCGTTCGTTCCTGCAGCCAGCGCATTGCATTAAGCAAGCACGCGAGCACTTCGCGGTTATCCTCGCAAGCAAACGCTCCGGACTGAAATCCATCCATGCGATCAATAAGGATCGCTAAAAGCGCTTCGTTCGTAACGCCGTTGACGCCGACTTCCTTGATCGGGCCTCGCTGGAACTCGATGTCGCAGCCCTGAGGGTCGCCGTGCTTAGGCTGAAACCGAACCTTGTAGACGTGGCTCGCGTTGCCGTACTGCTCATCGCGCGCGTCCGCAATGATCGTGATCGCCTCGTTGCAGGCGTTGCTTTTATGTGACGTTACTTCGTGCATTACTCGAGTACCCTTTCGCTATGGCTTACGGCATCACTCCCACAGACACGATCTCCGCGTAGCCCTGTGAGCGGATCGCGTGCTCTGCGAATTTCGCTCCGTGGAATACGCGCACGACATAGCAGCCGTCGCGACGCTCGGGCCCCTCAGGCGTCCCGCAACCCACGACGCGCGCCATACATACAGGCAGCATGGTTAGCGTCGCGTCGAGCGCATCAGGATTCGCCACGCGCACCAAGATCTCTACAATTTCATCCGCCATACGCACCCCGCAATTTCGGCGGTTATCGCGCGCAAGGGTAAGCTTGTCAAGCTGCGTGATTGCGTAGCAGGGCAAGCGCCTACGCATTCGCTACGCAATCTTTACGGGCCGCGCCTGCGCTGCGTGTACGCCTCATAGAGGCGCAGCGCGACCTTGAACAGGGCAGCACTCGCCCGCGAGCCTAGGGCGCCTGCAAGGAACAGCGCGAGGGCAAGCAACGCGTACAAAAGCCAGTCGTGCACTGTCAGAGATTCCACGCTCGTGCCTCCGCGCTATCGCGCCCTCCGGACATCTCCCACACAAAAGCGTTCGCGTGCAGCACGTCGCCGTCTGCGGCCAGCCCCGTGCACATTAATAGCACGTGCAAAGTCTCGTGCCGGATCGACGAAAGCACGTGCGTATTGTCTGGCGCGAGGTGCGCCGTGTAAACGACCGCTTGCCACGGTGCGTGGCTGAAAACCGAAGTTATGCAGCTCGTTGCACGCAGCGGATCGTCGTGCCTCAGCGCAGCAGCACACGTCTCTGCAAATGCCATGGAGTTGAGCTCACGCACAACGCGCAAATCGTCAATGCAGCTCGACCTTGGCATCGGGAGGCCTACGGCAAGCCACGCGTTACGCGCCGAAATGATCGCTGCTGTGTCCTGAATATCGCGCTCCGGTGTACAGCTCTCGAGCAGCACGATCACGCACACGAGAAACACGAACGCAGCGAAGGCCCACACCAGGCGGCGCACACGTTGAATGCGTTCACGCTCGCGCTCACGAAGTTGAGGGTGTTCGAACAGCACGCGATTACGGGCAGCGTTTCGAGCTCGGCGCCGTTCGAATTCATTCGTCGACAGTCGAATCGCGCGCAGTGCTCGCTCTCGTTCCGGACGGCTCATGATTCCCCCTCAGTCGTCATAGGCAGCACGCAGTAGTTTACGCGCAGTGTGGAGCCTCGAGTACACGGTGCCTACCGGGATATCGAGCTCTGCCGCGATATCCTCGCACGTGTAGCCCATGGCAAACGACAGCAGCGCGTCTCGGTAGTGTGCGGGTATCGCGTCGAGCTCCGCACGTAGGCGCGCTACGGCTTGCTCTTGTCCTAGCTGCGCGTCCTGTGATGGCGTGCTGGCGACACGGTAGCGTGCGTAGCTCATTTCGCTGAATATCTTACGCTGTCTTGCTCGCCGCATATTCGCCGCGATTCGAATTGCGATAGCGCCAAGCCACGTGCGCGGTGCTGCAGCGCCTGGGCGATATCCGCCGTAGTGATTCGCCACAATAAACACGGACTGCACGCCGTCGTCGACCGCGGACGGGTGCACGCCTGAACGCAACAGTAAGGCCGCAACGTAGTGCGAGTGCTGCCGGAATAACTGCCCCGCGTCTGCGGCTGCGTGTTCCACAGCTGCAAGAGTAACACTACGGCAACTTTCGGATCTCGCGCTGAATCTCTAGCAGGAAGTTCTGCACTTCCTTGGCTAAGCCTGAGAATTTCGGCTGCAACGAAACGAGACGCAAGTCTTGATCAAATTCGAGCATTTCCCCGCACGCTACACAGAACGTAGCGTCCCCCGCTTCAGGCGCACTCTCGCCGGCAACGCGCATTGCGCCTACTGCCGCAAGCGGTGCGCTGCACGTCGGGCACAGGTCTCTGTCAGGCACTTTCATTTCGTAGCTCTCATGCGATTCTCGAGTCCAGCGATGTCCCTATCGCGCAGGTGCACTTGCTCTGTGAGCGCGTCGACCGTGGCGTGCAGTCGGATAAATTCGCGGTCCCTCTGCGCGAGCACCGTTTGCAGCCTGACGATCTCTTTATCCTGTGCCTCGACCACCAAGCGCGTCACCTGCAGACGTAACGTGTCAGCGAGCGAAACAGGATCGGAAGGCTCCGCTGCAGTAATTCCGCGCATTACGTTACGTGCGAGCACAAGGTAGTGGAGCGCATCCTGTTTATGCAGCACCTCAACCATGCGTAGCCGATCGATCAGGATAGCGAGCAGTACGTCCTCAGTGATTCCATTGACGCTGCCGTTCGGCATTTCGCCTTCGTGAAACTCAAGTACGAAGCCGCAGCACTTGTTATCCGGGCCGCGCCACGTCACGGCATAGACGCGACTGGCGGTCACATCATCACCGTTACCCGTGATTGCGATCGCTGAATTGCTCGCGTGTTTTACGTCGCGCATTAGCGCTAGCCTTTCCGCTTGCCCGGAGCTCGGATCACGAGGCGTGAACCATCCGTGAATTCGATTGTCGTTCCTACGCCCGGATTAAGCCTGCGGTAGGCCTGCACGAGCTGCGCGGCTGCAGTGACCATATTATCCGCGCGAATGTTGTACGCCCACGCGTGCTCTGGCGCTTCGTCCTCAGTCGACATCACGTCACCCTCAGTGCGCGTAGTGCGCAGTCCCGGGCCTCGAGCAGTCTGCGCACTGCAACCACTGACTCAGCGTTCACGGTCAGGTATTGCGCGAGCATTTGCGCAAACTCGAAAAAGTCGCGAGTTACGTTCGGAGATTCAGGGCTGTACTCGAAAAAGCTCAAGATGGTTTGCACTGAGCTGTGCTCGCTTGCTGCACGTAGGCCGTGCTGCACGGCGCTGCGATCCAGGCGCTGCGAACGTAGCGCACAGTCCTGTGACTCAAGTAGCTTGCGCACCATCGTTGTTGCCTCTGCATTTGCCGGCAGCTGTGCGGCGATTACGCGTGCGAATACTCCAAACAGTGTTTCCTCGAAAAGCTGTAGCAAGCTCTGCACTGAGGGGTGCTGTGCCGCCGTTACCTTGTTATCGTCAGGTGTCATTCGCTCCCTTTACTCGCGGGTTGCGGCATCGCGTCTTTCAAGAGTTGCAACATGCGTTCTTGTACAGGCGCCACTTCTCCTACGTGCGACGCCACTTCCTTTTCTTTTCGTCCTACGACCAGAATGCGCGCCGTAATCGCTTCCGGCTGCACACTCACTCGCGGGAACTGCACGTGCAACAGGCTACCTGTGATCCTGACGATCTCGCCTGTATGCTGCTCACCTGCATATTCGAAGTCGACGATATCTCCCACTGAGAAACTCACGGCTTATACCTTTCTAACGCGTCGACTAGGACATCGGTCAACGCGTCGGGCTCGTCCCTTACGTGTATGTGATTCGTTAGAATGCCAGCAAGCTCGAGTAGCGTTTTACGCATAGCGGCATTCTCTTTTCGTAGCCGCTCCACCGTACCAGGCTCCTCGACATCCGCCAACTTTCCGAATGCTGCGTGTAGGGCTCTTACTATTCCGCGCTCGGTTTCGTCCATTTTATACCTCTACGCTGGCGCCTTATCGCACGGTATTATAAGTGTGCATTGATCGACTGCGCGGGATTTCCGAGTCTTGGTTTATGCGCTCCACTCGAGAGCCTTATCGCAGCGAGGACAAGCAATCATCGCCCGTTATCGAAATGCGCCCACGTCCACACCAACCAGCACAGCAGCAGCGCTAACGAAAAAACAATTAGCGCATCGTAGCGTGTCATTTGTAGCGATCACTCAGCGTGCGGGCTGCGTCTAACCACTCGTCGAGATCGCGTGCGAGACGCGCTGCGCTTTCATCCTGCAACGTGTACGTACCTATTCCGAACGCGAGCGAAGTCGAGTATCCGATCAGCCGGCCTTCGCCATCATGTAGTGGGAAATGATGCTGTCCGGATACGTGCTGAATCGCATCTTGCTCGTAGAGCTCGCACGCTCGCTTATGCGCCTCCATTTGTTCCGGTGCGCAGCTCTCTGGATCAGGGAAAAAGTCGCGCGGATCTCCGCCTGGAAAAAAGCCGTAGCTTACTATGCCGCTCTCCTCGCGGATCTTGTCTGCGATAGCGCGGAGCATGGTGATTTCGTCCTCGGGCAGTTCGTACACCGCGCGCCTTTCAGTGCGTTGCCGAATCCACGCGCTCCGAGATAGCCGCGAGCGCGATCTTTGCCGTGTCTGCTACGAACGTCTTTTCGTCGGCTAATTTAGCGCTCGCTCCCGTTAGCAGGAACAGCACGGCATTATGTCTACGGTGCCAGCGCTCGTGATCGAGCTTCGCCGTGCACTCGCTATCGTTGTCCGCATTCAGCACGCCCTCGTGTGCGTCCTGCCACTCCGTATCGAGCAGCATTAACGCCACTGCTAGCGTCACGACTCCGGTAAATAGACCCGTTGCATCCTCGTCAGTTTCCATTTTAGCTAGTCTCCATTCCCCACGCGTCCCAGCCGCTGACACGCGCACGCGCAAACAATTCAATTCGCGGCCTGTCGCCGTACAGACTCACGATCTTGTCGCGAATCACCGGAGGCTTCTCCGAGTGCCTTCCGCGACCGTGCAGCACGACCTGCCCCATTGCACAGTCCAGCAACGGAAAAGGTCGCCCGCGAGGCCTCAGCGTCGCCAGCAGGCATAATTCAGTCGTGGGCTTGGTGCACGTCGGAGGCACGCCTTGCCCGTTGATTATCGCGCCTGATTTATTCGTTTTCACCCACACGAACGCGACACCTCGATAGTGCAAGCCCCACGATGCGATCGCGCGAAATGCGAGGTCCGCACGAGGACACGTGCACCACAGAAACAACGCACCTTCGCGCCCTCGAAACAGCGCGCGGATCGGCATGTCGCAAATCTCGTCGATCGACATCAGATCGTAGTGCTTACCCGCAGCTCCATCCTTTGTCGCCGAGCCGTACATAGGCCAGGGCGGATCGGCGTAGATCAGATCGTAGCCGGCTGCGTGCTCACTGAGCGCGATCATTTGCGACACCGCGGCATCCTGCGCGCTAGCGGCACGGTGCGAAGTGCTGCCGTGTGCTCGCGTAGAAAATCGAGCACGTACCGCGTGGCCTCGGCCTTCGCGTCCTCGATTCCCTTGTGCTCTAACGGCACGCGCGAGATCCCTAGTCGGGGGCAGCTCAACAGCCACTGCGTAGCGGCAAAATCAATATGCCGGTGCACGCACAGCTCGCACTGCCCGAATTTCACGCGATGCGCGTACGCGATCGTCGTGCCTGCCCTCGTGTCCTCGATCCAATCGCCCACGCTCACCCCTGCGCGCGGCTTTACTACGGCGTACGATAACCGTCAAGCTGCAGATCAACGCTCGATAAACGCGAGCAAACGATCTATTGCTTCGACCTCCGGATCGGGCGCTTGCGCGGGCACTAGGCGGAGCACCGCGGCTTGCCTAGGCGCGTGCAGCAGTCGCACCGGAGGTGCTGCTACAGGCGCTTCGAACGAGGCCAAGGTGCGCGCCTTATCGTCGCGCTCAAGCTCCCAATCAAACGAGACCGAACCGTAAAAGTTCACGTCGAAATAGTCGGTCATCCTGTCCGATCGGTCATAGTTGTAAGCGTCTCGAATGCCCTCTAGCGCGTCCAGCAAAGCCCGCGCTGCGTCGGTGTAGCGGCCTCCCGGGTGCGAGGTCGAGTGCGGGTAATCCCGTTCGTACAGCACGCGTTCAGGGCTGCAAATCACGAAACCCTCAGGCGCCGCAGTGACCTCCACGTCGAGACTGCGCCCTCCGCTATATTTTCGTACGCGCACCGAGATTTTGCAGTCCGGCATCGCGCCCGACTTGATCGAGGCCTTGATCTCCGCGCGCACACGCTTTGCGATGGCCACGATCGACAAGTCGCGATCGTATTTCGAACCTGAGCTATTGCAGTTTTCCATCACGGTACCCTTCCCTTTTTATTCACACGCGCTTGTACGAACTGCTCAGTGCGTACTCAGCGGCAACGCGCCGGCACGCGGATTTCAGAAAGCTTTTCGAGTACCCGCGCAGCACCTTCAACTCGTGCGCCCAGCATCCAAGAATACTCCCGCCAAGCACCTTCACTTCGACGCGAACATCGTCCGCCCAAACCACTTCGCCCTCGAGACCAGCCCAGCTCGGACACTGCACACCGACGTACCGAACGATCGCGCCTTTTTTGACTTCCTTGTTTCCCACAAAGCACCTTCCCTTCAATCTAGTTATCTCACGACGCGATAACTCGCGCAAGCGGAAACGCCCGCGGTCAGGAGACCGAGCGCGCCAGATCTTCGACCGCTCGCCGCAAGTCAAACCGATTCAAGTCTTCGTCCAGACTTTCGCGCCCGAGTACGCGCTCAGCGAGAGCTCGCACTTTCAAGATGTCGTCACTGAATTCCTCGTTCACACACTCGAGTTTTTCCACCTGATCTTCGAGCTCGCTGATCTCGCCGCGCAAGCGCTCGATCACGTTGCGTTCACTCACGAGCTCGTCAACCAAGCACTGCGCCAGCTTCGCAAACTGCAGCGCGATAGGCCCCACGTCCCGCGCCACGCCGTTATCGACAACACACACGCCTTCACTTTGGAGCACTGAGACGAACGCCCGAAAATCCTCGATCTTCCGGTCAGCCGCTTCCTCGAGTGACAGCGCCTTCGGTCGCGCCTTCGCTTTTACGTTCCTTGCCACGACTCACCTTCCCTTCGATTTAGTTATCGCATGTTCCGATAAGCTATGCAAGATCAAAAGCTAGTCGCTTGCGGCATCATCGTACGCTGCGATTCCGTGCCGATTCAGCACCTCAGCGAACACGCGCGCTCGTCCGAGAGCTCGGCCGTCCGCATTGTCGTAGCCCATGTAAATCGCGTTCTTGCCCACGCCGTAGCCTTGCGCGTTGAAGATCAGGCCAGACTGCTCACACACCTTTTTGACCGCTTTGATCAGAGCGCGGTCACCCGACACGCATACGTAAGCACGACCGCAGCCGGACGCGCGAGCAGCAATGTAGGGCGCGTCATTTGCCTCGCGGATTGCTACGGCCACCTTGCTCTCGAGCTCTGAATTCTTTCCCATGAAACACCTACCCTTCAATCTAGTTATCGCACGAGACGATAACAGCGGCAACGCTTTTCGACCGCTAACGTAGGAGCGCTCGCTTAACTCTCGACGCTGTGTCTGTGAGCGGCGTGCCTCTCGGCTGCCTGCCGGCTGCCGGTCTCTGCGATCACGCTGCCTGCGCGGCGCACTTGCCAGAGCCCGTCCGATCCACGCTGTACCGTGTGCTGCCCGTGCGTCGCCACGACGGGCCCTGTAGCGCTCGCTGGATCGCGCACGGGCAAAGGGGGTGGCGTACCGCCAGCCTTGCCCGGAAGGGGCGGAGGCTTGGCGGCGTCGGCCTGTTTCGGCAACGGCGGAGGCACGCCCGCGGCACGCGTCGGAGGTGTCTCGCGCTTGCGCTGATCCACAGCCGCGAGCGCTGCCGCTTGCGCCGCAGCACGCTTTGCCTTCGCACCTCGAGGCTTCGCGCCCTTCGCGCCCTGCAACGAGGCCAACAGCTTCGCGTGCTGCGCGAGCTGCGCGCCTTGCTGCGCGAGCTGCGCCTGTAGCTTGCCCTCCCTGCGCGTCGATTTCGCATGCTCCGCGGTCAGTGCTGCGTGTCCATTCGCTTGCGCTGCTGCGTGCTCTCGCAATTGCGAGCGTGCCGCTTTCGCTGCTCTCTGATCGCCTGAGCGTTTCGCCTGCACGAGTGCACTGCGCGCGATCTTGTGCTCGCGCACGAGCGCTTGCGTCGAGGCCTGATGCTGCGCGTGCTGTTGCGCGAGCTGACCGTGCAACGCCTTAAGCTGAACCTGAGTCTGTTTATGGGCTGCGATCAAATGCTGTTGCGCGATCGCGTGCGCCTGCATTTGTTTCGCATTACGTTTCTTCGACTCTGCGAGCCGTCCCGACGCGGTGCGCTTATGTGCCTGCAGTTTTTTCGCGAACGCTTTCTGATGCGAAAGCAACGCGCCCGCAGAGATTCGCTTCTGCTGCTCGAGTCTCTTACTGTGTGCGCGAACCGTAAGCTTGAGCTTTTTCTTGAAGGCCTTCTGATGCGCGAGGAGCTTCTCTGTGTGCTGCTTTTTCTGCTGCTCAAGTTTCTGCTTAGGCGTGAGCTTTTTCGCCTTACTGCGCGCAGGCACGTGCAACGGCATGCGGGCAAGCTTGCTCCACTTACCGCCAGCTTTACGACCTACCCATTTCTTACCGTCGAAACGAAACTCGTGCCGCTGGCCGCGCGACTTGACGTGAAAGGTGCTCGCCTTTCCGGAGTGCTCGATCTTGTGCACCATGCCCGCGGCACCCGTCCGCATCGCAACGGCGGTACCTACGCCTAGTCGTCGAGGAGCGCCCTGCGGCGCTGCGTAGACGTAATTCCAACCACCCTTACCGTCTGCTTTACGCGTAAGGTATTTATGACCAGGCATTTCCTGCCCGGGCACAGCAGCTTTACGCAAGGGCTCCGCAAAAGACAGCACGTCGAAGTGCGTCACGTCTTGTGCAGTCAACGGAATTACCAGGAGCATTATCCGGCGTCTCGCTTGCGCGTTACCATGATCACCAGGCGCTTCTGTGCAGGCGCGTAGAACTGCTCTGCCTTGATCACCGTACGTAGCGCAGGCGCGCGCTTTACGTCAGTGCTCTGATTTTTCCGCCAGAACGCGAGAGCTCTGCGCGTGATTTCGCCGCGCACGTCAGGATCAGGCACCATCACGCGCAGCGATTCGATCAAATGTCCTCGCCCGAGCGCGAGCCTTTGCTGACCTGCACGTGGCGCGTACTGCACGTTACTGCCTGCGACCAAGCGCTGCACTCGATCGCTCACGGTCGCGTCAAGGCCGAGCCCGCGCGTGATGTCCGCAACCGTGACAACGTGCCGCGGTTGCGGTGACGAGAAATCTTCGATCTCAGTCTCGAAAAGACGCGAAGGTCCGATCTCCGACTGCATCTCACCGAGGCCCATTCCAGCGCGAGCTCGCATCTTGTGCGAGCTCAGAGCGCTACCGAAACCGGGCTCGCTTAGACTGCGTAGCGGCTCTTTAATCACGCAACCTCCAGAAAGTGCCGCCCAGCCCCCACCCTACCGGGTAGCGTGCCACGCTGCTAAGCGCGGCGCCCTATGCTGCGCGATTGGGGGACGCCGATCGCGCAGCATCACGCCAACAGCGCTTACTTCGATCCGTTCACGTCACGGAAGCCATACGCGATCACCTGCACCACTTCGGTGTTCGCTGCAACGGCGACGGCAAGCGTGACACGGCGTGGCTTTCCAGCTGCGTCGTTCGCGATGCTCAATCCCGTGGCTGCCGCGCCCGTGGCATCCACTTGCACCGCGGTACCCACGAACAGCTGCCGCTTGCGCGGAGTGCCTGCCGGGTTGACGATTTCGACGTAGCCGGGATCGAAGGGCAGATCCAGCGTACCTCCGACGCCGCCCGCACCCGTGATGGTCCCTGCGAAGATTTCGCAGGCGTGCTGCATGTAGCCCTGCGCGACCTTGTAATGATCGGTCGTCGGCACATCCGCTTTCGCGGTGGGAATGAGACTCTGCGCAAACGTAGTTCGTGGCATCTGATTTTTCTCCCCTTGGTTTCAGTGAGCCGCGCACTCAGCGCGAGATCCCCAACGCGGGAAAAGGTATCGCGATCCTGCATAGCGGTCAACGCTGACAAATAGTCAGAATAATGGAGCGTCCTCAACAACCTCGCTATCGCCTAGCAGCACAGACTCCCAATTTTCGCCCAACACCTCGTCATCATCGTCCGCGTCCGCATCATCGAACGCAAAACCGAACCCACCCAGACGGGACGCCTCGGTCGCGATCCACCACGCCATAACGGTGTCATCATGCGATCCAACGCCCTGCAATTTACCGTCGATATAACCGAATTGTCGCGACTCCTGAATCCATATATCGGTCTGCACGATGCTGTACTCGTCGCCCCTAGGGATCACGAGCTTACGATTCTCGAGCAGTAGCCGCTGACCAGGCACGCCTCGATCAAGCGGGTATTTGTTCGTCGCAAGCGTCACGAATTCCTTGATCGGTAAATCCGTTTCACGACGCAGCTCCGAACTGTAGAGCTGCTGCATAGCGTTCGACTCGATCAAAATCAGCGCCGGATCGTAAAGCTGCGCAGCGAGCTCGATCTCATGCAACTGCGCGCGGAACGGAAGCCCTTTGCTACGCCGAATATCGAGCACGTATTGATTACCCTTACGATCGCGCCCGATCACGAAGATCACAAAGTAGTCGGCGCCTACGCTCGCACTGCGTGCGATATCCACGCCGAAATAAACAGTAAGGCCGTGCGCCTGAATCTCCGCCTTCGACATGCGCAAGCGCAAAGTATCGTCAAAGCACGGCGGAAACAGATGCTCAGGAAAGATCGAGACGTCATCAGAGATCGGTTCGCACATAATCTCGCGAGCAAAGGAAACGCTCCCGATTTCAGCACGCCTTGCTTTCAGCTGCGGGAGCGTCCAGCGATAAGGGAACAGCGCGCGCTCAGTACCATCAGAAGATCGAACGATGCCTGGAAATTTCGCGAACACGTAAGAGCGATTCTTACGCAGGTACCCGTAAAGATCATTCGAGCTAAACGGCGTACCTACCACGACCAGCTGCCCGTCAGGCGGCACCATGTTAGTTATGGCGCTCTTAAAATATTCGATATTCTTTCGCCGTACCGTCTCGCTCCACATATCCTCGTCGTTAATCGGATCGTCGAGCACGACGTACTTAGGATGCCGTCCGCGCATGGCTTTACCGTAGCCGGCCACTCGGATACGCGAGCCGTTGGTAAATCGAGCGTCGCTCCTATTCAGACGCAAACGGGGATCACTGCGGTGAAAGCCGACGCGCTCAGGTACCATTTTCGCAACGAGCGGAATATCGACCATTCCTTTCAGGTTGTTGCGCCCGTAAAGAATAATGTCTAGGAATTCCTGCGCCTGCTCGAGCGTGTTCGAAAAGACGTAGACCTCGCAGCCTGGCTCACGCCATGCACGCCAGATTGGATACGCGTACGAAAAGAACGCGGATTTTCCGTGGTCCCGAGCTGCGTTCAGTCCGATCCTGTTCTGCGCTGAAACGAGGTCGGACCACGCCACAATATGCGGGCCGATCTCGAGATTAAGCACCTCTTTTGAAAACAGGGCTAAATCCGTACGCAGCAAAGCTTCGAATAACTGAGCTCGATCCTTCTCGTCCAGCGACTCGTACAGCTCTGTGAAATAAGCCTCATCCCGAGCACTCACGGCGAGCAATCCCCTCTGCGAAATCTAACCGCGCAAATGTCAGAGCAAACTTCAAAGTGCCCAATCCACCCGGGTAGCGAGAACGCACGCCACGGCAATCGCAGCGGCACGTCGACCTCAAGGCAGATAGAAGCACCGCAGCAGTCGCAACGATACAAGATCAGCTTGCCTATTTCACGGTGCACCACACCGCGAACGTAACACGTAAGGGCTCCTCGCAAGTTCGAGGACATGCGAGGAGCGCGGACACGGCAGCAAGCAATAAAGCTTACCAGCGGCGGGACCGCTGATTTACCGCTATGTCTACGCTGGGCAGTCTAGCCCGGGACTACGCCAGTACAGAAACTCATTTCCAGAACGCGACAGCCTGGCAGCTCGTGCAGAAGTAGGGACCTCGACCGTCCCGACTCTTAGGCGGGATCACCTTGCTCCGGCAGCACGGGGATATGTTCCGAGCGATCGCTATGCGTCTCTGCTTCTCAGCTGCCTGCGCGGCAACATCGTCTTGCTGCTCCACACTTTGCATGCGCCTTATTACCCTTATCGCTGCGTGCAGTCAAACAACACGATCTGCGCACGCGGGAGTGTCGACGCGCAGGCTCCAAACAATTTCGCTCGTCCAGTAGCAGCGCACCTCGAGCGACTCTGCATTGGCAGCAAACGATCGCAAGCATGCTTTCGCCGCAGAAAGCGTCGCGAAAGGTGCCGCTGCTACGTAGCCGTCTACCTCGGCTATATAGCGATATTCGATCAGCTGGCCCATGGGGGATAAACATAGCAGGCCAACCGGGCTTTATCCAACGCAACGCCAACGGCGCGACACCCTATCGAACGAAACACGCCCTGATTTTTTCAGCCGGCGAAGCGCGAGATCGATTTCGTTGTCCGCAAATGGGCCCACCTCCAATCGAACACGACTTAGCGTCGTGCCCAATTTTCCAGCTTCCTTGATCACCCGTGCGACCCGTTCCTCGTCTAGCATTTATCACTCCGTAACGTAACTGCGCGCGGCACCGAGCACACACGGCCAAACGCGCGGTGTGTACCAGGCGCCGCGTACGGCGCGCAAGCATTCCTCAGCCTAGCCGCTTCCCGCCGTGCCGATACGATCGCGTCGCATTAAACGCGATCTTCTCAGCGAGCACAGGAGCAAGGATCAAACCTCGCGAAACGGCTGTGCTTGCTACGCGTAGCAGGACGTCCGCCAATTCAGAGCGCACCCCCTCAGGACCGCGATCAGACGACAACCGATCTGCAAATCCGAGCTCGCGATACGCCTCGAGCGCTTCGCTACACTCGGAATGCAACAGCGCCACCTGATCTCCGAACGTAAGCGGCTGATCGTACCATCCGCGCGCACGAGCTTCCTCGTAGACAAGGATCGCAAATCGATCGAACGCTTCTCCGAATTCAAGTGCCGCTGCTAGCGTGGCCTCCGAAATCACGCAGACGGGCTGCCGTGGAAGTCGACGAAGCCCCCCTCAAATTTCAGACGAAGCCCACCACCTTCGATCAACTCGACAGCGGCACCTTCGGCACGCAGCCTGTGCCCGCCAAGGGCCATCATGAATCCGGGGACCGCGATCGACGTCGCAATCGACGCCTTCGCGGGCTTTTCGACACGCACCTTAGGTGCGGCAGCCTTAGCCGGGGACGCGGGAGACGCCTCGATTTTCGCGGGAGCCTCGGCTGTTCGCAACTTCGGCGGACGTCCGCGACGCTTCGGTGCGGCAGCCGCAAGCTCGGAATGATGCCCGTTGCCGTTGCTGTGCCCGTTGCCGTTAGAAGCTGCGGCAGCCTTCGGCGGACGTCCGCGACGCTTCGGCGCGACAGCCGCAGGCGCAGCGGACGCTGCAGACGCAGCCGCCTTCGGAGGCCTGCCCCGACGCTTCGGCGCCGCGGCCCCATCGTCCGAAACAGCGGGTAGCTTTTGCTGCGCCGCAAGGCCCAGCGCAAACATACGCACCTGCACTGCGGTCGGCGTGCGACCAAGAGTGCTTGCGATCTGCTCATAAGACTGTCCGGCCGCGAGCCCTTCGCGCACCGCAGCATCATCCGTTGAATTCCACTCAGCCATTTTTTCGTCCCCTTATCCGCAACTCAGGGACGATCCCCCGTCCGGAAGGTTGCGCTAGCGCGAAGCTCGATAATTCAGCGCGCCGTGTATTCCTATCACGTTAACTGCGGCCCTAATGAAAATCAAGCTACGCGTGTCTTTTGCGCGCTAGTGCAACTGCGAATTCGTAGGTAGCGCAAACAAAGCCTCCCGCAGCCCAGGGGGGAGATCTGAAAGTAACGCGGGCTGTGAGTCGAGCATGCGAACGACCTCCGCCAACGTATCGGCCTCGTCGACATCCGCGCAGTTTTCGACCAGTCGCGCAAACGCTACCGCTCTAACAAGGCCAACGACGACAGCCAGATAAGGCGCACGCGCTCCAATTGCCACGTGCACGTGTCCGTGCGCGCACACCGAAAGATCAACAGTGAGGGTCTCAAGTTCCACACTCACGTAAATCGGCACTCTCGACATGCAGGGCGCAAGCTGCTGCAGCAACGCAGGCACACCCAGCGAATCCCAGAAAATAGATCTGCCCTTACTCACGCAGGCACCCGGAGCGCGGCTTGGTCACGAATGGTGTTTTCGAGGCGCGAGGCAACACGCTGTGCGGACGCGCGTGGTCAATCGTCAATTGCGCAAGTGCTGCCACCTCAGGATCAATCTCGTAACCAAGGCCTGCACGTCCGAGCTCTGCCGCAGCTAATAACGTCGAACCGCCTCCCGCAAAGGGATCAAGGATCAGTTCCCCGGGTTGCGTGAAGTCAGCGATCAGCTGGCGCATCAGAGACGCGGGCTTCTGCGTGGAGTGCCGCCGATAGCGACGCTCGGCCGCGTCTCGGTAGACGCCAGCCATGCCGCGGCAGTTCCAGATACTGCGCTCTTGCCCTGCCCATACGGCGACGATCGCCTCTGCTGCTGCCGCGGGCCCGTCCCCTGAAAATTTAGGCGCTACGTTCGGCTTTACCCAAACCATCGTAGTTCGGCGCCGAGCTCCCGCAGCCAGTAGCAACTTTTGCCAGGCGGCAACTCCCTCGAGAGCGCTAAACACGAGGATCCACCCACGGCTCAGTCGCACAAACTCATGCGCGCACGCAAACCGCTCAGCCTCCGTAATTGCCGCAAACGGCATAGCCGGCTTAACGATTACGCCTCCATTGTAAGATCGCCTGTTCCCCGGAGCGTGCACGAACTCCTCGTAAGGCGGATCAGTGATCACGTGATTCACGCTCTTGTCCGCAAGCTGCGTGAGCCCGCGGGCAGGATCGAAACACGACAGCGGGTGCACGATGCTATTCACAACCCGAGCACCTGATACTGCCACTCCTCGACCGCGCAGACCTCAGCCTCTGAAACTTGATCCGGGTAGCGAAACGCTTTCAGCTCCACCACATCCATCTCAATGCCCTGATCTTGCGGCTTGCTCACGACCGAAATCAAACCAGGCTCACGCGCGCACACGCGGGCAATCTGTTTGCCGTCCACCTCGACGATCACCGTGATCGATTTCGCTGCGTCTAAGCCAGCACCTTCAATCACGTAACGGCGTCGCTGAAAATACGCACGTGTCCACTCAGTCATCAGTGCCCCTTCACCTGCCAGAACTCATTCATAGCCTGCCCGCACGGGATTTGCGTCCAGCCTGCACGCACAGCGCGCTCGTGATCCCCGCGGGAGTCTCCCCAATGGTCAGGATCGCATGCCGCGCGCACGCGCCCGTCGACGATCTCTGTCGCATGCGCAAGCATGGATAGCCACTTACCGCGGTGCTTTTCCCAATCCACAGTATTGGGCCACGACGACGGCTTATTACCCTGTGCGTCCAGCTCCTCAAGCCACGCACGATTCGCGGCAATCTTGCTGTAACGCTCAAGCATTTGTTCGTAGTAGGTGTGGCTTTCCATATCGGCTCGCTTTTGCACCACGGCATGAATCGCTGCACAGTCGTCTGTGATTTTCCAGCCCGCTTCTTTTACGCAAGTGCGAGCTAGCAATAGTGCCGCCTGCAATCTCGACGCGGGCGGTAAAGCTCGAGCGGGAGACACACTGGCAAGTAGCACAAGACAGATCAATAGTGTTTTCGGCATTCAGTCCTCATCTTCGAAGAACCGAGGATAACTGCGCGAGTCAGCTGCCCCCGGCTCCTCCGGTTGTTGTGCTCGCCGCTGTTCTAAAACAACAGCGAAGCCCTCCGTTGTCGCTGAAAAATGGATCGGCGCGTAGCCTTCCATAGCAGCCTTGTTTAGCCCAGAGATAAGTGCACGGAAACCATCGCTCGATAAATTATGCCAAGCTCCCGCATATCTCGGTTTCACTCGTCATCTCCCGATCGGCGCTCCGCATTAATCACGATCTCCGGTTGATCGTTTAGTTCGGGCTGCCGACGGCGCACGAGAACACGCGCCATAGCGCGCAGATCCTCTGAGCTCATTGCGCTAACGCCACCGCTCTCGTGCGCGTCTACGTCAGGAAGGCGTTCATTCGCGCCAGCAGAGCGCTCGATCGCCTCTCCTCGCTTCAACATGATTTGCTTATCTAGCGCGATAAAAGCGGCAACAAACCGATCCAGCGACGGCATGCGCAAACCGTACATAGGAAGCCCTGCCAAAGGATTAGGCTCGTTATCCTCGAGAAACTCCGGATGCAGCTTGATCGCGCCGCCTCGCGAGGTCAGCGGGAATAGGTAGCGCGCCATATTATCGCGGGCGCTTTCCATCGCCTCAATCTCAGAAACACGTTGATTCGCGATTTGCTCGGCACGCTTCGCCAGAATCCGAGCCTCGATCTGGCTCCACCACTGCGCGCGCCGATCCTGCCACTTACCGTCATTCGCCCAATTGTAAAACGTGGTCGTTGACACGTGCTTACGCCACGGGCGATCCAGCCTGGAGTAATGCTCCAACACGCTGCGTTGCTCTGGATCCGTGACGAAATCAATCGTCGCCATTTCGCGAAGGCGTGGGCCTGTAATCGGAGCATCAGGCCGCACCTCTAACTGCAGCGGTACACCCGACTCGATCACAGTCGCTTCAGCGACACGCATAGCCCGCGCACGCTTTAACGGCTTCGGCTTAGTCACGACGACACGTCTGTAGCAAAGTGCGGAGTACGTCTGAGTCCCGTGCCGCAAGCACGCTCGCAGCGGCGTCGTAGCAATGCTCGCGCTTCCCCCGAGGTACCCGCGCGACCTCCACATCAATGCCGGACATGCGAGCAGCTACACCGCGGGCGACGTCTTCTTTCGAGGCACTCTTATTCGAGGCCACTGCGAGCTTGATAGCCTGCGGAGAAATCGAAACGATCGGCAACGAAAAGCGCTCGGCTTGTGCGGCAATTACTCCCCACGACATCGCCATTTTCGCAGCCACGCTCGAGCTCCGCGGAAAGCTCATAGCCTCGAGACACAAAGCAAGCGGCGTAAAGGCCTCGATCAATTCGCGGAGCAACGCTGCTATTTCTCGCGCCCTTCGCACGTTGTCATGCGCTGCGTACGTGTTCTGTTTTTTGTCGGCTTTCTCTGTGCTGATCAGACCAGCCAACACCGCGCGAGGCTGCACGTCAAATAGGTCCACGACAGCCCACCCGAAATTGGCAAACCCCGGATCGATGCCTATGACACGCAGCGCTTTCATACCCTCACCAGCACCGAACCTTGCGGCGTCGAGCGCATTTCGATCACGTGATCAAATTCACCCTGAACGCTCAGATCGTGATCCACCACAATCACGGTATCACGCTGCAGCGTGCGCAGCAGATTCACAGCTAGCGCTTTCTGCTGCGCGCCCAAATGCGTAGTGAGCTCATCGATCAAAAGCAACTTCAGGCGCGAGCCTAGCCGCGAGAAAATAAGGGCTGCGATTCCGAATGGCGAAAACGAGAGCTCCGCGCAGCGACGCTCGCCGCCTGACAATTGCTCGTAACGTCGTTCTCTGATCTGTCGCGTGAACGGATCAAACTGCCGGAACAGCACGCGCAGATCGTCGTCACCCATCTCGAGCGCTACGTAAATCGAGCCCTGTGTCAGCTCACCGAGAAAGCGATTTACGTGCATTTCAAGATCCGAGATCGCCGAGCGCAGCACGAGGACGGGCAGTCCCTTTGCGCTGAACGCGCGCACCCAGAAAGAAAGCGCGCTCTCCTCAAGCTCTAGCGCCTGCCTTTCGTCTGTTAGCCGTTGAAGCTCAAGCGTTAACGCGCGCTCGCGTTCTTTCTGCTCGCTTTGCTTCACCAACCACGGATTAATCGCGCCCTTCATTTGCGCGAAACTGGCCGTAATTCGCGCGGTCTGCTGCTCAGCATTCGCCAAATTTGAACGCAGCTGTGCGAACGTGGTCAACGCTTGCGCGATCTGCGCGAGCGCGCGCTGTACGTCGTCGAGCTGCGCACGCACGCCCTGCCTTTGCGCGTCGTGCTCCGCCGTGAGCGCGCCCAGGGCTACAACGGCGTCGCTCATGCGTATATCGTAAGATCGGAGCTGATCACTCAGACCGTTGATCTCTCTTTCGAGCAGCTCTAAGTGCTCCTCCGCTGCCGGCGCGTCGAACAAGCGTTTGCACGTAGGGCACGCAACGCCTTGCCCCGCCTGCCGCGATTCCATCGCCTTCTGCAAATGTCGGCGTTTTTCGAGGCCTGCATTCTCGAGCGCCGTCTTTTCGGCGCGGTGCCCTGCCAGCTGCTGCTGCAGCTGCGCGATGCGCTCCGCTGCGGGAAACCGCACGAGCTGATCAGACAGTAAGGTCCGGTGCGCCTCGTGCTGACCCCGCGAGAGCTGCCAGCTCTCCTCGCCCTCGAGCCCCTGTTTACACTGCGTAATCACATTCTGATGATGCGCGTACTCTACAACGAGAGCATCCCATTGCGACGCTTGCTCACTATCCCAGCGCTGCGCGGCTGCGGTGTAGTCCTGCGTCTGAATTTCGCTAAGGCTCCCATTACAGGTAGAAACCTGATGCTTCGTTGTGTCGAGCCGCGTCAAAACACGTGCGAGACGTTCCCTTGTCAATTTCGCCGCGGGCTCACACGCGTCAAGCCCGTACGCAGTCGACAGAATTTCTTTTCTCCGCTTGTCTGCTGCGATCAAGAAATTCCCGACTGCACCCTGACCGAGCGACACGCACGCGCGCCATAGCGTGAAATCGAGCCCTATTACTCGGTCAATCCGTTCCTGCTGATCACGCACACCGTCCGCGTCGGCCGCTCCCTCGATCGTTACCTTCGCGCCCTTACCTCGCTTTTTCACGCGCTCCACTGAAAAGGGCTGATCGTCTACGAGCAGAAAAACATGCACGCTCGTACTCGAGGCGTCATCGTGGATCACGTCGTCGCCAGATAATGACGGCGCATCAGCCCCTACTTTACGCGGGGTTGTTGCGCCGTAGAAACACCACGTGATCGCGTCGAGCAGCGCTGTTTTTCCAACGCCTTGATCTCCGCGCAATAGCAGTAGCCCTTGCTCCGCAAGGTCAATGGAAACCTCCCCGCGCAACGCACAGAAGTCACGCGCGGTAGCTCTCACAAATTGAACCGTCTGCCCGATCGGTGCGAGATTCCGGACCTGAGAAACATCGTGCAGTAGTGCGTGCCCGAGCTCGACAAGTTGTTCTGCCGGCATCGCGGGCAACGGATCAGCAAGCGACACGTAGACAGGCAGCGCCGCTTCAAGCGCCATCGCCGTAGCGGAGCTCGATTGGCTTTCCGCGCGCACAGGACGAGGGCGCACGTCGCGCGCGGGCAGAAGTGCTAGCGACGACTCGAGTACGCCCTGAGGCGTCTCTGCTGGCCACAGCACCTCGACAACATCCTGTGCACGCACGCTTGCCGCACGCACGGGGATCTCGTGCAGATCCATCCGTACGTGTTTCGGCATGTCGTCGAAATCCACGAAATACGGCTTGATATCGTGCGACGTGACGATCGCAACACCGTGAGGCGTGTCCCGCTCGCCAAAATTCATTTCAAACGGCGAACCTACGTACCAGGTGCAAGCGCCTAGCTGCTGGCGCTTATGATAATGCCCCACGTAGCAAGCGCGAGCGCAGGCCTCGATATCAACGAGCGTCACTCTGCCGGCCGCGACGTGAGCCTGATTCGTAACCGCGCCCTGCACCTCAGCATGCGCAAAGATCGTCCACTTCTCATCTCCCGCAAGCGCCCAGAACAATTCAGCCTGCGCCTGCGGACTCTCACGCCACGGCAAGAACACCGTGCGTTCTTCGAAACGCACCATCGGCTCGGTGGCGACTTGGATATTAGGAAACGCTGAAAACACGTCGACACCGTGCACGGTGCCGTCGACAGTCACCTGATCGTGGTTGCCCGGAATCAGGATCAGGTCGAGGTTATCCTTTTGCCACTGCTCGAATTCGCGCTGCACCGCGTGCAGCTGGCGCACCTGCAGAGTACCGCGCCGTTCCCAGAAATCACCCAGGCACACAACCTTAGATCTCGTTTTCAACGCGAGTCGGCGAACACGCTGCAGCACTTCAAGGCAACGATCTAGCGTGCGCGCCTCGACGTGCAGATCTGTAAACACCACGTAGCTGAAATTCACGACTGCTCACTTTCCTGCAAGAACAGCGTAGCAAGCAACTCGTAAAGCTTCGGTTGCTCGCGCAGTAATGCGCTGAATCCTAAATAGGTGCCTTGCCACTGCTGCACCTCGCCTGTATCCGGCATCGTCAGATAACACCAGGATCCGCGCTGCTCGATCCAGCGGTGTTTCTCCCCGACGCCATTTACCTTGCCCCATTCAAACAGCGTCCACGCGTTGTCGAAGCCACTACCGAAGATCAGCCCGAGCTCGATCGGAGGCTTCGGGCTGCCAAGGCGCGTCTTTCGCATCTTGACGTTGACGATCTGGCCTACGTCCGTTGTGCCCGACTTGAGATAATTCCCTTTTGTCATCCACAGGCGTAGTGACGTAAAATAGCGAACGCCTGATCCTCCGGAAGTAGCGAGGCCTCCCATACCTCCTATTTTCTCGTAGAATTGATTCGCGAACACGAGGCAGCCGCGGAGCTCGTTAAGTCGCATACACAAGCGCCTGAAATTCTGCTTAATCATGATCGCTTGCGTTGCGACGTGCCGATCATCCGCTGCACCTTCGAGCTCTGCCTTCGTGGGAGTGCCGCCGAGCGAATCCCAAAACAACATGAAGGGTCGCGCCCGTGCTTCACCCTCGAGCATGATCGCTTCCTGCACCGCAAGCATACTGTCAGCCGCCTCGAAACCCTGTTCCAGTGTGTCGATCGAAGCGATAATCAATTCGTCGAGATTTACACCGAGGCGCCTCGTGTATTCGCGGTCGCGCGCTTTCTCGCTATCGATCAACGCCACGATCGCGCCAGACTGCTGCGCCATAGCAATGGACTGATCAATAAGGGTCGAATTGTGAGTAACGATAAAGTCTTCGATTACGAACAAGCCGTCAGCCGCTTCGACACGAATACACTGACACTCGGCCTCCCCTGCAGGTTCAATCGAAGTTAGTACACGGGAAGGAAAAAGAGAATCTGTCCACTTCAGCTCGTTTGTCGAAGATGCCGCGGACTGCATAATAGGAATCGAAACCTTAGTGTGCTGCAATTCACGTAGCGGTCTCGTGCTAACGGTACCGTCGTAATAATTACGCACTGTCCACAGATGATCGGCGGTGCTGTGTGTCTGCGCCCCGTCTGAAAACGTAAGCCTGTAAATAGGCTGCAGCCCTTGCGGATACACGCCTAGCACCTTCGTCGGGAGCCCATTCTGCCCCAGCACAGAACTGCCCTCTTTAACATCCCGCATGGGAACAAAACCAGCCGGCGTGAGCACAGGCGTATCCAGGCTGAGCGCTTTGCCGATATTCTCCCACGCGGCGAGCTCTACAATTCGACCTACCGGGTACCCTCCGCCGATGAATTTGTCGAGCTCTAGTAATCCGGTACTTACGCGCTCTTTTACGGGCTGCAAACCCGCGTCCTCGTCGGCCGCGAGTACGAATGCGATATCGCTGTCAGCAGACCTCGATCTACTTTTCAGAGACATTAGCCGCGCTAAATAAGAGTCTACCGCGTAGCTTCCCCCTACTACCTTCGACGCTTTCTTTCTGCGCTTAGGTGCAGGATCGGCTAACTCAGCCTCGGCTGCCACAGCGGCAGCTTTCGGCTTCTTTCGTCCCTTCACGTTAACACCTCAGAACGGAATGGAATCTCTACCCACAAGCTGCTCAAGCTGATCAGGTGTCATCGGGCCGTTAGGCTGAGGCACAGCTCCTAGGCCAGGAGGTAAGCCCGGGGCTACTTGCTGCGGAAATGCCGGAGCTCCGGGCGGCCCTACAGGGGGCAAATTGGGAGCGGTACGCGGCGGCTGCCACGCCTGAGGTGGTTGCTGCGGTGGCGCCTGCGGCGGCTGCCACGCCTGAGGTGGTTGCTGCGGTGGCGCCTGCGGCGGCTGCCACGCCTGAGGTGGTTGCTGCGGTGGCGCCTGCGGCGGCTGCCCGTAGGAGGGAGGCTGCCCGTGCTGCGCGGGCTGCGGTGTGTACGCGGCAGCGTGCGGGGCAACCTGTCCGTAAGCTACAGGCGGAGGGGGCGCGGCCTGACCGTAAGGCGCCGCCGCACCCTGCATCGGTCGCGTCTGCTGGTAGCGCGGATTGTACTCAGTCCCCGGGCCCGGGTTGTTTTGCATCCAGTCGCCAGCCCCGCGGGACTGCACAAGCACCGCGCGCAGAACGTCCGCTAGCGCGTGCATTTCCTCCGCAGGCTTGAAATGGATCAACTGATCATAGAGCGGGAACAGGTGGTAAAGCGCACTCTCGTAAGTGCTGCCGCGAAGCGGCAAAACATCCTCAATATAAGCTGCGTACTCGACCTCGAGGTCGCCCGCTCCCATTTTCGTACGCACTAGCTTGACGACGTAACCGCGATCCACGTGCGTAGGATCGACGTTATGCGCACGTGGATCGTCCATCAGCTGAGCGACCTTACGGTACGCGGTATTGTTCATGCTGATCACGCCAGGCTGAATTTTCAGAACGGGCTGTCCGTTGGCGTCGTATTGCGGGCGTCCGTCCGGCTGCAGAACAGGCACGTAATGTCGAGCAGGATTCCCTAGATCGAGCACGAGGGCGTAGATCTTTTTCGTAGCACCGCAGACGCTACGGTAGCGCTTCAAGGCCTCGCCATCCTCGCCGAGCGATTTACGAATCGCGCAAATCGGACAATCCCCGGGACCGCCCACCGAATCGTAGCAGTCTACGAACAGCATCTGTCTTTTCGGATTCTGCGCTTGCAGTGCAGGGACGTGCTTAAGCATGATCTTGTGCTTCGCGCCGAGCACGAAGTGATCCCGTTTATCGAGGACGGGCAGAAAACGCAGATAAAGCACGTTCTGCGATCCGACATGGCGATCGAGCTTCCCCATGTCTACCCAGATCACATCTTCTCTGCTGTCCGACTGAAAGAAATTGTGCCTCATTTTCGGAGGCTCCTCGAAAGCGGGTAACGCTTTCGGCGGCTCTTGTCGCGGCTGCTGCGCGGGGGCATAGGCAGGCGCGGGAGGCTGAGCTCCGTAAGCGGGAGGCTGGTACGACGCAGGTGCAGGCGGTGCGCCGTACGGGGCCTGATACGGCGCGGGCGCGGGAGGGCGAGCCAATTCTTGAGCCTGCGCCTCAGAGATCCATTGATTCGTCTGTGTATCGAACAGGTAGCCCGGGTATTGTGGGTGTTGCTGAAATCTCACGTTCGTTATCCCTTCGGCATGTACGGTTTAGGGGGCTGCGAAACCACGGGAGGCGCACCGCGTGGCATCTGGAATGTTTCCGGTACGCGATCTTCGACCGCGAAGTTAGCCTGCGAACGCGCGAGCGCTTGGTACTGATCGCGGATCACGTTGGCCTTAATGGCGAACGCCTTTTGTACGTCCTCCATCACGCCAGCGATAGCACGCAACCGAGCACCTTCCGTAGACATCGCCTGATAATCAGGCAGTCCGCGATAATGATCCTCGACCTCGGCGACTGTGAATTTCGTGCCCTTACTGCCCGCACGCAATTGCGCGCTCTGTCCACTTTTCCATTTCGCGTAGGCGAAGTCTGCGCGCTCGGCAGCGAGCTCAGCGCCGCGGCGAGCTCGTGAAAACGTCGCATACTGAGCTGCAACGAGCTGCGCCTCCTGATGCAAGTGCGGCGTATCCACGACAAGCGACGCTAATACGTCGTCGCGATCAAGCTGAAAAGGTTCGCCTGTAATCGGGTCAGGCAACGTGACTTGAATCGGCATCGTTGCGCGCAAGACGCGCACGAGCTCTGCCGCCGAGTAGTAAGGCCCCATCTCTTTATCGCTCCCCTCGAAAACGAGAGAGCGACACTAGCGACTCACTCACCCAATTGCAAGCCTCCATCAGGCGTGATTTTCAATTCGCGCAAATGCTCCCAATCTACGGTCGCGAGTTTGCAAGCTACGCGGATCGGAACACCGCGATCCGAAAACATAGGCCAATCCTCCATCGTCCGCTTAATGTCGACCGCGAGGCTTGCCCAGCCGGCTGTGGCACGCAGATCGAACACAAGCTCGTCGTGAATAGACTGCACCATTTTCGACTCCGGCGACCGCGCACGCAGCAACGCATCGCAGCGCAGCATGCACTCTTTCAGCAGATCAGCGGCTGTGCCTGAGATAATCGACGACATCATCCTGCGCTCGGCTCGCTCACGCTTCCACTGTTCAAATGCTCCGATTTCTGGCAAACGGCGCGGACGTCCGAACGGATTCACGAACATATTGCCGTGTGCACGCATGTCACGCGCGAATTCCAAACGAAAGCGTGGGACGCCTGCGTAGACAATGAAGTAGCGGCGCAAGATCTGCCGTGCAAGCACGCGCGTGCCCTCAGGATCAGCGTAATAACCGCTAATTCTTTTCGCGAGCCCCACCTCAGTCATGCCGTAGTTGTTTCCGAAATTGACCTGTTTCGCGATCTCCCGATCATCGTTCGTCACCTCGGCCGCGGTAATCGCGTGCACGTCGAGATCATTCGCGTAGCACTCGAGTAGCCGCGGATCGCGTGAAAACCAAGCGAGCACCCTCAGTTCGATCTGCGAGAAATCGAATAGCAGCCGCACAAATCCCTTCGGCACCGTAAAATAGCGACGAACCGAGATCGTGTCCGCGGGACCGATCAAAAGCTTTTCAGCCTCGTCGAGGTCCTTCGCCTGCTTACCTAGCTTTTCGGCGACACAAGCTGCGCAAGAACAACGGCGCAAGTGCACCGGCTTTTTCGCGCAGTTCTGAATGTTCGGATCACCTGAGGAAAGGCGGCCTGTTACAGGTACGCCTCCCTCGTCGCGGCGCTCGACCTGATTATAACTAGGGTGGATGCGCTCGGTCGTTTCAGACCAGTGACGCAAGAACGCATCGGTGTACGTCGACACGAGCTTTTCGACACGGGCCGCTCGATCGACTGCCTTAATCAGTGGTGCAAATTCCGGGTACCTGTGCGCGAGCAATTGCCGGGCTTCCCGATCTGTACTGTCTGCGCCTGTTTTGGTTTGCTTTGGCGGCTCAAGCCCGAAGCGCTGGTAAAATAGCTCTTTTAGGAACTCAGGCGACAGCTCGATCGTCTCGATCGGAGCCTGCGGCGGGACCGTTTCATCGAGCATGATATTAGCGAGACGTGTGGACTCGCCTACCCAATACGCTAAATCCTCGACACACGCGGCGTGCGCTCGCAAGATCTCCTGTCGGTCTGCGGGTAATCCCGTCCACTCCATTTCATGCAGTATGTGCATGACGCCGTGCTCGCGTTCGACGACGGCGGGATATTCATACTCGACCTTTGCGTATTTGTCTGTGTACAGGTGCAGCGTGTAAAACACGTCCTTTGCGCCGTAGAAACCGCACAATGTAATGGGGGTGCGCGCGTAACCAAAACGCTCGAGATAGGTAGGCTCGTCGGGCTTATTTTTCGAGCGCTTCTTGTAGGAGAACTTCAAAATGCGCGCGTCTTTTTTCATCCACGCGTCGAGCTGCTTTTCCTCAGCCTCAGCATCTACGCAGCTGTATTTCGAAGCTAGTCGTTTCAGTCCGAAGCCTGTCTCATTCTCATTGTCGGCCGTCGCGAGAATCACAGTGTCTCGGATTTTCCGGCGTATGAAAATCCCGTCTGCCCGCGCCATAGCGAGATCGAATTTCGCATGATGCAGCACTGCCCTGTCCGTAGGCGAAATGCCGTCAAGCACTTCCTGCACCACAGGCACGACCACTTCGATCGGCAATTGCGGCAAACTCTCGTCATTCGTGTGCCGCACTGGAATGTAATAAGCGGTGATCACGTCCGGAGCGGTTAGCGCGGCCAAGCAATAGCCTATCGCTCGAGCTCCCAACGAGACCTTAAGCCCGCTTGTCTCCGTATCGAACGCAACCAGCGGCGCGTGCTTCAAGCGACGAACGCCCTCGAGCTGCTCTGCCGTCGTGACGATCGTATACGAGAAAGTCAACAGCTTGCCGGTAACGGTCGGAATTACACAAGCGCCCTCAGTCGGTAGTTTCGCTGCCTCCACGTAAGATCACCTCTCCTAGTTCGTTTCGTACCTCCGTTCGCTTGTGCGAAAGGTGGAAAAACTCATTACCAGACACGCTGCGTTTTTCTAGCGCAATCGCTGCAGTGCTCAGCGAGGGATATTTCGTACCTTCAACCTCGAAACCGTCCTCGCGTAGTACCACAATACTTTCGCTGCCATTCAATTTGCGGCGCACAAGCTGCATTCCGATACGCAGCGGAATCGACTGGCCTATGCGGACGCCGCGATCTTTATAGCCGTGGGGGCCCTGCAGCTGGGCGAGCATATACTCAGGCGCGATCGTGCCAGCCTGCGCTTTCCACTCGCGGCGCACTCGCTTTTTCGCCTTCGGCTCAATAGGCGTCGTGTGCCGCAACGCGAGCGGGATCGGAGCATCGCCCAGAGCATGCCTGCGCAGCATTCGATTAATCCCCGTGCTGTAATTGATCAGGCCTCGCGAAAGCGCGAGCACTTCCTGATCGACCTCTAGCCCGTGAGAAGGGCCTAGGCCCTTTTCGATCGAAGCGGGTAAACACGAGAACTTATCGCGGCAATTAGGACACGCGGTGCTCCGTGCAGAATAGCCCTCAGGCGCTTCGCCTAACGCGTGGCATTCTGGAAGCCATTGCGGATCTACCGCAGGCACTCCTGGTAATAATCCCATCGTCACCCCTTGATCGAACGGTTATCACTCCGAGCTATAGGGCAACGCGCGCGATTGCGCAAGAGATCTACAGACCGACTCCAAGCAAGCGCGCGCGAGCAGCGTCGTAGCGTACAGCGCGCTCGATCACGTAGTTGTTCTGTTCGAACGTCAAAGCGCCTGGATCGTAGCCTTCCGGAGGCGTCGCGATGAATGTTGGCGCATACGTGCTCAGCTCCCCCGCAAGCTTCATTGCTGCTTTTGCTTCGGCTTCGCCGCGATCTAGATAGACCGTATAGCGAGCTGCGCGCATGCGTCTCAGCAAATTGATCTTGCCGTCGCTCGCCGATTTGCCGAGCAGCGCTACCGCGTGCGGCCCCACCTGCATAGCGTCGAACGGGCCCTCATTAATCACGACGTGTTGCGACTGGCAGGCGCGATCGTAATTAAACAGCACGTCGGCAGCCGTCGCATTCTCGCCGACACTGACCGGATTCAGCGTCTTTCGAAAGTGATTTTCCTTAATCCATTCTTTCCGCTGCGCCGGATACAGCTGGGCAGGCGGATCCCATGTCGCGCGCGCCTGCCAATACACGAGGCGCCCGTCCTGATAACACGGAAAAACGAGGTACTTTTCCAGCCTCCCGAACCGCCCGATTCCCACGCGATACGAGAGCGCAGTAGCGGCAGACACGCCGCGCTTGGCAAGGTACCGCCACGCGAAGCGGTGCGCGTCCACGTCCGCGAGCACGTCTACGCCAGTAGGCCAGGGCATCGCAGGCAGATCGCCGATCGAGCGCACCGGACGTGCGACGACAAGCGGCGTGAGCTCTAGCGACGCGTCCCCGCCCACGTAGAGTTTCTCGACGTAGCGCATCGCCTCGAGCAGATCGAGTTTCTCTAGCGCCTGCACGAGATCGAGCGTCGATCCAGTGCGACGGCAGCCCCAACAGATCCAGAGCTGTTTCGTCGGATGATTCCAGCGCAAACGATCCGACGAGCAGTAAGGACACGGCAGTAGGTACTCACTCGACGACGGCGACGGACTCTCTTTATAGCCGCCGTGCCGCGCAACAAAAGCCCGCGCGTCAAAGGCGCGCAGTGCTCGATCGATATTCACGACTCCGCCCGCGGCGCCATTTCTTCGGCCCAGTCCAGCATGCGCATGGTTGATAGATCATTGCGACACCCGTAAAGTTTATTGACGGCTGCGTCGCGGTGATTTTCCCAAAATACCCGCATTTCCCCTCGTTCCCATTCTGAATCTGTTGCGTTGATCGATCCGTAAGAATCCACGATCCGAACTTTCGCAAATGCGTCTGCGACGCTTGCTGATGTCAGCACGTGCTCTTTCAGATTATCACCAGGCCGCCCGCGCTGTGCTTGCCAGGCTGTCCATCCTTGAATTTCCTCCTCGTTCACGAAGCGCTTCAAATCTCGGCTCGCTTCGACTTGGTGCTGTGTCTCCCCCTCGACACGGGTATCTCTACTTCGCAGCAAATCGACATAATCCACGATCAACCTACGAGGCTTGAATCCGCGGGCCTTCAATTCGCGATATTCAGCGAGCACGTGATCCATCGTCACGCGCCAGTCATTCAAGGTCCGGATCACGAGCAGCGATCGCAGTCTCATGAATTCGGCCACCATGTCATTGTACGTGTCTGGCCTTATTTCCCCTAACTTGACCAAGTTGTATTGCTCGCGTGAAAACCACGAATCATATTTCGCCGCGATCTGCTTACCGTGTCCCTCGAGCTGTATGTGCAGCGTAGGCTGTCGCTCAAGTCGGCACGAGCGCCCGCCCTGATTCACGAGAAACGTCGTCTTTCCGCGCTTCGCGTACGCCAGCACAGCCCAGAGCTCGCCCTCTTGCACGCCGCCATTTGTCGCGCGGTCAAGCTGCTCTATTCCCGTCGACCACGGCATTCTCGTTAGATCGTTGCGCTCCTGAAAACGAGCAAGCTGCCGCTCGGCTAGCTCCTCGAAATACCATTGTCGCTTAGGCCGCTCGAATGTGATGTCGCGGATCTTATCAAGAGCCGTCGACATCACGTCGTAACTCTGCATGTACTGCCCTCGCGTAAAGAGCTCAGCACTCGAGCGGTGCGCCTGCGCAAACAGATTCACGCGCGCGAATTCCGTTAGCCGTTCTTTCACGTAGTCGGCCTCAGGAACACCGCCCGGGTACAGGAGCCATTCGACCTCGACCTCGTAAAGCACCCGCTTTTCCGCGGCCAAGCGACGTAGCTCCTCACGCAGTACCATGCCTGGAGGCGCGGCGAGGTGCGCCTTCCAATAGCCAGCGAAGCACTTAAAACTCCAACCTAGCGCCTCGACTGAGAAGAAACTCTCATCTATGTAGCGCAAAGTCTGTTGCGCGAAGATCTCATCGGACAGCATGAGTCGCAGCACTGAGCGCTGAAATCCTACTCCAAAGTCGTGCACGGACAGACCTTACTTTTTGACCACGGCCAGCACCTCAGCGGGCAGCCTCGAAAAAAGCCCAACACGCAGCGCGCCTACGTCGAATCCATGCCGACGATTTGTGCCGAGCAGGCACCCGTATTTATTGGGGCAGGCGGGACATAAGCGCGAGCGCGGATCATATCCTCCGGTGGTCGGATCGAGCATGCACAACGAATAGCGGTGAGAACCTGCGTAATCTGCGCGGGCGGCTTCCTGTGCTTTCGTTGGCTTTGCGCGAAGCCTCGTAACATCGCGCTCTAGCTTAGATCGTACGACACGGACCTGTTTACGAAACGTCTCCTGCTCGAGAGCACGACCCTCGTATTTCTCGCGCCAAGCAGGTAACAACTTTTTCGCGCGCATTCCCGCGAGTCCTGGTGCGGCGCCTGAGCGAGCGTGCGCAAATATCTCGAAAACATAGCGCATAAACAAACGAGGATCTACGTGCTCCGCCTCCGCCCACGCTAAATAGCGAGCGCCGTATTCTAATGCCCGTTTTTTTGCACGTGCAGGCCGTGCTATTCGAGCGTACTCAAGCCTGAAATCGTAATAATCCGTGACAATAGCCCACGCCGCGGGCTCTACCACTTGCGCTGTGTCCCCCATCATCTCCCCCACTAATCACGTTGCGTAAACATACCTCGCACCCAATTGCTCTCTTGCAAAGCGCAGACGATCCTCACTCTGCCCACGCAGCATTTCCGCATGGGAATCCCAGAGATCGTAAATCCGCCCAATAGGCTTACCACTGTGCCCCGTCAGTGGTCGAAAATAAGACTGCATCATCTGCACGCCACCGTTGCCGCCCGCGGCATAGACAAGCGCACTCGCCCTTGGAAGGTCCACACCTTCGCCTATTACTGTCGTGCCGATCAAGACAGAGTAACGTCCGGCTAGAAAATCACGGATCGCGTTCGCTGTCTGAGGGCCCTCACCGCCCTTCACGACGATTGAATCCGCGATCTCACGCCCTAGTAGATCCGCGTGCGCGCGACGCCTCGTTAGCACGATCGTAGGCTCGCCATGGTCACGCAGCGCGCTCGCGATATTCACGACGGCCGCATTGCGTGGCTCGTACTCAGCAATACCCGCTTTATAAATCGCTGGGAAGTTGTTGCCGGATGGCAGCTTGATCTTACCTTTGCTGTGCCTCATCCAGATCACACGAGGCACGGCAAGAAAACCCCCGCTAATCAATTCGACGAGCGGAATATCCGCGATCACCTCGCCGAGCACGGCGTGCATAGCAAGCGCGTCCTCGCCCGATCGGTAATGCGTGCCTGTATAGCCGTAGCGATGGTAAATATGCTCAGCTCTCTGATTTATCGAGTGCCAAGTATCGGCCGCGGAATGGTGCACCTCGTCGAAAATCAGCACCTGCCTCGTGTGCCACCACTCGAGCGGCAGCGCGAGCGCGCTCGGGATCGTCGCGACGACGATCGGGCGCGACGGATCACGCTCACTATCTGCAGCGTCCCCGTCGAGCCGCGACACTAGATCGGCGCCCCAGATCTCAGCGAAGCGTCGATAGGTCTGCGCCACGATAGCGACCGTGGGGGCAAGCACGATTGCGGGTAGTGCAAGCACGTCGAGCAAGCGCGCTTGCAGTAGCGTTTTGCCGGCGCGCGGTGGGGCCACGATCACACCCGATCCGTGCTCGACCGCGGCAGCGTGCGCGCGCTCCTGGTACGGCCTCCAGGCGACGCCGGAGAGCGAGTGCCACGGATAGCCCTGCGGCGGGCGAGCTCGTGTGTCCCGCAGGTCGCACGCGAGCCCGTAGTGACGCGCAATCGCCTGCGCGCGAGCCGCCAGACCAGCCGGCAAGCGGTCAGCCCAGACCATGGAGCCCCACCATTGATCCGCATGCAAAAACGTCCGCGAAAACCGCACGCCCTGCGCGACAGTCGGGTTGATCGGCACAGCCAAGTGCCGAGCCAGGCACTGCAGAAGCCATTCCGGCGCGTCGCGGACATGAGCCCACGCGTTCCCCCTATCGATCGACACCATCCCAATTAAGGGAAACCCCGATCCAGCGAACAGCACTGGATCGGGGCAGGGGGGTGCGCGACTCCGCAGGGAAGCAAGTGTCGAACGAGGCAAACGTGCACTTATCGCAGACTGGAGTCAAGCGACTTTGTTTGCACTCGCGAAATCGCGAGGGTAGGCTCCGGCCGCCTGAATCGGTGATCTCCGAGGACACCGAGGACCACTGGGCACGATCTGGATACTGATCCTATGAATTCCACGAAAATGGAACTAGGCACGCGGGCGAGGGGTGGCTCCCCCCCGTGGATCACTACGTCGTGCACAGCCGTTACTCGTGCGCCAACGAGAGCTATCGCAGCCCCTAGCAAGGCCTCCTAAATTGTGACCCGACACAAGTACCACCGTACCGCACCACGTGAAACGCTGACATTGGCGCAATTACGCGCCCAGCGGGGACGTGAGAGTGCGTGCGAATGGCGGGGTTACAGGAGTGCACCGATTTCGGCGGTGCACGTCGCGCGTTCGCGCGTCGAAAAATGCGAGCTCTTTAAGCACACCACAAACCCGCTAGCGCATTTCTCTTTTCTGCTTTCTCCTGATCCGGAAACCGAAGGTTTCTCCGTGGTTTTTTTTGAGCGCGAGCGCAAGCGAGCTCTCTGCTCAAAAAAAACTTCTTTAAGCGGGGATTTATTCCCGCTTAAAGACTGAGCCAGATCGAGTCTGATCAAGATCCTAAGGTCCTTAGTTCCGGTTTCCCTAGAAGCTCACGAAGTGAACTTCAAACGAGTCCCGAACTGAACCTTAGGAAAAAAAAGCAAAACGAGAAATGCACTAGCCGGGTGCCCGCGCTTTTCGCTATTGAACTTGGTTCAATAAGGAACGAAAAGCCCAACGATATCAGCAGCTTAGGCTACTGAACGCAGTTCCCACGAACCTTACTCTGTTTGACCAGACTTATTACAGCCTCGCCCGGTGAGTTACCGTGTCACTGCGACAAAGCGTAAGCTCCGGCTGCTACGGCTAATGCGCTTAGGGCAGCACCGACGCCGAACCATAGGGCGGGCGACCTGTGCCAGGCGTCGCGCTGTTTCTCGACCTCGAGTCTCGCGAACACTGCGCGGTCAAGCGCGTCCGACGCGCGCATTTCGCCCTGTTCGGCGAGCGCGAGTAATCGCTGAGACGCCGCAATCTCCTCGTCTAGTAATTCGATCTTACGCTCGTACAGCGTCTGCAGATCGATCGTGAGTTTTGCCGTTTGCAGATCGCGCAGCACTCGTTGCGCGACGTCGGCACGAAACCATATCCCGTCGATACCCTCTCGGCGCATAGGCACTTGCGTAGCGCCTACAGGCGGATCTTCGCCGTGCTCAACATCAGCTCGAGCTGTGGCGCACGCGAGACTCAGCAAAACGATCAGAATTTTTGACATAGCGCCCGTGTACCATGGGGGCATGCTTTGGCTGTCGATACGCAAGCGCGCTCGGGCGTTGATCTGGGCAGTCCTCGGCCTGCTCGGCGTGGGCGCTCTGCTGTCGCTGCGGCGACGCAGGCAAGCGCTACTGCTCGCGAGCGCAGACAGTACCGTGATCGAGGCGCGGGCGAAGGTGCGCGAGCTTCGTGCGACACGAGCTGCACTTGCTGAGGACAGCACCGCACGCCTCGACGAGATCGCGCAGATCGATCAGTCGATCGAATCTCATAAATCGAGGATTGCAGCGGTGCAGAAACAGCACGGCCTCACGGCGGAGGAAATCTCCGCGGAGTTTTCGAAACTCGGCTACTGACCTGCGTCCGCATACTCGCGGGCGATCAGCCTGGCCTCGTAACGAGCTCGCTCGCTCGACATGCGCTGCCACGCTCCGGTGGACGGGGCCCAGCGAAAGCCCGCGCGCTTCAAGCGCTCCCTGATTGCATCCGGGGGTTTGCCCGGAAACACGAGCTGAGTCCTATTGTCCTCGTCACGCAGGGTGACCTCGCCGATCTCCTCGTCTGCGATCTCGCCGCGCTTCTCTGCCGCCTCGAGTACGACCAAGCGCTTTCGCAGTCTCCGGATTTCGGCCCCGTCGTTAGTCAGCTGGTACGGGGCAAACCCGATCCGCCCTGCGAAATCCGGCGCTATGATTTGCGCGGCGAGCACTGGCGAAAATCCGAGCGCTTGCAGGCTAGTGCGTGCCTTACTGTTGTCGCCCTTGGCTGCGCGGATTGCTTTGTTCGCCGCCTTCATGCGCGCGACATCGTTCTCGAGTTTCGCGATTTTCTCGCGGATCCGATCTGCTGCACTCGGATCGTCCGAGCTGATCATGTTGTTTCGCTCCGCGCTCGCTGCGCGGCTCACGAGAGCCTTGGCTTTATCGAGCGCTTCGAAGCCCGCGCGATAGCACGAATCGATTCGTGCGAGGTCCTTGCGGTGCCTGCGCTCACTGTGATGCCCGATCAGGATCGGTTGCCCCATGGGAATCATCGCCCCGATCCTGCGTGCCGCGTTGATCCGGCTGTGCGCTGCGCCCTCGACCTCTGCCGCCCGTGAGCGCAAACGATCGATCCGCACGGCCTTACGCTCTGCGTAGTCTGCTCGACCAGTCACGACACCACCGCAATTCGGCAGAGCTCAACCAGCTGTGCTTCGGCCGCGAGCTCCGCCACCACAGCAGCGTGATCTTCACAGCGCACCCAGCAGTCCTTATCTGCAACCCAGACCAACCTGCTAGCGCTGAACTCAACCCCCACGCAACCGACCAGCACGCGGTCAGCTCGCAATTCAGAGACAGTCCAGTAACCGCCGCAACGCACCGCGTCTCCCACCGCTATTTTCTTTTCCATCGCACACCTTCCCTTCATTTCCAGATTATCATACGCCGCGATAACTGCAAGCTAGCCGTGCGCCGCCCCGTGATTTTTCCCGCCGCACGCGCACTCGCACACGTGACCAGTGGCGCCCATGCAGCGCCCGTCGCATTTTTTGTCTGCCACCACTTTGCCGAACACGGGCTTGAGCCTCGCCGATCCACCGCAGCCGCACGGATATTCGAGCTCGAATACGTTGGTGCCCATCGGCGGAGAATAGAAAAGGGAGCTGCCGCTCACGAACTTCCCGCACCACGCACCGCGGTAAAAAACAGTGTTTTTCTCGCGCTCAGCCAGCACACTGAATCGCTTTTTGCAGCGGAGGCACTTCCCGTTGTAACGCTTTTCCATCACACACCTGCCCTTCACTCAGAAGCTTATCGCGTTACGCGATAACACGCAAGCACAAAGCCTCGTGATACCGTCACACGTGGCCTACGACTCCGAACGTCCGACCATTCCGATCGCCGTGAGGCGTGAGGTGCGCCTCGCCCGGGCAAAGGACGCGCTAGCGGTACTCGGCACCTCTGGCGCGCTGATCGGGTCTGCGTGGGGCCTCGCGTGGTCCGCGATTGACCATTTCGCGACGGACGCTGAGGTCGCGACGGCGACCTCGACACACGACACGAGCGCGCAGGCCCATTTACGCCTGCGCAATCGCATCGATGACCTCGAGTCCACGACGCGAGCTCAGCACGCGGCCTTGCTCGCTGCGCAAGATCAGCTGCTCGCACTCTGGCGATGGCAAGTCGGATACGCAGCGGCTGACCGCGAGGACGATCACCGACTGCGCGCAGCTGCAGCATCTTACTATCGCGAGATTTTCGATCGGCTCGTCCGCGAAGGGGTGCCTCCGGAGCAAGCGTTTCGCGATAGCCTGACAGAGCGCTGGTCAGATCGGCCGCGCCTACGATAGGAGCTCCCCTGTGCTAGTTCTCGCTCCATTACGCGACACTGAGGGCAAGCGCGACGTAACCGGCGCATTCCTGCCTGAGGCTCGAGCGCTCGCCGATCGCCATGGCGGGACTCTGCGGCAGATCGAAAACACGGTGCCCTTCACCGCACGTCGTGCGCTGTCGCTGCGTGAGATCAATCGGTACGTACAAGAGCGCGGTGCGCTCGACGCATTTGCCATGTGCTGTCACGGATGGCCGCAGGGCGTGCAGCTCGGATTCAGGATCGAGGACGCGGGACTACTCGCGCGAGCTCTCGCGCAAAAGCGCAGCCTGCGCACCGAGCCGTTCGCGGTGGGGCTGCTCTGCTGCGATACGGCGCGCGACGCGGACGCGGATCGAGCTGACGATCTCGCGGATGGGCCCGGGGGCATCGGCGGGTTTGCGGACACGTTGTGCGAGGCGATCGGGAATCTCGGATTCCACGCACGCGTGACAGCGCACGCAACGCTCGGCCACACGACCTCGAATCCACACGTGCGCGTATTCGACTCGGCCGATCGGACACCGGGAGGCGTCTGGATCGTGCCTCCGCGCTCGCCGCGGTGGGTGCGCTGGACTCGCGCGCTACGCGATACGGATTTGCGTCTGCGTGTGCCCTTCATGCAGCAGGACGCGATCGAGCGCGAGCTAGACGCCATCGCCTAGGTAGTCGTAAATCTCAAGCGGCACTTTCGAGCGCTCTCGAAACGCCTGCAGCGACGCTCGGAATTCCTTGGTCCACTCCGGGCTGAACGAGCTGTGCCGAGTGATGCTGCTGCCGTCGCCGTTGGCCTCTAGCGCGCCCGCGATAAAGTCAGGGTGCCCCCACCCAGCGATCACCACTACGCTGTGCCCAGGCTCGTAACTTGAGGCCACGAAGCCCTCACGCGAGCGCTTGCGTGGCCTCCGGTAGCTCACGTGCAGGGCCTCTTTATATTGCGCGTAAGGGCCTTTCTCGACCGAGACATCGTTTGCCTCGACCGAGGTCCAGCCGAACATGCTGGATCTGTAAACGGTCGCCTTCGCCAACTCGAGCACTTTGATTTTTTCTCCCATGGCACTCCCCTAATCTGCTCGCCGCGCGAGCTCAACCCATTGCGGTGATCACCAGAAAAGTTGCGAGGTCTGCGGGCTTGGTTTTCCCGATCTCGCTCGCGGCCAACTTCCGCACGATCGGAGCGTTGTGCTCCGAGGCTGCCCACGCGCGGATCGAGTTGCTCTCGATTGCCGCAAGAACCGCCGCTACGTACGCATCTAGTTTTTTCTCCGAGACCTTCATGACTTCAACCTCCGATCTAGTTATCGCACGTCGCGATAACTCATGCAACACGAAATCAGCAGCCCTCGAAAAAGATGCTCAGGTCCAGTTCGGGCAGCGCAGGCTCCTCGAATACCGGGCCTGCGAACGGCTCGACCACGGGCACCTCGGTGTAGCTGCCGTACGCGCCCTCCACGAAGCTGGTTACGACGCAGAAGCCCAGCGGTCTCTCTGCCGAGCGGGAGCGCGCTCCCGCGCACACGGTCACACGCACGGTCCCTTTTACGTCCTCGTAGCTCAGGATATCTTCGTACACAAAACACCTTCCCTTCGATCTAGTTATCGCACTTCGCGATAACTTGCAATCCCTCATTCGCCTGGATGGCGGTAGTCGATCGCCATCACGAAGGGAGCAGCCTCCCCGCGAGCAGCGGCCTCGCTTTTGTGCGCCTTCACGAAAGCTTGCGCGTCTTTTTTGGCACGGAACAGCACTTGCTCGCCTGCGGCGTACACAAACCGCTTTTCCGGTACATCGCAGATTTTCGAAGTCACTCCGTTACAAACCGAAACAAGCTCAGTCGCAGGGATCACCTGTTCAAACGAGCGCACACAAACCACGATTGCCTTTGCCATCACAACACCTTCCCTTCGATCTAGTTATCGCATATCTCGATAAGCCGCGCACCTGAAATCAACCGAGTGAGGCGATTACCTCGAGTTGCCGCGGCGAGGGCGCTTTGCCTGACCTGATCTGCCCCGCTACCGATTCCGCGAACATGCCAGGAAATCCTGGGCGCGCTGACATGCCGTCAAGCCTCTCGAGCAGCGATGCGAACCGCTCGCGCATCGCTGCCGCCTTGGCTGCCTTCCGGGCCTTCCTGAGCTCGCGTTCGTGTTTCTTCTGCCAGTCCTCGACTCGCTTCTGCATGCCTGCACCGCCCGCGCTCAGGGCGCAGTCGCACCCCACCTTGAAGCGAGCTCCACACGCACCCTGCAGCTGCGCGGCATACATGATCGAGGCGCCGCAGTAGTCGCACGATCCACCAGGCTTGATCGGCTCACCAGGCGCCGCCTGAAACTTGTGCTCGCTCACACCGAGAAATCTGTACGGGGCCTTGCCTAGCCCCGCCTTTTCGAACTTGTGCACCATTTCGTCCATCTCGCTACCCGTCCCTTCGATCTAGTTATCGCATGTCGCGATAAGGCTTGCACGCGAAATCAGCCCACGACGACGATTTCGATGGCGCGTGTCGGGTTTCCGTCCAGCAAACGAAGGACGTTGGCCTGCAGTCTGTTAGGGTGCCGCGCCCACAACGTCTTACGCTTGCCCGCTTTGTAGCCGTTCGTGAATTCGAGCGTAACGGCCACGTTGTGGCAGTAGTCCGCGCCTAGCTCTTTAATCTCGGTCACTTTGGCCGAGGCGTTTTTAGCGATGTCCAGGGCTTTGCAGCCCCTGGAAATTTTGACTTTTGCTCCGACTGTAATCATACGCCCCCCGCCTCTTTCTCGAGCTTCGCCGCGCAGCGTCCCGCCCACTCGCCCGCGGCATGCTGATCGTCCTCGTCGAGAGCTGCATCCCAGCACGCTACGGCGATCTCCCACTCTTGCTCTGCGGAGTAGGGCGAGAACACCTCGAGCACGCGGTACGCGCTCAGCACGCGGATCCAAGGGCGCACCACGCGCCCGACTTCTGCCTCACTCAGGCGACACTGCACCTCGCTCTCGGTACCCTCGAGCAGACCCGAGACGTACAACGCTTTGACTCGCACGAACGGGTCAACCCCCGCAGCTGGCTTTTTCGCTTCCATGACCTACACCGCCTTTTCGAACTTGGGCGCAGTGCCCGACGCAGCGCTTGCTTGAGCGTTTTTGATCGCGTCGTGACGTGCTGCCTTCGGAGTCGGGCCCCAACCGATCGCCACCGAGGTCCCGTGGTTGCTCACTTCTGCTACCCAGGCATACGCGGGATTGCGCCCGTGAAATTCTGCCGCTTTGCTGGCGCGCACGCCCACGCGCCCGGTTACGTTGTTTGAGAATCCCTTCGCCATCACAACACCTTCCCTTCACTCAAGAGGTTATCGGAGAACGCGATAACTGTCAACGCTAAATCAGTGCCCGCTACGTGTGCCTCGCACGCCGCAACGGGACTGAAAGGGCGCTCTGTCTGGATCGCCGGCTGCGACACTAGCGCGCAGGGGGGCCCGGAGGCAACACGGGACGCTCCGAATCTCCGGGCAGCGTGAGCAGCACGCCCTTGTGCTTCGCCCAGGCCTTGACCGCGATCCAGGCAAACAGCGAGGTCGCACCGCAGAACGTCCAGTAGACCGCGCTCACGATCCAGGCCCAGCCCTGGCCCTCAGGATCACGCCAGAGCAGCGCGAGCACGAGGCCAGCCGCGATCGGATGCGCGGGTAGCGTCTCGCGGCCCCACCAGAAAAATCCGTGCAGCCACGCACCGCGCCCTTTGCCGCGAAACAGATAGGCCTGCTCGCGTGTGAATACACGCGTGCTCGCGACCTGTCCGAGCACCGTAAGGATCAGACCCACGGCGAAAAACGGCCAGTGCTCCGGACTGAGCGCGCCCGCGAGCAATCCCCACAGCGCCTCGCTTAGCTGATCCACTGAACCTCCCTTACGCCCACGCGGCGACTAGATTCATTTGCGGCGTCGTGTTCCACCCGACGACGAAACCCGGCATTCCTGAGTCGTGAATGATGCGCCCGTCATTGCTCAGATCGTTGCCCATGAATACCACGCGCGCGGGATCGCCGAGCTCGACAACCGTCCACGTTGCACCGGGAGGATTCAGCACCGTGTTGTCTCTAAACCGCACGACACTGCCCGTCTCGATCTTCGTATTAGCCTTGAATAGGCGCGCCGTATTGCTCGCAAAGGCGTCGAAAGTATTCCCGTCGAACGTGATCACCGAACGGGTCGGATTGATAAACAGTAAGCCGTACGTGCAGGTTTCGAAATGGCAATTCAGCACTGAGAACCGTGACGCGTAGGTCGAGGTGTCGGTACCCGACTGCGCGATAGCCGCGGCCAGCACAGTGCCCGGGAAATACTGGAATGTGCACTTGCTAATGTGCACGTCAAAGCAGCGCGACGTGATCACGCCGAACATTTCGCTTGTGCCGTTCGACCATACTGTCTTGTTGCTATTGCCTGCCAGCGTGGAGCAAGCGAATACGCATTTGTCGACCTTCACATCGTGCACGCGCGTTAGGTTCACGTGCCGAACGTCAGGCACGTAGGCTGCAGCGTCTGAGCTCGTGACGCGGCCAAATTGGCAATTGCTGATCGAAATATTCGACGTGGTGTAGCCCGTGTAATGCGCGTCGTGCACAAACGACAGATAATAGAGCCGCCGAATGGGCGCAAATCCGGTATCGACGGGAAACGTCACGGATTCGAAAGTGCAGTTTTCAACCGAGCAGCTTACGGCGCCGTTCTTTAGCTTTACGCCACCCGAGTCGATCTGCGGGCAGCCATCCCATACGCAATTCTTGAATGAGATACTGCGCATGAAACAGGAAGTAAGGCCTGAGGTGATCGTAGTTGTGCTCAGCTTCGTTTCGCCGAACACGCACCACCCGGTGCCCTCTGCGCCGTTGTAGCCCGCGAGCACGTTGTGTCTGCTCGCGGACGCGAAAGATCCAGACACCCGAAATACGCAGTTATTGAAGCCTATTTGCTCAGATCCGTTCGTCTGATCCACGCCGCTGTTACCGAGCAGGATCAAATTGGAATCGGCCCACGCTACGTAATTGCAATTTTCGAAGGTGACAGCGGCTGCGCCTCGCATGTCTACGCAGGCTTCTCTATTGACGCTTGCTGCCGTGGTGTTTCCGCCGTAGAAAAATTCGCAGTTCTTGAATAGCGCCTTATTGCTGAATGTCGTAGCGTTCGCGATTAGCGTGGTCGTACCGCGCCAAAAACGCATGTAGCCGTCGACATGAAAAGGCGTGGCGTTGATCGTCACGTCGAGCGTGCCGAACCTGCAGTTTTCAACAACGAGCCCGTCTATCTCGGAGTAGACCGGATCCGCAGAGATTCGGATTTCTCCGTAGATCTCCGAATTACGCCATTTAGACTGCGTGTGGTTCGCGCTGATCGTCACGCTTTGCGAAGACAGTAAGACGTTATCGAGGTGGATGCGCCCGCTGTCTCCGCCGATGAATACAGACGCAGCCGGAACGTTCGCTGTGTGTATGTTGCAGAGTGTGAGAGCTCCCGCGGGCGTTGCTGTGAAATTGAAGGACGTCGCTGTTTCGGAGAACTTCACAGGTACGCGCTCGTTTGCACCCGCGCCGCTTAGGTCTCCGATAATCTCGATATGCTTCGATGTCGTGAGCGTTAGCCCTGTCGTGATCGCCCAGATCTCCGTGTTAGAAATCGCGGTGCGCATCGACTTGAGCCTGATGCGAATTCGCTGCGGTAGTACCGCCTGCGCAGCTTGAATATGCGTAAGGCACAGCTGCAGCCCAGTCGATCCGCTGAAATCGCCCCACGTAGTAGTACCGTCGCCGATCGTATACTCAAGCGTGTCGAGCGTTGCGATCGACTTCGTTACGCCGGAGCCCAGCAGATTCGAGGGATCCATGGGCCTGAGCACACGGGAGTGAAAATCCCACTGTCCTGCCGCGTTCGGTCCTTTCAGATCTTGGATCTGCCGTCCGACCTTACGTAGTGCACTGTAGACGGCATCATTTGTGACGTCTGCTCGAGCAGCGCCGCGGTCGAAATCCGGCATGCCGCCCGTGCCGGACTGCGTGGTCTGAAAGTTCGGGAATATGCCTTCGAACAGTAGATCGCGCTTATCCGTGATGGCGCCCGACGTGATGTTGGCCCCTGTCCACACGACGCTCGCAAGCGTGGTCCACTCGCCGCCCGCAGCGGAGGCCCTGCGTACGATGCTGAGCGTCGGAAGGCGCCTCGTAGGTACCGAAGATATGTACTCGAGATTAGTCGAGTCGTTCCAAAACGCGCGATTATCGGACTCGCCATCGGAATACAGGAAAGTCGCCTCGACTACGTACGTACCGGGAGCGTCTGCCGAAAAGTCGATCGTGTAGGAAGCGTTGCCCTCGAGTGCCGCTTGAGCTCCGCGATCTCCCGCGAGTTGCCCCCTGGTAATGATGCTGCCGTCGTTCTCTGCAAGGACCGCAGCCCCCGGTTGCGTGCCCGGGTTGAGCCGCACACGCACCGTGAAATCAGGCACTGCTTGCGGCTCGACCTTGAAGCCTCGAATAATCCCTGTGGTCGTTTCGCTAGTCAGCAGTGCCGCGCGCACCAGTCGTCGAAACTCCCCTACTAAGAAATCATTCTGCGCTTCCATGTCGTTCTGATCGACGCGCTCTTGATCCTGCCACTTAACGGATTTCATCTTTTGTGCTCCCTCAGGGCAATCCGGCAACTCGAGTTAGTATCGTCACGCGCGTGCCTGCCGCGCGCACCTGATCGAGCAAGCATTGTAATATCGAGGTACTGTCGGAAAAATAGGCGTACCGATCGCCCGCGTTCACCGTACCTGTGTCCGGAGCGAGGTAGTGGAACGAATTGCTGGCTGGGCGCCAGTCGATCAGCACCTCAGTTCCGATTGCTCCAGGCGAAGCATTTAGCGTGATCGTGCTGCCTACAAACGAGCTGAAATAATTGGTGACGCCGAACCTGTGCCCGCGCCTCGTGTTCGTAGTCGCGAGCACCACGCGCAGCACGTGCCCAATCGGGTAAGGCGTCGTGACTGTGGTGAGTCCGGTTGTAAGGCGGGACAAGCCCCCATTCAGAAAAAACCGCCCCTGCACCGACGTGGCTAAGTCGACATCGACATCGACAAATATCTCGTACGTCTTACGCGGGAGCTCGTAAATCTCCCACGACGTGGTGTTGTTGAAATAGGCCGTGAGTACGCGCTCGAATGCCGCGAGCGGCTGTTTCGGTAAATAGGCGACTGCCTTGATCACACGCCGCCATGTCTCTTGTGGCAAGCCCGCGCATTTATGCAGCCCTAAGTTTCTGCCGATCACGTCTAGGTCGGTGTCCTGCGCCGTGTCTACAAACAGGCCACGGCTCACCAGATCTCGAGCAGAGCTGTTTCCTGCTACGTCGTAAACAAGGGCCCCTGCAGGGTGCGCCTTTGCTTCGGTGCCTCGGGCACCTCGTGTCAGCGAAAGGAATTGGAAGTTGCCTGGCACCTGCGTGCGGGAAACCGCTTCTACGACCTCCCCTTCGATCAGCAGTAGCGCTTGCAGTGTGCCGTCAACGAGCAAACCGAATCCGATCGTGCTCTGCACGATTGCGACACTCGAGGTTGCGGTCAGCGGCGCAACGAGGCGCGTCACTGACTGGCCCGCAATACGATCGTCCTCGCCGTGGATCGCCTCCACCACGCTTTGAATCAGCCCCACGGTTACCCTCCTACGCTCAGCTGCCGCACGCCGAGATTCCACGCGCGGCCCCATTTGCGCCGCACGTCTTCGGTCTTGAGCTCGTACGCAAAAGGCCGCGCTTCGATCGCGTTGTCGAGCGTGTAAAGCCCGCCGTTCGTGGTCACCCTCAGGGAGTAGAAGCCCGTCTCAAGCACCGGCATTCCGACATAAAGCTTGCTTGGAGTGAGATCAAATTGCAGGTCTGAGATCGAGGCCTGCCCCACGACCTGCGTGCCCTGCAAGAGCTCGACAAGGGCGCTCGCGTTGAAGTTGCTGCCCGTGATCAGCACGACCGTCCCGCCGAGCTCGTCTACGACATTGGGCAACGCGCTGTTGATCTGCGGAGGCGCAGCCTGACTCGCGCCCCAAGGTCCTGTGCCCCACTCGCCCGTGCCCCACCCACCGCTCGACACACCCAGAACAGGCGAAGGCGGAGTCGAGTAGATGATCGTGAAGCTAAAAATGCTCACGTGAAGGCCTTCGCGTGGACGGCAGCGCGATCGGCAGCCTCGCCGGTATGCGTTGCTGCAAACTCAGTAAGGTACGCGGCTGCCGTTTTTGGATCGAGTAGCGCCCCTGGTTTCGTGCGCATGTCATACGCAAAACAAACGCCGGACGTGTAAATCACGATCTCTAAAAAATCGAATTGCTCTGTGATCAACGCGCCCCCCTTACTGCAGCCGCACTGCGGCCCCGAAACTGCGCCCCGCTTCGTAATTCGAGATCGTACCTGTCAGGCTTTTTGTCCGGAGCTCGAATACGGTGGACACCGCAACGGTCACCAGGGCGCACGCGACACCTTGCAGGCTGTCCGTTGTGAACCCTGCGGAGCCTGCAAGGGCAGCCTCAGCGCCGACTGCAGCGGCGCCCGTGGCATTGAACCAGCCGAGCTTTGAAAGGCCCGACGACGCGCTGTAGTTCGCTCGGCAAGCACCGATCAGCAGGTAGGTCCCTGCGGCGAGTGTGAATTGTCCGCGCGTAGCACCCGCTGTTGTGACCACCGCTATTTTCGAGCCCACCACGGTAGCGGTGTCGAATTCCACCTGATCTGCGGCAAGCAAGTTCGTGGTCTGGTTTGCCGCAAGCGTTGCAAGTGCGACGTCGGTAAGTAGCTGCGTTCGCACCGCCGCGAGGATGGCGTTTACCTCAGGCTTCCATCCTTTGCTGGCATCGAATTGGAGGGTCTCCCCTGCACCGGGTAAACGCCACGTGAACGATCCGGAGTAGCGAACACCCGCGGCTTGATCGTCCCCGTCGTCGAGCACCGTGCGCGCAGCATCCGTGTAAGTGCTCAGCCGGATCATGTACGTTCCGGGCAGATCAGGCGTGATCGTCGAAGTCGCCGTGAGGGTCGCGCTCAGCGTGGCAGCGGAGCCCGCGGGCTTATCCACAAGCTCCCACTTCCAGCCCAGGACGCCGGTATTGTCGAAGTTGCTCAGCGTGATCAGCGTCGCCGCTGCGACCTCGATAGATCCCGTAACAGGCGATCCGGAATTCATGACGATTTGTGCGGCCATTTTCGCGCGTCCTTACAGTATGGAAATTGAAGCGCTCGCGATGCGCGCGACCTGTGCAGGAAGTATTACCTGATCTGCTGCGGGCGAAGATCCGCTCAGATTCGAAAGCGTGAAATTCACAACGCCCGTTACGCTCATCACCACTTTGATTATGCTGGCGACGAACACTGCGGCCCCGATATCAAGGCCATTGATGTAGCCCTGGATTGCGGAAACAACTTCTGCGGTTACCACAGCCAAATCATAACCGTCGTCTACCGAGAGCTGCCCGTCTACGGACTGCAATACTCGAGTAGGAGGCAGCACGTAAACGCGCGTCGCGCCTGCGCGCACGCCCGGGTAGTTCTGCCGATCGGCAGCGTCCCCGTCGATAACCTTTTGTGCCTCTTGCACGAGTCCCGTGTAAAAGCGGTAATTCGCTTTCAGGCTTTGCCCTCCAGTAAGCGGAGTAAACAGTTCGACATCTCCGCCCGCAGTATTGACCGCGTAGTCTGTATTGCGCACGAGCAGTGATCCGTTACGGCGCAATTCGAAGGATCCGTCATCTCGAATCGGGCGCTGATTTGTGCGAAATCGAAACTCGCCGCCCGTTGCAGCTGCGATCAGGGTGTCATCGCTCGTGACGAAATCAGAGCTGTACACGTCCACTGCTCCGGTGCCGTCGTCGATGTAACAGCTTAGCGATCCGTTGGGCACAACGGGCTCCACGACGCTTGTAAAGAGCACGCGCTGCCCGTTGTCGAGCTGCACGGCGCGAGCGTAACTCGTGATGGCGAAAACGGTGCCTCGACTCATGCGCTGCACGTGCTGCTTAATGCGCGCACGAAAGTCAGGATCCGATTCCTGATCACGTCCAGGCGTCGCTGCTGCCGGATTCGTGACCGCTGTGACGCCAGCGATCCGCGTTTCCATGCGCGAGATCGCGCCCGCTGCCACGCTGCCGCGTGTGCCTGCGATATCTGCGATCACAGGAATCAGCGCGCTCGTCGTGTTGCCCGGCGTGATGCTGCCCGAGGCCGTAGTCTTGAAACGGATCGTGCCCGTCGTATCACTCGCTGCGACGAACGATCCTGAGGCGATCGACACCGTGCCCACAGTGCCAGGCCGACTGAATTGCACGGTGACCACGGCCTTCTGTGCCGCGATCCTCAGTAAGGTGTCGTCAGTCGCGATTTCAGCCGCCCGCGCGTCGAGGTCCGATCCCGTAGCGTCGTCGATTGAAAACACGTCACGCAGGCGTGCGAGCTGAAAATATTGCTCCGCGTCCTCGTCTGCGGCAGACGACAGCACGTGGTAGACGCCTGAATTCTTGCGCAAGCCCGAGAGCCCCGCCCGTGCAATTACGCGCGCTACCATGTCGCGCATGATTTCAACGCGTGTTCGTGGTCTGAAAACAGGCACGCTTTAGCCCCCTGATGCTCGGCCTAACGGTAGCACTACCGTTAGACCTTCCCCGCCACCGCGAATCAATGGCGTGATTTCCTGCGTAAGCGTGTCGCCGTCGAGCACGAGACGCGACGACAAGATGCGCTCTATTCGATCGTCCGACAAGATCGAGCTACGCATGGACGTAGCAGCGAGCAGCACGTTTTGCAGAGTGCCTTTGCTCCCCACTGGTAAATTCAAACCCACGGACGGGACGTGCTGCGTTTCGCCTTGCTCTGTGTGCAGAATAATTTCGAGCCCGTTGGTAATGTTTGGGATCCCCGTTGCGTACTCGGCATCATCGTTGCCGTGCGACGCGTCGATCTTGAAATCTAATTTGCCTAGCGCGAGCTCTGTCTGATCTAGCGCAAAATCCATCCCATAAAGCGTCTGCTCGACGTCACGATAACTTGCTGTCGCTGTATCAGACACCGGAACACCGGAGGTCTGCGCAACGGGAATCAATATGTAGTCGCCTGGTTTCAGGGTGCCTAACCCGCCGCCCGGCGTGAAGTAGGGAGGCCTCAAATTATTGACGACAACGATCAATTCGCGGGACACGTTATAAAGTGAGGAAAGCGTGGAAAGCGTGGATGTCGCTGTGACCTGCACTCGTCGCAGCGCTTGGTATTCACCGAAGCTCGTACCCGCTTCGCTCTCTGCCCCCTTCGCTACGCGCGCGGAGCTGTTCGCGGTAGCCCCCGCGCTATTCGTAAGCAGATCGTTTTCGGTCAACGCCCGCTCGCCTAGGTAGCTGCGCTCCGTCCGCTGCAGCACTTCCTGTGAGGACTCCCGAAATTTCTGCACTCGCGAAATGATCCGGTCAAGGCAGCGCTCTAATGCTGCCAGCCAACGAGCGGCATTTGTATCGATCGCCTTGTAGCCGGTTGGCGTTGTGAATGTCGCTTGTGTCGTGTCTGCTAGCTGCAGCCCTGCGGTGCGTACCGCATCCGCGCTCGAGAGCGCGAGCTTGCGCGGGTAGTCGATCACCAGGTCCCGGCTGCTCGCGATGGAAACACCCACCTGCGTAAGAAAGCCCGAAACTCCGATCATTACCGCGTCGATATTCGCGACCTTACTGCGAATCTGCGCGATCACGGTATTGATGTCGTTCACGATCGACGTGGCTTCTGCCAAGGCCTGATTAATCACCTTGAAAACATCGTCCAGCGTAA